GTAGTGTCGCCTAATCCTAATTGACCATAGCTATTTTCCCCACATACCTTTACAGTGCCATCATTTAATAAGAATACTGTATGATAGTACCCACATGATATTTGTTTTACATTATCTAAATTAGGTATTAATGTAGGTATATTTTTATTAGCAGTATTACCTAATCCTAATTGACCATTACCATTTTGTCCACATGCCTTTACAGTACCATCGTTTTGTATATAAAAACTAGAATATGTTAAACTCATTTTATATATCCTCCTATGTTTCATTACATTTTATTGATAAAATCTCAATAAAATCAGTTTTATTAATTATATTTGTTTCATATAATCCATCAGCATTTAATTCCGAATTGTATTCATAACTATCATTTATACTTAAACCATTAATTACATCACAATTAATACCTTCACTATGATTACTAACTAATTCATTTGTGTAATCTTCAAAAGATTCTGTTATATTAATTTCATCATCTTCCTTTTTGAAAGCTTGTACAAAACAATTAACATTTGGTATTTCTCTAGCAAAGGGAATAGATTGAGGGACATCTTTTGTTAAAATGTCGAAATCTAAAGTATCTATTCTATTAGTTGATGTACCTACTGGAAATGGTCTTAATCTTAATGCTGTATCACTAAGAGTTCCACCATTACCCACACCATAATATTGTGCAGAACCTATCAACTGGTCTGTAATATCTATTGTTTTAGCTTTATCTGCCATCTTTACAGAACCTTCATTTTCTGTACTTGCATAAGAATCTGATAATAATTTTAAATCTTTTGCAGATTTATCTCCTAAAATTGTAATACCATTAATTTTAGGTTTATTAGAGAGTAGTTCGTAGTCACTTGTTCCACTACCACCAGTTGAACTACCAGTTGTTGCATTAATAGTTACATTACCGTATTGGTCAACATCCAATGAAACATTTGTTCCTTGTTTTAGATTAGAAACTTCTAATTTCTTATCTAATTCAGTATTAATATCTGCAATAGCTGTATCTGTTTCTGATTTATCAGCCTTTGCTTTTAATTCATTAGTTATTTTATTCGCTGACCAACCAACATTTGTATCCGTAGTTGCTGAATCATCTATTAAGAAAGCATCATCATTATATGTTCCTGCATAATTCCATTGAGTTCCATCATAGATATATTTAGTTTTCTTTGAACCGTAATTATCGTCTACTAAAACAGAACACCATAAACCAATAGATAATGCTCCACTATATGAATCTCTATCTGTAATAGTGTCAAATAGACCAATATACTTACTATCATTAGTAAGAGTATCAAGTTTCATCTTATAAATATTAGTAAAGTTATTATCTGTATGAACATAATTAGTATCTTTTACAAAAGCATTTGCATTTAAATTATCTAATATATTTTTATAACTATTTGAGAAGTTATTTTCAGATAGTCCATATCCATCTACTTTATCAACTTTATTAGATACCGCATTATTTACATAATCTTGAGTATCTGTTTTAGAGAAGAAGTCTGCTCTTACACTATCTGTAACAGTTTGTGTTAAGCTAGTTTCAATATTTGATAAATCATCTACTGTAAGACCATTATTGGCAACCTTTACACAACTACCATTACCATCTGTAACATATAAAGCTTGTAACTTATCTGCTATAAGTAATTTTCTTTCTCCATTTACTAATGTATTTGCATAATTAAAAATATTAGTTTCTGAAACAATTGTATCATCACCAATCATAACAGGGAATTTATCCTGTGATGTTTGTTGTAAATATTCTTTTTCTGTTAATAAATAACCATCACTATCTATATCAACAGCATCGAATAATGTAATTGCATTTGTATTAGCCTTTATCATTACTTTATGATATTTATTTTCCATATTTAATTTTTCATACACGATTGTATTATATATCGCACTAGAATTATAAATAGAATAAGTTTCAGATAATGTGTCACTATCTATAAAAATACTAATATTACTTGATAAATTATTATTTATTGGGGAAATAATTCTAATGTTATTACTGCATACATAAAATATCAAATAATCCCCTATTGTTGCTGTCATAGTGTGTCCTGCGTTCCAAGCTTCACTATCTGTATATTGTGTCCAAGTACCAGTATAATATATTTTTGAATTGGTATCGTCTATTCTCTGCCATCCGTTTTCTGGAGCAGTTAATACATCTCCTACAGTTGCCACTAGATATCCAGTATCATCAATATCTATACAGTCCAATGCCATATATAAACTACTAGATGGACTAGTTATAATAACAGTATGCACACCTAAATCTAATCCAAGTTTTTCAAATAATATAACTTGTGCCTTATAATCACTTGTTCCCGACTGGTCATATTTATACGATGTTCCATCTATATTAATATCTATATTGTTTGGATTATTAGTAAATTTACCAGATAACACTCTTAACTTAGTACCGTAAAATTTAAAACTAACAGTATCTCCTAACCCATTTGTTGCGTGTTCATTACCATTATATAGATACTGATTAGTGCTTGTCACCCATCCTCTTCCTACATATTTAAAGTGTGTATCCATATCATCAATACGTTTCCATCCAGTTTCTGGTGCTGTTAATATATCTCCTACAGTTTTAGGAAGTGCAAGTATATAACCAGTTTCATCTATATCTATAGCATCTAATGCAAAAGTTGTTCCTTGTGTTAGTAAAATTTCTACTTTGTGAATACCTTCATCTAACCCTGTTTTTTCATAAGCTAAGATAAATCTTCCACCTTGTTTAACCTTATATAAATCTTCTGTCGTATCATCTATTTTTACATAGTTTTGAGAATAATCGGGTTGTTCGTTACTATTCAAACATATTATTCTTATTTTTGTACCATAAAAACTGAACACAACTTTGGAATCACTAGGAATACTCCATGAGTAGTGCATATCTGTTTCATACGCATTTGTTGCCGATGTATAATATAAGTTACTATTTGAATAATCAATACCATCATGAGTATTATTAATTCTTTGCCAACCTGTATCTGGTGTTAGCAATTGTTCTCCTACTACTGCCATTCAATCATCTCCTTATATCGTTTATTAAACTGTAGTGTCGCCAAAAGAAGGAAGCGAAGTTGTCGATATTTGACAACTTACTTTTGATAATTCTTCCTTAGTGGCAAAATTTTCATTTATCTTTTCTTTTAACCCTGTGTCATATTCTTCTAAGTTTGCTAATGTGATAACCTTTTCATTATCCATATTACCACCCCTTACTTAAAATGTTTTGAATATCTGTAGATGTGGCTGATTCAAAATTTGCTGAACCTCCACCCATATCTACTAATCCATTTAATATATTAATCTTCATCATACTTTGATTGCTAGTTGGTGTAACAATAACTTTATCTTCTGTTAATGCAATTTTACATTCATCAGTTCCCATTTTTACCATAGTTCCTTTTGAATCAAATTGCCATTCTAAAGATAAATTATCACAGATGCTATCATAAGTGTCTTGATACAACACGTATGCAAATATGATTGTGTCAGCTTTTAATGTATTAAAATCTATAGTTTCGATATCTGTGACATTAAATCCGTTATTGTTTATTTCATCTCTAGCAGTATCCCATTGAATCTTTTCATCAGATGTTAAGTCAGCATATTCTTTTAAAGGAATAGTACAACTTAAATCTGTCCAAGTTACACCGCTATCACTAGTAGTTTTCCAAGTAAGTCCTTCATCTATTGAAACAGCCATCTTAATATGGGCATTATTATCTGTATTAGCTGTTACTTTAAAATAATCTATATTACTTGCTATATTACTGTTAAACGAACTAGAACCTACAATTAATTCAGTATCAGATTTTCTTCCTTGTATAGCAACATTTGCTTTTTCCTTAATACTTATAATTTGAAAACTAACAAATTTATCTATAGGTTTGAATGTTTCAGAACCTATTGTAATTTCTGTAATTAAGTCTTCTATGTTGTTGAATCCATAAGTTTCAATGTCTGTAGCTAAATCTGTTATTGTTAACTCTGTATATTGTTGTGTAGATGTATCATAATTACTTTCTTTTATAGAATAATATTTGTCATTAGATTTTAATAATAAAGAACCTGTGATTGAACCGCCACCGTTATCTGCTCCTGTGAATCCTTCTGGTACATCATAAGTAAATGGTGTTGCTCCAAAATTAGCCAAAATAGTAGATGTTGAACTACTTGAACCATTCATAGCTAAAGGATAAAATGTAGTTCCTGTTGGTATTGCAAAATCTTGTGTCCAATTATTATTGACAGCAAATGATAACAGTCTAGTTTGAGTATCAATCTTTAATCCTATAACATTTCCTACATTAACTCCACCAACACCACTCGCAACAATACTAGGATATATAGTGCCGAGGACAATAGAACGATACTTGATTTGCGTTATCCCAATTTCCGTTACTCCATTCTCCCATATCAAAATTTTCATTACATATTCCTACAAATCCAGAATAACCAGATACAATTGTAAATTCCATATAATATTTACCAGTACCTAATGGAATATTTGTTCTTACAGAATTGTCAGTTGCATTTGTTACAGATACTTTTAATGGATTATCAGCATAAGTTGCTACATTAGCTTTTGGAAAAGAAATTCCATCCCATATCATTGTTGGAGCAGATGAAGAAGCTAAATAACCTATATATCCTTCTGGAACATCATATGCAAAATCTTTTTGTCCAAAATTAGCTTGAACTGTTGTGCTATCGCTTGAACCAAAGTTTCTAACTACTGGAAAAAATTCATTTCCTGTTAAAGTAAATGTATTTGAACTCCATGTTCCATTTAAACCAAATACCATAGTTTTATTATCTGCATCAATTTTTATTTGTAAAACAGAACCATTAGAAAGTCCAGATAATCCACATCCCACATTACTTGGGAAAACACTTCCATTATAATAAAAGATAATCTGATTACTAGAACCAAGAGAATTAGATGTTAAGGTTTCATTTTCATTACAAATACCTATTGCACAAGTTCCTCTTTCAACAATAGTAAATTCCATATAATATTTACCTGTTGAGAATCCAAAACTAGTTTTTACACCATTATTTGTAGAACCAGTTGCAGTTACAATAGAATTATCTGAACTATCCACACTAACATTAGTTCCTGCTGTATCTAAATCCCATATGTTTGTACGTTCTATATACCATTCTGAATCTATTCTTAATCCTTTTCCTCCTACAAATTTATATCTTCCTTTAGGTAATCCATGAATCCATTCTTCCCATACTGTATTACCTATAACTGATAAATTTTGAGTAATAGAATCTGTAATATCTTCATATGTACTTGTTGATTCATTATATTTATATATATATAAAACACTATTGTAGCCATTATAAGAATTAGTTCCTGTTCTCCAAATGTTACATTGTCCATCTATTTCTATTTCTAAAAAATTTGCACTATTATACCAATAAAAGACTCTATCTGTATTCCATTCGTCTACAGCTTGTCCATCGAATAAACCACAATTATCAGCAGTTCCTCCACTTCCTTGAGAAGCTAGAAGCGATAAGACTTTATATGAACATTCAGCACCAAGATTGCTCTTGGTTGGTTTACAAGTACCTGCCATATTATTTCATCTCCAATCCTAAAATTTCTATAAAATCATTTTTATTTATTATTTCACTTTCATATACACTATCTGCATTAAGAGTTATAGCATATTCATGCTCTTTCTTCACGTGCATACTATCTGTAAATTTCACATTATCTTTATTATAGAAGAAATTATGCGATTCTGTATTATTAAATACTTTTGTTGTATGAATATCTTGTGTTCCATCTACAAACTTATAAGCATCAATAACAATTTTATTATCACTAATATCTAATGCTGAATTGATAGTAATATCTGTATTAGCTTTTGCATCTAACGCTATTTTTTGTTCAATACCAGTATTAGTTTTATCCATATTAATAGGGAAATAGTGCATACCTAATTTATTATCATTATCTGTACCATAATATTGTAATGGACTAGTTTGCATTGTAGCAGATAAGTTATCTGCATATTTAACAGCACCTGCATTTGTTTCACTAGCATAAGTAGTTTTGTCCATATATTCCGATAAATCAACATCACCACTTGTGCCTGTTCCAAGAGAACTTATTGTTAAATTACCATTATTTTCAACTATCTTAATATTATTCCCTGCAATAATATTATTCTTTGATAAACTATTGTTTAGTTCGGTAACAGTCTTAGTTAAACCTTCTAAAGTTTCTGCTTTATCAACTATTCCATTATTATTAGTGTCATAAGTTGATTTATCCATATAATCTGCTAAGTCAGAATCTTTTACTAATCCTGTTAAATCCATATGTGCCTGTGGTAATTTACCTGTGACTTCACTTGTTAAATCTAATGGATTCACAGTAAAATCTCTTATTTGTACTGAAAATTCACCTAGAGATTCCCATACTGAACCATTAAACACATATGTCATTCTCTTACCACTTTGACTTTCATCAGCAAGAACTATCTTTGTTTCTCCACTAGAAGCAGAACTAATAGCATCTAAATCAGCTTTAGTCGCAACAGTTCCTGTGTAATTCATACCTGCTGACGAGATAGTGTTTATTTTATCTTTAAGTCCATTTATTTCTGTAACACTAAGAGTTAAACCATCTATTGTCTTAACCACTAGTAAGTTGTTTTCTATCTGAATTGTATTATTATCTATATAATTTTCTAAATAATCTAAAGATGTAGAAGCATTTAATTTAATCTTTCCACTTTCTGTAACTACTATAGAATCATTTTTCCAAGTTCCTGTTGTAGCATCATAAACTAATGCTTGTTTATCTAATAAAGAAGTTATAGAAGTGTCTGCTAAATTTTCAATATTAGTTTCATGTGGATTAGCTTTATTTTCAATGTGTGAATTTAACTCTGTTTTAGAAGCAGAATTATTAAGTTTTAATTCTTGTTCGGGTGTTAAACCGTTTCCAGTTCCTGTTGTTGAAGAATTGATTGTTAAAGTTCCATCTTTGTTGTCTATGATTTCTATGTTATTCCCTGCAACAATAGAAGTATTAGTTAAAGATTTATTTAATTCATCTATTGTTTTTGTTAGCCCTTCTAATGTTTCAGCTTTATCAACTATGCCATTCTTATTTACGTCATATGTATCTTTATTAAGATAATCTTCCATTTGCTTTAATAAAACTAATTGTTCGTTATCAATAAAATATTCTTGATTATTTTGTGTTATTTTTATACCATTAATAGTGACTTTACCATCTGAATCAAAAAATAAACCTTTTAAGAGGTCTTTTAACGAGTTTATATTATTTTTAGATAAATCATCTTCATTTAATAAAACTTTATTATCATAAATTAAATGTCCATCTTTATTTTCAACCAATTTATTTAGTAAAGGAATAGCTTGAACTAAATCATTTTTTTCTTGTGTACTTAATTGATTTGGAATTGTGATAGTTTGAGTAGTACCATCTTGTAATGTAAAAATAATTTGATTTCCATTCGCTTTTATATTAGATATCCCTGTTGTTAAACTTTTTATTTTAGAATATAAAATCGCATATGTACTAGGAGAAAATCCCGCCATACACAAAACCCCTTTCTATTATAATTCTACCCACGTACCATCATTAGGCATCCATTTTAAACTTTTAGATGAACTTATACATAACGCACCACTTGATAAATTTAAGTGTTCTTTAGTACCATTTGGTAAGTTTTCAAAAGCTATTTCATCAGAAGTTCTACTAAAAAAGACAGGAGAAGATGCGTTTCCTTCTTCTATCCTGTCCCAAAATTCTTGCCAATTGTCTGTCATTTTCACAAATATCACCTCATATTAATTAATCTTTGTCGCTACACCATTACTATCAAATTTATATGTTTCCCATAATTCACAATCATGAGCCATTTTTCCATTACTATAAAAATAATAATCATTATTATTAGAAGTTAGATGTAACCATCCAGTTATCATATATCCTTTATAATCGAAATAGTACCATTCACCATCAATTAATTCCCAATCACACTTAGTATAACTACCATCAGTATGTTTATACCACCATCCATGTTCATCTTGCAACCATTCACCTTTTGTATAAGTAACTAAATTACTAACTATTTGTCCTGTTAGTCCTTCTACTATTGCTGTAGCTATTGTTTCTGCATTATAATTACTCCAATTACTTCCATCTACAAAACAAGTTTCAATTAACATAGCGGGCATAGATGTATTATTTAAAACATATAATCCACTTGTAGTCTTATGCCCTCTATCAGTTATATTGGTTCTTTCAGCAATAGCTTTTGATACTGCTACTGCATAACTAGAAGCTTTAGAACCACTTGTTGTTAATACTTCACAGCCATCACCTCTATAGTCAATTCCTGCATTAAGATGTATTTCAACAAACATATCTCCGCCTATTTCATTCGCTTGCTTAGTTCTTTTCACATAATCATAAGCATCTGAATTATCTATCTGTAACATAACTACTTCATGTCCTAATGACTTTAATTTTGCCACTACTAATGGTGATATTTCTCTAGTACAATTTGATTCATTTAATTTTCCTACTGCTCCACAACCTATGTTCCCACTAGCTGTATGTCCTACAGAAATTAAGTATTTCATTGTTTATCCTCCTTATAAATAAAGAGTTTATTGATTATCATTTATCTTATTTAATTGTGTCCCTAATTTATGTTTTTATTATATAATAAAATAAATGATAAGTCAACAACTTTTCTATTATTTATTTCTATTAATTTCTCCTGCAATTGCCTGTCTTATTTCTTCGATATCTTCCTTTGTTAATGAAGGGAATCTCTTTAATAGTAATTCATCAAAATAATCTGATTTTTTCGCATATTTTATAATTACTTCTTGCAATTCCAATCTAAAGTCTTCATCAACTCTATTCCAAATACCCTTTGCAACATTTAACACATAATCATATTTTGTGTTGGCTAATTTTAATTTAACATAAGCACTAATTTCATTCCAATTTCTTATAATTAGTATAATTACAACAAGTCCTACAGCTACTATTGGACAAGCTTGTAATAATGTAATAAATTCCATTAATGTCATATACGACCGCTCCTTTTAATATACATTTATCCAAGTTGCACCTTGTTTATAATATAAGCTTTGTGGTGCAACCCACGCTCCATTTACTTTTACATATAAGTCTTTACCATTAATCCATGAACCATTTACTTTAATCCTAAATACGTCTGGTTTACTAAATGGCACATAATTATTTTGACTATCCAAATCATTATCATAGATTGTATACAATCTCGTCATTCCATTTGCAATAGGGTCAGTAAAAGTTCTTCCATCTCTGTCCCAACCTTTATCTATAGCATAATAAAATCTATTATTTTGTTGAACATTTGGAATAGTCATTGTTATAGATACAGAACCACTATGATTTTGATAACGATAATCTCCATCCCAAACTCCATTAGCATAAATACAAAGTGCTTCATCATGGTGACAACTATCACTACTTGAGCCACAACTAGAATAACATTTAAATATTATTTTATCTCCGAGGATTATATATATTATCTCCTTTACTTGGATTTAACCCATCGAAACCACTATAATCTCTAAAACCATACCAATGTTTTAATGGTATGTCTTTTCTGACAGTATCTACGTTTTGTGGTTTATCCGCAAATAAAACATAAAATATTTCATAATCATCTCTATTAGAATTGATATCCCAACTTATTTTTACTTGACAAGGTGGTATAAATTCTCCTGCAAATTTCGCAATAGTTTGTTCTTCTTTATTGTAACAAGCATTTGATGAACAACAATAATATATATATACAGGTTGTCCATCAACATTTAACCCATCGACATCTAATGTTAAGTAATCTCGCCAATGTTTACCATCAATTTTGTCATGTTCCCAACTCCAATTTGATACCATATTTTATTTCCCCCTTTCTAATATTTAATATAAATATCTCCGTTTTTTCCTATACTACTAGAAGGTTCTCCGCTTCCAGTATATACTTTTGCTAAGTTGGAAATAGCTGTTTCATTGTTTTTAGCTTTTTGTAGGGCATCATTTGCTGTTGTTAACGCACCTTTGGCATCAACAACTGGACATTGTACAATCCAATAAGTACCATTATAAACGACTAGATAAGGAACATTTGCCTTCATGTTGCTGAAATTATTTAAATAAACATCTCTTATTTCTTTTTGTCCTAAACCATTAATATTTAAAGTCGCATTAGCATTAGAATTAGCTTTAACTATTAAAATGAATTTTGTTCCTATTGAAATATTTTTGATTGTTGTTATTGTTGCAGTATAATTATTAGTGCCACTTGCAGTTACTACAGACAAACCTTCACTCACAAACTTATCATTTATATTAACTATTTGTTGGTCTATATATGTTTTTAATTCTGTTATATCTTGCTTATTTGCAAATATAATACTTGGGTCTACTTTTAATTCTATAACATCCGTATTAATAACAGCGATAACCATATCTAAAATCAATTCTTTGGTACTGCCATCACTTATAATTGGTTTATAGGTTTCTGCACATTTGCAAATAGCTATTAAATCGCCATCTGTATCGTAAACACCATATTCTCTAATATAGAATCCTCCTATAGTTGAAGGTATAATAGCTTCAATATGAATCCAATTTGGATTATCTGAATCAACAGTAATTTGATTAATACCAACTTCATAAACTTCATGCACTAAACTTGTTTGGTCTTCTGTTGGTTCATAATATTGTCCGTTACTATCCCCAATTTTCATTGTTGAAAAAATCACTCTTGTTCCAAACGAGATTGCATTGGCTATTTTTGCTTGCCCTATTTTTGTAACTATTGTGTAAAAATTACTATTAGCCATTCACACATCATCTCACTTTCCTTGTATTATCATTTATTTTATTTCTCATTATATGACATTAGCTTTTTCAATTCTTTCTTTCGCTTCTTTTATATATGTTTCATCTCCAATTAGTTCCTCTGCTCCTAAGGAAATTAAAACAACTGCTGTATCACTTTTAAAATATTTAGCAACTTTCTTAAAAGTATATGTCCCTTGTATTATTAATTCAGCATAAATCACACTCATACTTTTTACTTCTACCCCATTGTATATTTCTGACATAATATCATATCCTTTCTTCATTATAAGTGTTGTTAATAATATACATAACATTGTAACCATATTATTCTTCTCCAGTAATTCCTGTGACCACATTTATGTATTCTATAATTTCTGTATTTGCATTTTTTAATTTTTGAATTTCAGCTTTAATTTCAGCATTTAATTCATCATTTGTTTTCTTAGATTCTTCTAATTCATTCTTTAAAAGATATTCTTTATTTTTTTCAGATAATTCTGTCATTCTTTTTACTCTTTCGCTATATGATAGAAATGAATCTACTGCAATAATATCTTTAGTTTCTAAATCTATACCTATAACGATTTTATCATGTCCAATGTCTTGTGTTTCTATATAATATCTATCATTGGCATTACTTTGTGTAAAAATAATATTACCCATTGAATCATATACAACCAAAGTTTTCATTTTTCATCCTCCTTATTCTGTTTCTAACAATGCTAAATCTGCTCCATACTTCGCCAATCCATAATTCATCTATATCACCTCACTATTTATCCAATTATCATATATCTAATAGTCCATTCTACATTAGCATCTACATCAAATGAGCGTAACATTGTACTAAAAGAATTACTGCCAAAAGTACATACACTATAAAAGCAACTAGTAGCATGAGAAGATGAATTATAGTCAAAACTATACCCAAAACCATTATAACCTTTATAGGCTGATATATTGTCCATATTTCTCATTCTTAATAAATCACTATATGATTCTCCTTTATTGACATATGTGATTGTAAATGAACGTTTGTTATTGTATCCATCACCAGTTATGATTAATACTTTAGGTGTAAATGGAATGTTATAAGTTTCTATTGTAAAACTCGAATTGATATTAGTTTTTTTGATTTCGCCTGTGTATATATTTCCACCACCTGCTGTACCAGCTACCCCACAAATTGTATTACCTGCAACAATTTTATTTGCTGTTATCCCTAACACATTTGCTACATCGGGAAATGGTAAATAACATTCTGCTTTTCCTCCATTGGTATCATAATTACCTTCTCCATAGTAACCTTCTGGGATTCTATAATATAACCTGTCGTTCCAAACAATTTGAGAGGTACATTGTTGTCCATACATACCTTTAAATGGCATAGTACCAGTCACTTTATTTCCATTAACATAAGCGGTCTTTCCACTTAATATCTGTGATGCTGTTGCTGTTGCATCTGCTGTAAATGTTCCTGTTATTGTATTAGTTGTATCCGCTCCCCAAGCTGAATTTCTACCTACTTTTATCCCTGCTTTTATATTAGAAGCATTTAAATTGGCTATATTACCTAATACTTTGGAATTTGAATCGTAATATCCATTTAAACCGCTTCCATATTGTGGTTGTAATGTTACCAATGCTTGTGTAGGGTCTATTGAATTTGGCTGTACCGTTATGGTTTCATATCCACACCATTGAGTTGTAGAACCTGCTTTATTACTCATAGTACCAGTTAATTTACTTCCATCAACCCAGACAGTTTTACCACTAATTACATCACTAGCAACAGCAGTAGCAGATGTCTGACTTGTTAAACTATTAGCTGTGATTGTGCCACCACCATAATAACCTTCTTGGATGTTGTAAGTTCCACCACAGTTTAGATTAATTGTTGGTAAACCTCTATTAACCATAGTTCCATCAACTCTACCATTATCCCCTTCTCCATAATAACCTTTAAGTAAATATTGAGGGATTAAGTTTCCACCACCTCCTTTACCCTGTAATATAAAATCCGTGCCATTGTAACAAAGATTATATGGAATATTTGCTTTTAAGTTTGAAACAACATTTCCATTACTATCTTTTATTTTTTTTATCCCATAAGAATTTAAATTTAAATTACAATCTCCTGTTGCATCAGTATTTATAAATAAAGTTAATTTAGTTCCTTTTTTCAAAGATTTTATCCTTGCTGTTGCTCCGATATATGAATTTGTGCCTGTTGCTTCTACTATTGGATAACTAGCATCTTCGATATTTTTCATTTCTACATCAATTTTGGAAAAATTATCAACAAAATCTTGTCGCTGTACCAAGTCAGTGCCTTCCATTAATTTTAATCCATAATTAGAACTGGTTTGCATTTTGTCATCTCCTTTTATCTTTGTTTTCAATTAACCAAATACTATATAGTTATAACTAGTTCTTACCATATTTGTACATCCTGCAATATAAGAATCTGATATTGTCCAAGCATTATCTGATAATGGTAATGATACTCCACCTCTATAAGAAGAACTAGAACTATAAGTAGAATAAGACAATCTCCCTAAAGTTGAACTCATTATACTTATAGAAACAAAACCAGATGATGCACTATAAAATATCGCTTGCTTTGGTCTAAACGGTAATCCACTTACTGTTATTGTCGCTAAATTAAAATTTGTACCACCAGATGCAAAATCAGAAGTTTTTTCACTAGAAGAACTAACTGTTCCTGTCACTACGTTCATTCCACCTGCTGTACCATTAACTCCACAAATCTCATTTCCTGCCACAATTTTATTTGCTGTTATACCTAATACATCAGCAATATAGTTTAATGGCTCACAAATACTAGCTTGACCTTTTCCATCAGAATAAATTGAACCACCATAATATCCTTCATTTATCCTAAATATTAGTTTATTATCATAAACTAAACTTCTTACTGTTTGTACTGATGAACCATTATTGGGCATACTTCCAGTAATTTTATTACCATTCACATAAGCTGTTTGTCCACTTAATATTTTATCCGATGTGGCTGTCGCTTGTGTCTGACTAGCTAATGAATTTGCTGTGATTGTGCCACCACTATAATAACCTTCTTGAATGTTATATGTCCCCCCACAGTTTAGTGTCGCAGAGGGGATTCCATTATTAATCATGCTACCACTTACTGCTTTACCATCACTATCATTAGCTGTATATCCAGTTAATAACTTATCGCCAGTGAAAGTAACAGCATCTATCTTTTTTCCTCCACTAGCACAAATAAAAACCGAATTATAATATGTTAATGAATACACTCCATTTGTTTTAAAGTCCGTTATAACAGTCCCATCAGCCATTTTGACAGGTACTGTTACATTATCAACAATCACACTCACAGCATTTGTAGAATCACTCGGTATTGCCACCCTAATTCCGTATCCATTATTTAAAGAATTAAAATTATTTCCAGTCGTTATTTTATAAGTGTTTGCTGAAACTAATGTCGCAACATAAAATTTATTTAATCCATCATCAATAATTGCAAAATTATCAACAAAATCTTGTCGTTGTACCAAGTCAGTACCCTCTAATAATTTTAATTTATTGTTAGCACTATATTGCATCTAATCACCTTCTTTTATTGTTTATTTTATTTAAGCCTTACCTTCTAATTCATCCCATGTTACCCCTTTTTTAACGTAAGTTGTATTAATTTGATTTCCGTCAGTATCTCTTACTGAACGTTCAACAGTCATATCTATGTATGCTCTATCAGCCTTTATGTATCCAGTAGGTAGGTCTGTTACAGTATCTGCTGTCCAAGTAACGTCCACTAAATTCATGTATTCACCTTTATTAAATTCCATAATATCAATACAATCATATTGTTCAGTCATTTTTATATACAATTCCCATGTAGACGTTGCTGATTTATATAGATATGCTTCTAACTCTCCTATTTTTGTAAATCTCCTTAATTCGGGGTCATTTGTATTTGAATTTTTAAATTCTATTATTACAGTTCCAAATCTTGCCCTTTGAATGATATCTAATGTTATAGGTTGGTTTTGATAATTTTGTCTTACAGTTATTTTTGCAACGTGTTTATAAATACCACTTATAGTAGTTGTAGCCATATATGCTACATTAGTTCCTTGGCTAAATTTAGTTTTTCCAGTAACTTTTCCACCACTTAATGACAATTTATTATCCCAAGAATTAACTTTATCGCTAGTTATTCCATCTAAAACAGATTTATTAGTATGAGTATGATTTTGAGATGTGTCAACATCTGCTTGGGTAATGTATCCTGCATCATTCTCAAATTGACTAACTTGCGTTGGCATATCAGTTATTTCACTTTTTGTATGTTTATGTCCTTTGTCTGATTTATTTGATACGGTATTCCATAAATTTCTTTCAGCACTTGTAATATGTTTAACAGTATCACTTATATGAGTGACAGCACTATTCCAAGCTGTAATCAATGCACTTGTTATGCCATCTAATACAGATTTATTCGTATGAATATGTCTTTTTGTCACCATATCGTCATGGTCTATTTTATCTTGCTTAGACATTTTGCCATCTACTGTACTAGTAGCTAATGGTATTGCATTAGCACTTATATCTATCCAAGTCGTTCCATTATATCTATAAGTGATATCCGTATCTTTTACATTGACTGTCCATCCATCTTCTGGTGTAGGATACGTAGTAGCTATATCGTCAAATGTAGTTACAGATTCCTTCCAATCCAAATTTGTAATTAATTGACTGATTTTATTATCAATTTCTGCCTTTGTATATTTATCATCCCAAATAGGTTTATTTGTTTCTATCATAGTTTTTAAATTACCTATTTTATCAACCAATGAACCTTCTGTACTAACATCAAACGTCCCACCTATTAAATTATCTAATTCTTGTGTAACTATTTCGATATTTTTTAATCCATTGTTTATTTCATTTATCGCATTTACTAAATTAGTTGTATCTATTGTTCCCAATTTAGATTTATCCCCAATATTGCTGTTAATAGTTATAATCATACCATTTAATAAATCATAAACATCAGTTAACGCTTGAACTGTAGGAATTAAATTTGTTTCAATTGTACCTACTTGATAACTATTTAATAAATCCTTTGTTTTACTAATATAGTCTTTTTTTATGTTATCAATTTCTGTTTGTAGAACTCCTGTTCCTCCACTTTGATTTAAAATGTCTTGTTGTAATTCATTTATTGCATTTATAATACTAGATTGGTCAGATGTTAACAATGTACCTGTACCAACAATAAATTTTTTAAGAGTATCTAAATCCACTTTTCTTGTTTTATCATTTTGACTTATAAATGCGTATTCTTGTCCATTCAAAGAATGTTCTGCACTTGCAAAGTCTTTTAATTGAATTGTACTCATATTCACAGTCCTCCTTTATTCAATTACAAAATTCTGCTCATTATCAACGACATAATTGTTATTTTCATCTATTACTAGACTACCAAATACTGTTTCTCTTGGATAGTTATTTATTCTTTCTATCCCACGATATGATGAAGCATAAACTGTAAATATTCCTTGTGTTGAAACACTTGAAACCATAAAAGGATACACAATGTTTTTTTCACCCTGTTGGTTATAAGATGCTATTTTTAAATCGGTCTTTGTCACAGCTTTTAATTTCCAATGAATTTCCAAATGAGCAGGAATAAATACACTAACATCTTTGGATAACCTATCAATATCTTTAGCAAAGCCAACTTCACTTTTTAATATTATATCAACAATATATTCAGCATAATGTTGTATGATATTAACATCTGTATAAGAATAACTTTTACACATTTTCTTTAGATTTTCTACTGTACAGATAGAGTTCATTCTACGCTTGGCTAATAAAACTTTTCTTCTATCTTCTAATGTATCATCTTCATTTGGAACTACTGCATAATCTTTTTCCATTAATGTTAAACCTTTATCTGTCGCAGTTTGTATATAACAATCATCTGTTAAAAGTTTTATAATATAATTAGTAAGTCCTAATTTTATTCCTTCAACTTCAAATAAATATAATATACAAGGATTATTTTCATACACATGGTAAGGAACTGATTCTTTTAAATTAATAAAATATTTACTTATAATTTCATTCGTTATTATGTTTTCTTTAGTTTTAACAGAAGATATATCAGTTATTTCCGTATCTATATAATATAGACCACCATATAACGCACTATCGTTAAATTTAAACAAAATCAAACACTCCTTTCCATTACTATGCTAATGATAATGTAAGATTATCTAAAACGTATAATTCATCTACGTTTAAAAGAATGTTTTTACTTGCTCCATTTAATGTTAATTCTGTACAGTCTTTTACACCAACTATACTTACTAATAAACCTATCATTTTAGCATAACTAATTAATTTTGTATCAAATGCAATATCTCCCAAATAATCTTCTATTGCATTTTTATAACGTGTTTTTACTTCATCTAAACTAAGTTCTCCATTTAGAACAACTTTTGCTTCTACATTTAAATTACTTTGAGCATAAGTTGCTACTGTAACATCTGCTCCTATTGGTGCTTCTTCATCCAAGAAAGTTTTTACAGTTTGAATAAGAGTTTCACTAGCAGGCTTATTATTACTGTCAGCTATTACACACTTAACTGTTCCCGCTCCATTCCATAAAGGAATTACATTACAATATCCGACACCTGTTATACTCATACACCATTGTCTATAATGGTAAACGTTACCACTTGTCGCATTATATCTAACCTTGTCTAAATATCTTTGATATAATTCTTCATTACTTTCTTCATCATAAGCATCATGATAATCTTCTTTATTTTCTACTGATATGATTCCTGCATATTTAACAGGTAAATAACATATTTCACCTGCTTTTACATTATAGGAACTACCCACTCCCTGTGCTTTACATATTCCTACACCTAGTCCATTTTCATCAAGTGTTATACTATCTTTTAAATAATACAATCTATTATCTTTTGTTGAAACAATTGTGTTTGCATTGATTCTTGTAGATTTCTTACCTGTGAAAGTAACTTCAATTTCTGCATATGTAGCTTGTTTTCTTGTTAAACCAACTTCATCTGCTCTTAAATCTACAAAATGGTCATAACCATATTCTACTGCTGTAGAAATAAAGTTTTTCTTTTGTTCTTCATCAATATTTAATAATATCTCACTTAATTTAATACAGACAGGCATTAATGTATTATATATAAAACTACCGCTCTATCGTACTTGTTTCTGTATAACCCAATACTAATTCTTCATAAATATCTTCGGCTGTTTGAAAATAACCCATTCTTAATCATTCCTTTTTTTTAATATTTTTCTACAAAATAGTTAAAATCGTCTGCATTATCATTATCTGTCCATAACATTATTTTTGCGTTAGTTTCCTCTACGAATATACTTCCTTTAACTGCTCCATACCTTGTCCCTACAGCAAAAGATACCGTATAAACTCCCTTGTTAGATAATGATGTTTGTATATTAACTATATTTAATACATATGTTCCATCTATTAAACTATCTATCAACATTTGTTCAATAATAGAATCTCCATAAGCTTTTGTTTTCCCTTTTAATAAATGAATTGATGAACCATAATTATCTGTATAAATAGGATATCCTTCATCTAAAGACAAGTTCTTTTTCTTTGTATATAAACGTTTCCATATTAAACAAACGCAAGCATCTATTCCTTCTACTATATATGGTTCATTGTGATTATATAATAGTTGTCCTGTTTCTAAATCTATTGCATAATCCTTCAACATAGGAACTTGTTTGCTTTGCTTTGAAGCTGATTTATTAGATGTACTATTATAAAAATCTTCACTAAATATTCCCATCTATATCACCTTTAACACTAAATATTTCTGATATGTACCACTAATTTCTTTATATTGTAATCCATATAATACAACCAATTTCCCCTCTTTTAATTTAGAAGGGAAGGTTATAGATGTTATTGTATGGCTATGAGAATATGTTCCATTTACAGACGTTTGTGCTGTTACTATTTCTGTATGTTCCAACAAGTCTTCTGGAATTATTAAATCATTTATTTCTAATGGGATTTTATCATTTAACATAATAACTATAGGATTTTCTTGAACAATTCTTCCAAAACATAACGCATCTGGAATGGCATTTTTTCTTTGTTCTTTTTGCATCATACTTCTTAATTTATCTTGAACTTTATTAGCCATACACATCCACCCTTTCTTTTATCCTAAAGCTTTCTTTTCTTTAAGAATTTTATAAGCATATAGTATTCTGCCTGCAAATTCTCGACTTTCTGAATTAGTTGCGTGTTTATATATATCATTTAAAGATACATCTCTCCAATTCTTGCCGAGTGCTTTTAATGCTTTTATGGTACTGCAATACGCTCCACCATTATATGCAGTCAACACAACTGGTCTATTTTCAAACATATCCCAAAGCTGATTATAGTAAGAACAACCAATGTTAATATTACCATCTATAGAGAACCTATCATAACCAAATTCACTTGCTAATACGTCTGTTACTTGCATAAGTCCTGCACAATTATATTGGTTAGGTGGTAACATTCTTCCCTCACTTTCACAAGTTATTATTGCCAATATTAGATATTTGTCTATGTAATATTTTTTACTTGCCTTTAATAAAGAATCTTTAAAGTTAGGAATATTAGGTATTACACCTGCAACCATATTTTCAACGTTTTGTTTAATATCGCTTAATAAGGCGTTAGGAATGTTTGTATTATCATTGTCAAATGTATCAGATGTGAAACCTCCACTTATTTCTGGCAATACCCTTCTAACTGCATAAATATCTGTTCTAGTAATATCTACTATCTTTACAACATCACCAGTTCTTGGAGCATGAATCATCTGATTGTCACCAATATAAACTCCAACATGAGAAGGTGGTGTACTTGAACCAGTAAAGAATATTAAATCTCCATCTTGCCATTGTCCTTTATCATCTTTATCTACCGCAAATCCTTGTTTGCATTGTTCGTATGTTGTTCTACCTATATGGAATCCAATATCACTTTCAAATTGATTGTAACAATATTGAACCAATCCACTACAGTCAAAACTATCTACCCCTGTTGCTCCCCAAACATAAGGCTTGCCAAGTTGTTGTTTAAGTAGGTTATAAATTTTATTCCATAATTCTCCATTAACAACTCCCGAACCATATTCTTCTTCATTATCATTGGATTGCCACTCTTGAGTATCCATTACTCTTGATTTTGTTAAAGATAGAGTTGAAGTAAATTGACCATTTGCATACCATTTATTCGTCACACTTTTGACATACATAAAACGTTGTAAAGAATCAACTTGTGGAATATCGACAACAACTCCCCACCCTACTCTATAATCTAAATCACCGAATACATTGAAATTCCAGAGTTTCTTCTGGTGTACAATTTTCTTGTATTTTTCTTTTTGCTTCTAATAATACATCTGTATCTTCACTTTGTTTCATAATTTCTTGAATTATGCCATATTTCCTTAATATATCATCTGGTGCAGAAACAGTTTGTCCAGAAACTACAGTTTCTTCTAATCCTAAACTTTCGTTAATCGTATTATCTATATAAGTTGCCAATTATTCTTCACCACCAAACTCTACTTCTTCTCCATTTTCATCATAAATAAGAACTCTTGTAATCATGTTTTCCATAGAATTACTATAAGTTCCGCTAATTAAGTTACCAGTTACTTTATCAGTAATTGCGTAATTATTTCTATTAGCTGTTGTTATTATCTGTCTTGACCAATATTTGTCACATCTAGTTATGTTAACATTACCTGCTTCATCCATATAAATATAATAATAATAACTAAGTTGTACGTGTAATTCTGTTGCTATCATCATTATACATTTATAAGCACTTACACCCGATACTATGTGGTCTATTTTGATGTCTTTTCCTTCTCCATTTTCACCACCAAATATACCATCATTACTATATGGAATTTCTAAATCATCAAATACTTTTTTAACACAATCATAAGCCGATAATCCAGTAAATTTATAATAAACTTTACTTTTTAATAACCACCAAATATAATCAAAACAGGTCAATGTACTTGTTCCTTTATCAAAAGATAATTTATTGTCTATAACTTTTCCCCTAAATAAACACCTATTTTTTTCTACATCAAAAATTTCTACTTTGAAACCGAGGTCTGATATATATAGGTAGATTAGTAGGTGTGTCTTCCATAACATTATGATATAATTCTATAGTTGCTTCTACACAAGGTTTATCTAAAGATGCTGAAGTTTGGAGTGTCACAATCCTTGAAGAAACATTATACATATTATTATCAAAGTCATATATTTCAACAATTACATTTACCACATATATCACTCCTTTCTAAATTTCAAAATTTGTCCTGCATTTAATTCTGGATTTTTAAGATTATTAACATCCATTAAATACTCATAATACTTACATTCTCCAAAGAATTTTTTTGCAACACTTACAATATTATCTCCTGCTTCACAAACATAAAAACTTTGTCCATAACTATTACAAAGTCTATTTATATAAGAATCAGAAGTCTTATCTGCTGTATTTGTTTCTAAATCTAATTCTCTATATTGAACAAATGTTAATTCATAATAAACATTACCTACACCATCTTTACGACCAAAATTAAAATCTTTAATTTGACAATAGTAATAATTACCCCAAGTAGGGAACATATAAACTAATGGTGTTTGTCTTTTTTTCCAATCCCATAATATTCTACAATAGTCATATGGAGGAACATACTTGGTAACATTTGTAACCGTTTTACCATCTAAATAATTTCCAACTATATAACTAGGCATAGACTCCGCATTACTAGGCGTTGGAAAAATACCACTAATACTCCAAGTCGCCAATTTTGCGTTCATAGAAACTGAATATTCTCCATAGTTTAATAAATCAACGGATTGGAAATTAGAACTTTCTTTAAACATCATATCAGCAGGAGTTAGTGGAAATTGAAACATAACATCTTCGACACCAACAGCACCTTGTAAAAATTCTTGTATGTTATCCACTTTTCCTTTTTCTCTATAATGTTTTAAAGTAGATAAAAATAGTATATGTGATTGTCTATTAGACTGTTCTGTAGTCCCCATTTATATTTCAACTCCTCCTTTAACTATTTGAATCCGCTTCATCCAACAATGCTAGTAAATCTCTTACTAATTGTTCTCTGTCATACTTACCATTATGATATTGTAACTGAATATCATAACTAGTCTTATTATCATTGTTTATGTAATTCTTTACTTTATCTTTTTCATCCTGTGACATATATAATGTACCTTGTTCTTCTAACCAATCAGTTAAACCTGCATCATGAAGTGTTACATTTCTTGTACTATTTTTAAAATGTGGCATCCAACCATATACACCACTATTTTCACCAGATAAAATAGCCTTATCTTCATAAGCATTATATTTATCTTTATTTTCAGCACCAACATCAGATGCTCCTGTTATCCAATCTATAAAATTAGTCATTTTATCCAAGGTACGAATAATCACATCAGAATGAGCAGACAAACTCATAGCTAATTTCATTTTAGCCATTTCTAAATCTAAGGATTGTTTAATTAATTCTGGTAACTGTTTCAAGAATGATTCATATTGTTCAGATTGAGCAAATGTCTTTACCATATCCGCAAATTCATTACCTACTTGAATTATCACATCTATTATTTGTTGCATGATATTCAAATCATTGAATTTACTAGCCAAGTCACCTATTGATGCACCAATATTAGAAAACATTTTAACAAAATTTTCAAGATTATCCATATTGGTCACTTTGCCAAACAATTCCAATAAATTACCAACTAAGCTACCTAATGTATTTTGAAATTCAACCAATGTTGGTGATTTAGAAAAATCTTCTATAGTTTTCATAAGTCCACTATATGTGTCTGTTTCTTTATCGTATGCTCCTATAAACTTACTCACTCTATTATAAACACCATTTTCATTTGTGATTTTTCCTTTTTCAGAATCTAATCCCATCAATGAAGAACCTAATAAATCAAAGTTTTCCATTAATGTATCAAAACGACCTCTAAGAGTTTTAGATTGTGTTAAAGCTAATCCATCATAATTGCTAGATATATATTGCATTAATAAATTAAAGGCTTGTTCCTTATCATTAACTACACCTTTACTGGTAAACGCTTTTGCATAATCTTGTTTATTAGGTAACGTTTTCAAAAACTTCTTTAATGTTTCATTATCTACACCATAGTTTTTCTTTAATGAGGTTACATTCCCATTTAACCAGTTTTTAATTGCAAAACCAACGTGTTCTGCTCCTAGTTCTGGTTTTAAAGCACCAATATTGGCAATTTGTTCTAAATCGAATTCACTAGGTAATAAATTAACCTTCATAATCATACTTGCTGATTCTGTCATATCTTTAACAGAGAACGCTGTATTTTTTGCTAGATTTGTAGCACTTTTGTAAACAGCTTCACCTCGTTCTTCACTCTTAGCTAAAACATCCATAGTTGCTCTAATTGTTTCATAATCCATAGCATTATTCATCATGCTTTCTGGATTTAAATTTGTGGTTTTTAATAATGTCGAACCTAAACTAAAAATACCACCACTTATTTTATTCGCTATGTCATTGGCTGTCTTTAAGTAAAACTGAATTGTTTTAATAGCTGTTTGAATACTTACAAATCCAAGTAACATACTTTTAAAAGGGGAAAGTAGACCAAGTAAAGCAGAACTTTCACCAGTTGATTTTCCGCCTTTACCACCTGTATTACTAGGATTCATTTGAGGTATTTCAGATGGTATGTTAGCATAAGCATCTTTGATTTGTTTTCCTAGTTTATCATATTTAGTCCCCAATTTATCTACAGATTTACCCATCTTTTCTTGAAGTGCATTAGATGTAGTAACTGCTTTCTTTTCAGTTTGTGACATTGAATTGGCATATTGCAATACAGTCTTAGTCATTTGAGTAAGACTAGCATCAATTGTCTTTGAATCTTTAACTACTTTCTTTGTGAAATTATCAAACTCACGTTCACATCTTTTAACAGCATTTAAGAAGGTGTTTAATTGTGATTTATAATTTCCAGTAACTCGTATGTCTGCCCCTAACACATATCTATTTGCCAACAAAAGCACCTCCTATAAATTCTATTATTTATTTGATAATACTATCTTCTTACCTTTTTGTTTATTCCCACCATATAAAGAGAATAATGGATTGCTTATTTTTGCTAATGTCAGACTTTTATCAATATCTTCTTCCATTTCTACCATGTAACTAGCCACATAAAAATTAAATTGTTCAGCAGACATGGTTTCAAATTCTTCTAAAGTATGTCCATGATTAAGATAGTGGGCAACTATCCTAAGATAAAAGTCTGATTTTATTTTTTTGCTAAATCGTCAATATCCTTTCTTACTATAGCAAGAGGATTAGCAATCATATCATTCAAATCTTCTAATATTTCTACTATTTGCACCTTTTCTCCATTAGTAAATAAAGTTTCTACTATTGCAGAACAGTCCCCTTTTGAAATTTTATATGCTTTTAATAATTTTTCATCTTGTAATTCCGCTAATGACAGATAAATAAATGTATTAATCCCCTTTTTGTTATCTGATTCCATTATTTGGGCAATATCTAACATATCTTCTCTGTCCAGTTGTTTTGCTGTAAATTCAACATCTAATTCTTTGCTATATATTTTACAAGTTTTTAACTCTTTTCTACCTAAAATCTTATCGTGCTGTGCTATTAATTTCTCTATTGTATTCATAATATTTCTCCTTTTATTGTTTATTTTATTTTATAGCACCCTATTATTTAGAGTGCTATATAAATTAATTATCATCTGCTGTTGTAGTTTTTGAACTCCAATCATTACCATCTTCGATTGTGTCTTCAAAAGTAGCATTTTCAATTAAGAAACTTGCTTCATATTCTTCTGTAGTAAAATCTGTTTCTGCTTGTAATGTGATAAGATTGAATTTACCTTTTATCCAACAATCAGTTATGTTAATAGATTCAATATCTCCATTGGCATTTTTTGCTTCCACGTATAAATCAAACTTGAAGTTCTTCCCTTCTTTAGCACAAGCTAATAGCTTTGGTTTAAATCTACTTGATACTTTATTAAGGGTAAAAGTAATAGTACCAGTTGCTCCAACGTTTAATTCTGCTTCTGTAACACTATTCATTATTGGTAATGTTTTTGTGTTATATTCGATACTAATTGTTAATTCTTTTAATTCTGCAAACTCTACATTATCTATAAGCATTTTACCGCTTATTAGTCAAAACTACGTCATTAACATCTAAAAGATTTTTTGCCATTCAATTTCCCTCCTAATTAAACATCATAACGTATTGCTATCTGAACTTGTTCAATAACATCCATTATGTATAAATATACTTTTATAAATACATGACTATCTATCTTATAAGCTAAGACATCTTTATCATCCATATCAGAAGTATCTATATTTAAACTATTTAAATATTCCCTAGTTCCTTCTACATCTAATTCTGCATATGAAGTAATATCATTAGATAAGTAACCTTCATTTGTAATAGTTTTCAAATATGAATTTACACTTGATACTACAACTCTTCTATTAGCATATGAGTTACCATATTTGCTAATTATAGTTTCATCCATTAATTCATATAAATCTGATTTAACCATATCAATAACTTCTAACACTCTAATTTTACATAAGAACTCACTTTGTTCTGTTCCTATACTTTGTAAACTATTCACTCCTGTTGAATATTTTATGTGCTTTCCATCATTGTACAAGAATAATTCTCCTGCTTGAACATGAGTGTTATAATCGTCTTTTATATCGCAAGTTTTAACATTCTTAGCATTTTTATTAGTAATACCCTCATTAGCTTCAAGTCCACATAATTCACAAGCAACATCTACACAAAACTGTTCAGAAGTTAGGTCATTACCTAAATCTTTACCTGTAAAATTAACAACAGCTTCTGTATCTGCTTGATAATCATATACTACAGCCTTTATTGGATAATCTTCTTCATTTCTTTGTGTTTTAATAAAATTAACTATTTTTTGTTTAGTTTCTTCTTCTGTAGCTTTTGGACAAACTAACCATCCATTTTCTCTAACCTTTCCTAAGAACCCTAAAGAAGTATCTATACTGGTAGTTATTCCACTTTCATCATGTGCTACAACCACCATTACTTTACTTAGGTAATAATCATTGAAAGCTTTTGTTATATATGCTTTATTTTCAGCACTATAATCTTCTGTTATAAGTTTAAGTTTAGTATAAGTATATAGACCTGCTTTAACGTTTTCATCATCTAACACTAATAATAGTGTTCCATGACTTGCTCTATATTTTACACTTTGAGCCAAAGCTTTAACTGAAAAGGTAGTTCCGTGGCATTTTGAATTCTGTTGCCATTATTCATCTTTCCTTTCTACTTTTATTTTTGTTGACATTTCTTTGTCATTTATATACATATTCATACTTATAATTTCCATTAGTGCATCATAAGATGAATCATATGTAACTTGACTATCATCATAATAATTAAGTGTTAATTGTATTTTTTCATTTGTTAAATAATTCTTTTGAAAAATAGGTAAAAGTCTTGGTCTTTTTTTATTTCCCACTCCAACACTTAAATATTCATGAAATAATTGTTCTACTTCTTGCATAGTTATTAATCTTTTTTCAGTATCATTTTCTGGATTTATATAAGTTACGAAAACGTTTAACACTTTGAAATCCCTAGAAAACGATGTTTCTGAACTAACAGGTAGAACATATACACTAAATGTATCTGTAACAATATCTTCTTGATTTCCATTTATTAATATGTCATATTTAGGAAACTTTTCTTTCAAAGCTTTCGCTACTCCATACATTACATCTACATAATTAACCATATTCTACCTCCTTATTGCTTCATCTAAATTTTGACGTAAATATTTATTTAATGTTCTGATTCCTCTTGTAACAGCATTAGTAAACATATAGTCACCTTCTATGTATTGAATAGAATTAGTTCCATAAGTTCTTTCAAAACCATATTCCCATAACAACACATATTCTTCTGGTTTCTTACCAAAATAGGTATAACCTGTTACGCTTCCTAATGATATTCCAATTTCTTCATCTGTTCCTGCAACGCCATAATCTAAAAATTCATCAACTTGGAAACTATTTCTCATAGCACCAGTATCAACTCTACAATGTTGTTTACAATCAGTAATTATTTCATTAGCGGTATCTTTAATAGCTTGTTTTATTCCTTCTTCCATTCTATTTGCAATACCTTCGCTAAATTCCTTTTCAAATACATCCATACCCTTAAATCCCATAATCATCACTCTCCATAATGTCTTCAAGACCTTTTATTGTACCTGTCTTATTTTTCCAGTCGCTACTTGGTATTGTAATATATTTACATTTACATTTAACGTGCATAGGGATTACTGGTTTATTTTTATCGTTTACATCATAAATAGTACCATGTAATCCCATACATACTGAACACGTATTTCTTTCTAATACACTACAATATATTTCCTTTTCTATTCCTGCTTTTTGTTTCCATAATTCAGATGCTTCAACTAGATTTCTCATTACCTCATTAGTTCCTAGTCTTGAAGTCATATAATCATTTAATTTCAAATTCTTTTCTAATTCTATTAACAACTTTTCTTGTGTCACATCTCCTGCTAGAAATAATGATAAACTTGCTAATATCATAGTCCCTATGCTATCTTTATTATCATTAATCCTATCTTCAAATGTTTTATTATTTATTTTAGCATTTACTATATCCATGATTTCATTTGTGGAGATATTTTGAATTTGAAAATCTTCTAAACCTATACTTTGTAAATAATTATTAATCTTAAATTCTTCTTTTATTACATTTTGAACTATATTTTGAATATTTCTGATTTCTGATTCCTTTTGATTCTGAATAAATTTATCAATTTCACTATTTATTTGTTTTTCTATATTGTTTAATTTATCCGTATCTACATTTAAAATATCTCCTAAAGAACTTATCAATGCTATCAGAGATGCTAGTAATGTATTATTTTCATCTTTAACTTTTTCTACTTGTTTATTGACTTCTGCTACATATTTATTGTATAATTGACTTGTAAGGGATAGTTCTAAAAAATAATATTCTTCTTGCTCATCTGACAAGTCTTGTATATATTTCATTATGAATTACACCCCTTCTACAATTTTTACTTCTTTATCAAACAACTTAATGGCTATTTTATAATAGGCATCACTCGCTTGAAGTGAAGTATTTTTACATCTTTTTATTTTTGAAATAGAATAATATTTACCATCATATTTTATTAAGCTACTCTCAATTATTTTTTCGTTAGGTACACAATATACGGTTTTATCAACCTTTACATCATAACCCCATTCTTTTTCTTTCTTTTCTTCTGTCATATCATTTACATCTGCTACAAAATCGGTTACGCTACATACCCATCCATTTCTTGTTATCCCATTATCATCAGTATATTTACTATAATTATAGATATCTATAATATCACTATTCATTAATGTTATTTGATAAGAATTATTTGAAACAGATAATCCACCTTGAATAGTTTTGTTAGGATTCTTTTTTTGAAGACGTTTTCTATAAGCTTCTTGCCAAGTTCCCATTTAATATCTTCTTTCTTTTATCTTCTGATTTAGTTTTGCGACAGCTTTACTATGTCCATATTCTAACATTTGTGTTTCTATAGCTGACATCCACTTATTTTGGATTGATACCTTTTGAGATAACATAGCTGATTCAGAATATGTTCTATAATCAGCGGTAGTTAATATAATTTGATAGTTTTGGATATTCCCTATTGTTCTATTCATAAAAGCTAGTAGCATTAAGTCTGTAGTTATCTTCATTTCTTTTAATGTTAATGCAGGTTTTATTATTTGCATATCAAAGTCAACTTCTTTATCTTTAAAACAAATATCAAACCTACCTATAGCATCTTTGAGTAGGTGTGTGAAATCTTCTTCCATTTCTTCATCTGTATCATTCAAAAAATTACTATCATCTATTTTATAAGAAGCTTCTTTAAAGATATCTTCAAATTTGGTAATATCACTTGCCATACATTCACCTACTTATTTTATTTTTATTCTTCATCTGCATCTTTTTCATATGATATTAAATCAAATGCAAAATGCTTTCTAAGAACTCTTGCTAAATCATAATCTCTATATTGTTCTGAACCTTCTTTATTCCATAACTCAACTAATGTGTTAAATAACTCAAATCTTACGAATTGTGGTAATTTAATTAGTGCTTCTGTTATTTCTTTTTCTGTGTGTTTTTCACAGAAATATCTAATATCCATCACACATTCAAGTGTTTCATATAGTGGATTAAGTCCTAATATTTTGCAAGCTTCTTCATCATCAACTATTACTAAAGGTTTTGTAAACGCTCTAGGTGTTGTACTTTTTATAAATCTTAATTCTTTAATGCTTATTGGTAATTCATCATTATATCCAGAAAACGGATAATCATATTCTCTACCTCTTAAAGTAGTTGTTCCATGTGCTATTGCTCTAACAATAACTTCTCTTGTTTCATCTATTTTTTGTACTGGCGTTGATTTTACAACTTTTGGAGTTGATTTCTCCTGTTCTTTCTTTTCTAATTCCTTTTCTCTTTTATCTAATTCTTTTGTTCTTTCTTCTATTTCTTTCATTAAGTCAGCTTTCATTTGTGCCATTAAAGCTTCAACATCTACTGTTGCAGTTGCTTTAGAACTTTCTTTCGCTGTTTCTTTTACTTCACTCTTCTTTGCTGTTGCCATAATTAAAATCTCCTTATTTTCTCCTATATTTTTACTCTTTATTAAGAAAAAAGGGGAACAATATATAATATATTTGTCCCCCTCCTATTGTTTATTTTATGTGTTAAGACTAAACTAAGTTAATCTTACCGAATAATTGATTGTATGCACAACCAACACCGTATTTGATTACAACTTCTTCTTCTAAAGTCATATCTTCATTTACAGTTCCATCACTAATTGATTTACCCATTTCAGAACCTTCGTAGTATAACTTAACTGGTCTTTCTCCACCTGTAAACACGAATAATTGACTATCGTCAAAGATGTATGCAGGTTTACCTGTTTCGTTTACTAATTGTCCTGCTTTGAATCCTTGTGGTAATTCGATGCAAGTAACACCATTCCATTCTTGTAAGAATCCGTTAGCGTTTAATTCATCTTTCATGTTAGAACTCATTAATACACCGCTATATGTATTAGCTTGTAATTTCTTTAATCCTAATCTTGTACCAATAATATATACTGGTTTACCTTCATTTGCTGTTTGTACAGCTTGGATTACTCCCATTACTTTTTCTTCATCATATGCACCGTTATGTTGCATGATTGTAGGTAAGTTACCCAATGCTGTTACGAATGTATCGTAAGCTACTCTAGCTACATGATTATCAAATGCTACTGCCATTTTTGCAATTAATGTAGGAAAATCTATTCTACCTGCCATGTATGTTTCAAATTCTGTGTATACTTTGATTCCATACATATCAATTGGTAATGTGATTTCTTTACCTTCATCAATTCTTTGTCTTTCGATTGTCCAGTTACCTCTTGATTTTCTAGCAACTGATAATTCAGATTTGCTAGGAATATAGAAGCTATTTGTATCTCCTAATTCATTGAATTTGATTTCAACAAATTGAGTGAAGAAAGCATTTTTTCTAGCTTCTCCATCAATAACGATGTTATCAATGTTATCTTCAACTATTGCGTAGATATCTGCTGAATACTTTCTGAATCCTTGTCTAAATCTCTTATCCCCTACTCTATCAGTTCCAAACAATTCAAAGAAAGCGTTTCTGATTGCACCTTCTACATCTTCTGCTGAAAATTCTGCTCTATTTGTTCTACTCATTCTTTGCGTACATAATAATTTAATTTCGTTTATATCTGCCATTGTCTAGTTTCCCCTTTCAAATTATAACACTTGGATAACATACATATTGTATGATAGTCCTAAGAAATCGCTATTTTTGTCATATACGTTTTTGATACCTTCTTGGTCAATTCTTACTATTTTACCAATTGCTCCAGAGTTATCTGCACTAGCCTTTAATTTATAAGAACTAGCTTCTATTTTTACGTATTGCCCTTCTTTTAATGTATCTGATACACCACTTGCATCAATACCTTCTTCTGAAATTTTAAATTTCTTTACTTTACTCATTGGATACGCTCTATATGCTTCTGGATTACCATTAATACTTGCTGTACCAACATTGTAATAGTGTTTTAATCCACCTAAAGCCTTTCTCGATTCATCATAAATTAATTCTGGTGAACATAAGATATATAATTCACTTTTAGTTTCGCTTCCAGTTGGAGCAGTAAATTCTCTTACTTCTCTTTCTAACTTATCATAATCACCTAAAACTCCTATTGAACCATTATCTAAGTCCTTTTCGATTGTTACATCAGCTAATGAACCTTCAAGGTTTTCAACTAATACCATATCGCATCTTGCGTGTAATTTACCATCTGTTCTTATTAACATATTCTATGTCCTCCTACTTATTTTTATATTTATTTATTAGTTCTGATATACTATTTGTTATTTTATTTTCTTCAAAATCAGAACTATCAACGTTATTGTAAATTGTTACAGTTGATTGCTTTTTATTCTTATTTGCGTTTTTATCTTCTTTTGTTTTATTGATTCTTCCATAGATTGCATATGCTCTATCTTCTAATTCTTCTAATGAGTAATTAGCTGAATTTTTCTTCAAATCTATAAAACTTTCATCTTTTGCTATTTCTTCAAATTTAGAGAATATTTCAGATTCTTTTTCTGCTCTTAATTCTTTTTCTTTATTAAGTTTATATTCTCTTAATTGTAGAACTTCTTCCATTAAAGCATTATATTGTTTTTCTAATTCTGCCTTTTCAGCTTTAACTGTTGCATATTCTGTGTTTAATGAATTATATTTTTCTTCAAAATTTTCTTCATTTTCCATAGTCTTCTTTTTCTTTTTAGTTCCACAGGCAAATTCTTCTTCTGTAGATTCTTCTGCTGAATCGTCTTCTGCTTCTTCATCTTGTGTATCTTCTTGTTCTTCACCTGTTGGTTCTGCAATTGGCTCTACTGGACTATTTGATTCTTCATCCTTGTTGTCTTCAACTGGTGCTTCTTTTGGTTCTTCAACAGGTTCATTTACTGGTGCAACATTTTCATCCTCTTGTGCAGATTTCTTAGCTTTTGACATTGGTTCAATTCCTCCTTCTGTTATATAATTATCTAGTGCTTTTAACATTTCTTCATATTCTAATTTAAATTGTTCGTTTTTTGAATATTTAGAATCAACTTTAACTTTTCCACAATTAAAGGCAGGAATAACTCCATTTCCTAAAATACAAAGTGCTGAAAAGTTAAAATCTCGCACTTCGATATATCCATCTCTATTTTCATAACTATCAATAGTTATTTCCATAGATTGAGAATTTTTATTAGCCATTAATCTATTAATTGCTTCTGGATTTCTTTCTTTCCAAAAATAACAGTCAACAGCTAATACATCACGGATTTCTCCATCTTCCATACAAACTTTTTCCCATCTTGAAGTTCCTGCTATTACAGTACCATAAGGTATAGTCAAGACTTCTTCTTTAAGATTACCTTCTTCATCAAAGTAATAATCTATTGCATGGTCTTGGAAATCTCCATCAATGTAATATCCTATTACTGGTAAATAGTCTAATCCATATCGTGCCTTATCAACATATTCTTTCACAAACTTAGTTCTGTTCGCAATTTGTACACAATCTAATATATAGATAGTCCCTCTTACAAACGTCTTATTTACTGTTTGTCCAGTTTCTTGAGGTATAGAATAACGATAAGTATTAATATGCTTCTTTTCTTTCTTATTCAATATCTCACCTCCTTAATAAAGCATTTTATTAGTATAAGCTATTTCATCTTTTGCAAAATTTAATTGTTTTCCTATTTGATTTTGAAATATAAAAACCGTCTTACCATTAGGTAAAACGGATTCTTTCATTAGATTATATCCTTGTGCTATTAATTTATTTTTAATATCTTCTTTAAAGCACATTATAAAGTTATCCAATCATATCACCTCTTATACTTTGGTAGCTTCACTACCTTCATTGTCTTCATTTGATTCACTTTCCTCGTTAGGTCTACCTCTTGTTTTCTTATCTTTATTATCTGTACCAAAATCATCACCTGCTGTTGTGAAGCTTGATTGTAATGGTCTTAATTTATTTACCAAGTCTAATATATCATTTTCTAATAATAAAATACCTAACACTTCACTCGGAGAATGTCCTTTCATGGCAAATAATTCTAGTCTACTTACAATACCATATTGTGCCATATTTAAAGCCATAGCTATTTCTTCATCTTTATTAAATTCTGTGAGGAATGGTAATTTTACTTTAAAGATATTACTCTTATTTGTTCCACCTATACGTTTTGTCTTTCGTGTTAAAACATTAGCTATTTGTTCAAAAATATTCTTTATTCTATTTTGGTCAACTAATGTTGAATACTTTAACCCCGAACCAGTTCTAATACCAGTTCCCATCATTGTATTTGATACTGTTGATGCGTTCCAAAATGATTTTTCTGCTTCCTCTAATGTTGTTAAATTTGTGTTACTATTTGTAAAAGATATTGGTGTGACCTTTATGGGTGATATGAAAGGTGTGATAAAATCTCCACAGACTTGTGTTAAAAAATCATAATATTCACTCACCATTTCTGGATTAACAGTAAATTTATTCATTTCTCCATCTTTTCCATTAGTTTCCATCTCTAAGGCTAAGAATTGATAATTTGACATTTCATTCTTTGCTTTATTAATGCTCTTATAGTCTTGCATATCCATTATGTCAGAAAATAAATTAGCATATGGTGGAAAATCAATATATGGTGTATTTAATTCTGGAAAATATCTTAAACATATTTGTTTATCGGGATTCAATCTTTGCCATCTATAATTTCCTTTATCCTTTTTATATTTATTATAAAGTGTTTTAAATTCTTCGGGATAAGATTCTATTAATAATACATTATCTTGTCCTTTTCTTGAATCAAAATATGTAAAATCAAATTCATATACCCAACAGCCATCTATACTACCATATACTCTACAGTACCTTGGGTCTAAATGTTTTATATTATAGCTATCTTCTGTTTCAATTTCATAACCATAAAAAACACCATTCAATATAGTATTAGCTAGTGCTTTTCGGTATTCGATATCTACATTCATTTTTTCTATTTCATAACAAACTTTTTCCCAATCACTTTTTATTTTATTATTTCCACCACCTGTCTTTACTGGTAATACATATGGTGTTAAATAAGGCATATCATAAAAATATTTAACTAATGCTTGATACTGTGGTACTGCAATATACATATTTAATGATAAGTCTAATAATTGTTTTTTATATCTTACAGGATTTTCTAAAAATTCTTTTATCATATCCTTATCTAAATCAATCATTCTTTTCTTTGTAGCATCTATAGAAAAATCACTTGCTAAACTTTTTAAAGCTACTGAATATCTGCTTTTTGCTTTATTTAAAGCTTTATTCATTCTTTCTTCTGCTATTTCCTGTGGGGATTTTGCTCTTGTTGTTTTCAAAGATATCGCACCTCCAATCTTTTATCTTATTCTTTGTTTTGTAAATCTAAATAATTTTGAAGTATCAAAAGTCGTTTCCTTTTTAGGTCTTAACTCTTGCTCTAATATTTTCGCTATATATATTCCATATCCAATACTAGAATATCTATCTTTTCTCTTTGACGATGGCTCGATAAGTTTTATTAAACCATTTGTTTGATTATCAACTTGTTCAAGATTTATCATTTCATTTATTAATAATGTAGTCTGAACATATGGTGAAAGATATTTCATTTGTTCTTCTTTTGGCATCTTATTAAATTCATCTATTTCACAGAATTTACCTCTACCATCATTTTCACTCATAAGTAATCTTAAACTACCTCTTTTTAATTCATCTCTAACAAATACGTGCATTTGGCTATTAAGTTTAGCATCTGCTTTTATTGAATAGATTACCTTTGGAGCATCTTCAACAAAACATCTGCTTGCCATTTCTTCATCATTTATACAACTTACTGCATCGTATGAAATACCAGTTTCAGTATCATAAAGATTTGTAACTAACTGGTCAAAAACTCCAAGTCCTAAACCGTTACTATCAATTACGATATAATCACATTGGAACTCTTCAAAAAGTTTTCTTATTCTAATAGCCTGTGCTGTAGAATGTCCACCTTCATAACTTTCCATGTAAACTATACGCTTCTCATATGATGTATGTGATTTATTTGGAATTAAACATATGATAGAATATACACTAGCATCGTTATTATTCTTTTTAGAACTCATACCAGATATATCGCATGATATAAGTCTTATTTCTCCTAAGAGTTTCTTTGGTTTCTTAAAGTTCTTTGATTTTAGAACTTCATACATTTCATTAGGATATATTGCTTCATTTAATACCCTATTCTTTTCTAAGTCAACATATTTGAAGAAAGCTTTTTCGGATTCACCATAGAACATAGCATCCATTTCCATCAGCCACGAAATTTCGTCAAAATCGTCTTCTGACATTTCTTCTTCAACTTGTCTTCTCATTAATAGTCCTTCTTTTATTGCCATTTGATAAGGTAAAGAACACACAAAGTATCCTTTTTGCCTTAGCATATTTTTAAAGAAGGCTTTACACTTATCCCAAGACCAATCATGTTTATAATAAGCTGAACTTAAATATAATTCCTTATTTGGTTCTTGTAAATGAGCATATTCTTTCTTTTGTAAATATCTTGGAGTTCTTGGAGCAGTCATAAATTTTTTTAAAACAGTATCTACTATTGATTTTTGCACCATACGATACTCGTCTACAATAATTATGTTCGCTCTTTTGCTCCTCGCATTTTGCGTAGAAGCAACGCAACGCATCCAACTTCCATTTTTAAATGTTACCCTTGCATCATTTGAACCTGTTTTTAATTCATCTATTTCCCTATCCAACATAGGACTATCATTTCGGAGGTCTACTATCTTTTCCAGTATCTCAATAGACTGTGACTTGACACCCGCTGATATAATAATCTTTGTACCGTGGATACAAAATACATCTCACGCAACAGAATATAGCAGTTAAAAACGTCTTACCTTGCCCCCTTGAGGCGATATAAATGAAGTGCTGACTTATATTCATAGCATATATCAACACTATTTGGAAAGGTTTTAACATTATACTTAAATGGTCTTTACAAAATAAATGTGGAAACAATCTATAAAAAGATGTCCACAATCCTATTCCTTGCATTAATTTTTCAGACTTTGTTAAATTGTCCATTTTACTAGCTTTATTTTTAGTTTTGATTTCTACTTTTGCCATAATTTATCTTTCCTTTTTTGTAAACGTTTTCAATAAAAAAACTAAAAATCATCTATTTCGATGTCTTCATCATCGTAATCTTCATCATCATATGTAGGTTTCATTACTGTATACTTATCCATTTCTTCTAAGTATTCATCTTCATATGGACACTTAACACCCATCATCCTACATAGATTTCCTAAAAACCAAACTAGCATATAATGTACCCAATTAACTTTTTGCCACTCTTCAAGTGGTTCTGGAATAGGTTTTTCATTTTCATATTTCTTTATTAATGTTCCCATTGTTACTTGTTCACTAGCCATAGTTGCTGATTCTTGGCTAGGTTTCATATTAGCTGAACCAAACAAGTTTTGTAATGTTGCTAATTCTTTATCAACACTCTTACCTGCTCGTCTTAGCTTATCTACAGTTAATCTTTGTTCTGCAATTTCCATAAAGAATGTTTCTGTAGAATAACCATCGGGTTCACCATAAGTCCTAATCATCTTATGATATTCTTTATCTAAGAATCTATAATCTTCGGGTGAACGATTTTCTCCCCAAAATTCAATAAGATTTTCGTCAACCCCATCTGTATTTTGAATAGTTATTCCCATTCTTTCTAATTCGTCAGATGAATCAAAATCATCTCCAACACCTTGTTTAGCACCTATAGAATTTAACTTAGTAAAATATATTTGCCAAGCAGGTGTTCCTACTGCTCTTTTAGAGTTTTGTAACTCACTTAATGTTGCATCAACACATGATTGATTGAAACACACATTTAATGCTCTACACATATAATATAAAGCTGTCTTTATATCTGCATAGTAATTAAAATACTTATCATAAATCTTACCAACACATTCTTTACATACAGGCAATTTTTCATAAGCACTATATATATCGGCATTAGATTTATAATAATATCTCTCTGTCTTTTCAGTACCACAACATACACATTTTATTAATTTAGATGTTAATGTAGTTTTTGTGGTCTTTTTCTTTGTAGTTGTTGCCATAAAATAATCTCCCCTTTTTATATTTTATGACCTAAATAATTCAATAACTTTTGTTAGATTTACTTTATCTTACTATCGCTTTATTTTCCCATTTCTTATAAGCATCAAAATACATAACATTCTTATCTCCATTATAAGTACATTCATAATACATACCATCAAATAGAGTAGTGCTTAATAACGCCTTATTATTTTGTAAAGCCTTACAACTCCATACTACAAACACATCGTCTTCTGTAATATTTTTATTATCAGACTTATCCAAATGGTCATTAGTATAATTACATATTTCTTGCTTACACCAATTTAAAAATTCCTTTTCATTCATATAAATACTCCTTTTAAAACCAACTAAATTGTTTCTTCTTCTTCAACAGTTTCATAATTATTAGATTTACTTCTTACTTCTTCTAAAGCTTTTTTAATAGCATCTCTGATAGTTAATTTAAAGCATAAAGTTTTTGCTTCGGCTACCTTTTCTTTTGTATCTAATACTGAACCTAATTCTTCATCTTTTATCATTTTAGTTGCTATTGAAAAATCAACTTTTAAATCTTTGTCAATTTTAACAACCTTATTGTTTAATTTAAGCTTAATTGTTTCTCCGCTGTCCTTATCTTCTATTACGTCACCTTTACTATCTACAGAAAATTTACCTTCAAAAGTTAAATCCTTATATTCTATAGAAGTAGGAAAATTGATTAACATAGCTTCTTCTTCATTAGGTAAAATATCTACATTTCCTAATTCTTTGCATTTAACAGTCATATAAAAGACATTATTTTTAATATCCTTTTCGTATGATAAAACCATTGTAATTCCTCCTATAATAATATTATTGTTGTTGTAAATTAATTTCTTTGCATCCCATTACCAGTTTGTATAACTGGTCTTTATCCATAACACATTCAAATTCTACATCCTCGAATTGCGTATCAAAGATATATAACTTTGCAGTATTATCTTTTAGTAATTCAATTGCACAAGCTTTTGTACCTTGCATCTTTAATACAATCTTTTTCGCTTCTCTATTATTTTCAGAAGTATAAAGACGAATCATTTCTCCTTCTTTAAGTTCTGAAATATTCAATAAATTTCCAGTAAACATTTACATAAAACCTCCTTAATATATTTATATACATAAATAGAACAGAATTAATCCTGTCCTATTCATTCACAACACATAGGTTTAGTTTATCAATGATATAATCTACACCTTTTCTAGTTAAATATGTTTTGCTATTGGCATATTTACAATTGATAGCTTTTACTTCGAAAATACCTTGTTCTAAATATTTTCTATATGGAACGTTTTTATTTTCTCCATTCTTCTGTAAATAGCCATTTTCTCTAAGCATATTAAACATATCATTTTGACCAACTCCTACAATAGCACCAAATGTTCTTATATTCATTAATCCGTCCGAATTAATATACTCGTCCCATTTTGAACTTTTTTCACCTTCAATTAAAAGCTGTTCTTCTAATTGTTTATTTTGTTTTATTGCTGTAAAGTAAGCTATTGCTCTATCTTCTTCGCTCATATTAAGATATCCAGTTAATGCAGAATTGTTAGCATTAATTAATTTTTGTTCAAGTTCATTTATATATTCAATTGTCTTTGCTCTCACAATAGCTGATTCTGAATTTAACATTTGTAACATACCATCACGGTTTAAACTAAAACATGGCTGTTCTTTATTTTGTTTATTGATATATGACGACTCCAAAATATTTTGGTGTCCTTCTAAACCTAGTGTTTCCAATACTTCTAGTTCTTTTCTAATTTTAGTCATAAAACTATCATGTCTTAATTCAACATACTTGTCTTTCTTATTTAATCCTTTTTCTTTTAATATTTCAAATTCTTCTTCTCTAAATTGATTAATAATTTCAACCAATTCTACACTTGTAATTCTTAATTCTTTTGTTTGTTCTGTAATTTCCAATAATTCCTTAGACATTTCTTTTCCTCTTTTCTATATAAATTTTTTGTGGGATTTATATAGATTCATATAAATCCTTATGACAGGAGCAAAACCCCACATATTCTACTCTCTGTCAATGTCTAAGAATAGAACAGTTTTACTGCTCTCATAAAGATTTATATTGTTTATTTTGTGTTTGTATTGAATACTCTATTGTAAATTAATTATAACATATCATTTATTTTATGTCAACTATTTTTTTATATGATGTAGGGAAGAAATTCCTCCCTACATATTTGTATCTCTAAATTGTTCCACTTACTTGTTGTTGTATTGCTCCAAGTTTTGCAACTTCTACGTTATTTTTAGAAGTAGATTCATTAATACATATAGCGTGAGCCATATCTTCTTCCATTCCTGCACTAATTAAAGCTAAATACATTCCTGCATATCTTGAACCAATTTTAGCACCTTCTGCTAATTCCTTAACATCATAAGCTAATCCTCTTAAATTAGTTGTATCCATACATGGAATTTCAGCTAATTTCTTAACTATTTCAACTAATTCTTCTTGTGAGTAATCTTCTAAATCTCTAGGCATTTCTTTTACTTTTTCTTCTACTTGTTTATTATTTTCTCTTTCCATATACAGTCACCTCTAACACATTATTTTATCTATTACTCCTAATTCTAACGCAGTTTCTGCATCAAAGAAGAAGTTTTCTTTTCTATCATATATTTCGTTGATACGTTCACGTGGAATTTTTGTAAGCTTTGCATAATAATCAGCGGATTTCTCCCAAAGTTTCTTTTGAAATTCAACTTCTCTTTCAAATTCCTTTAGTTCTCCACCTTGTCCAAATGATGTTTGATGTAATAGATATTGACTTAATCCATATCCAATACGTTCATCACAATGAATTATTATGTCAAATGCCATTGAATAAGCAATAGATTCAACTACACCAATAACCTTTATTTTATGTTTTTGTAATCTCTTAATATTACCTATAATAGCATTACCATGAATAACACTTCCACCATATGAGTTAATTAATAATGTAACTGTTTTTATTTTTTTATCTTTCATTCCTAAACTATCGTAAGATTTATTATTCTCAATAATTTTGTTAGCATAATAAGAAACTGCTACTGCCATTTCCTCATTTACTACACCATTTAAATATATTCTGCCTTGATTTGCGGAAGCGTGTTCCATCTCCATTATATTCATATTCTTCTACCCATTACCTATAAGGTATCTTTCTTTTTTTAATTTAAAACCATTGTATAAGTTTCTGTTATTCCCACATTTTCTTCAATCTTAAATAATTTACACATAGCTTTTGAACCAACCATTAACTTATCAGCATAAGGGTCAGAACCTACAAAGCTAGGACATACAACTATTTCAGTATTTCCATTTAATTCTCCAACACTTAAAGATTGCCCACCATGAAAATGTCCCATAAAGCATAAATCATAAAATCTCTTATGTCTAACAGAAAAATCTTTGATTACTTCTTTTATGTTCTTTATTTGATGTCCATGTAGTGTTATAATATTTTGACCACATAAACTGAAAGAATCATAGTCATAAAGAGATAATTTAACTTCTATTCTCTTATTTTCTGATACTAAATCAGATATATAATTTCCTATAATGTATTCCATATCTTCACTTGGCATTTCATTTGCTTTTGTTCCTAAATATCTGCATTGAGAGTGATTTGAGTTCATAGTATGTCTATATGTTATATAAACACATTTAGATAATTCATTTAAGAATGTAGCTATTAATCTGCTCACTTCAACTACTGCATGAACTACTGGAACATCATTCAATTTAACGTCAGATATTCTTAACATTCCTTGTATAGAATCTCCTAATCCTATAACAGTAATGTGTGAAATTTTATTCTTTTTCACTATTTGTTTTGTCTTTTCTAATAGTATTTCAAATCTAAGTTTAACTTCATCTCTTGAATAACAATTGTTGTCTGATTCAAAATCAGCATTATAATGAATGTCTGATAGTGCTAATAGATATTCTCCATTATTATCATTATGGATTTGAATTTTATCAAACTTTGGAAGTGGTAATGTTTCTATAGCATCCCTAACATTCTCATAAAACAATTCATATCTTGCATCTTTTGTATTATTTCTATTATATTCTACTTTCGTAGCTTGCATTTTCTTTCTAGCAATATCTAATTCTTTTATTTTTTCATCTAATTTCTTTAATTCTATTTCGTTACCATTTGTTGCAAACTCTTTTTCCCTGCAATAATATCCTTGATTAAAATTAGTAGCAGGACATCTAACGCTAGATTCTGATAATTGTGTTCCTGTGTTTTCTTTTATAATGTCATAAACCTGCAAATTATTTAAATTTAAATTTTCTTTTAATCTATAACATCTAGCTGAATATTCAACAAATGATTCATCTTCTTTCTTAGTTAATCTCTTATCCATATTTTTCTCCCCTATTGTTTATCTTATTTATAATATGATAAATCTATTCTCATTAATCTCTCATTTAAAAATTCTTCATCTACTGCAAACCATTCATGATTATCTAAAATTCTTCTACTATTCAACATTGTATGAAGATGTTTCTCCAATAATTTATAATTTGAACATTGAATTTTAGTTAAAATCACTAATTCATCATTTATTCCATTAAATTTAAAGGAACGTTGTATTTGCTTAAATCTATTGTCTATATTCTTTGAGCATCCAACTTTAATAACCATTTTGTCTTTAGTTGATTTTGTTTTATTTATAATAATATAAACGCCCATTTTTACTTTCTATTATATAAACAAATATTGTATCTATTACAATTTTATATTCAAATGTCCATTAAACAACTTTCTCACCTTTTAATTAATTCACCATTTAAAACCAAATTGATAAATTGTAATAAATAATTATAACTTGTACTCTAAAAAATAATATATTATTTGTAAGCTGTAACCTGTTATTTTGTCTGCATTACTTTTTCCTAAAAATTTATTTTTTTAACTTGTTAGAATTTTACTTTACCTAATATAGTATATGTAAACAAGCTAGGAGCATTTATAAAAACACTCCTATCAAGCTACAGTAACAGAATACAATATTTGTTATAAACTATTTTATATTTCTACAAAAGTAGTTGCGTTAACCTGTTGAATAAGTGTTTCTAAATCTGATATTTCATCAACTAAAGATTGTTTTTCAGCTTTAATAACATCTATATCATAGTTTAGGTCAACTACTCTATAATATGAACTACTTCCATTTCCATCAAATTTCCTGCTCAATGAAGGTGCTTTACTAGACAAAGTTTCAAATAGTTCCAATTCTTTTCTCAAACTAGAAACCGTATTGATAGCTTCAATAATAGTCATATCTTCTTTGACTTTAACAGTTGCGTTCATTTTAGCTAATATATTTTTATATTTTGTCAATGTATTTAATTCTGATTTATATTTTGATAAAACCTCTTCAAAGTCTTTCACATCTACTAAAACTTGTTCAGTTCCATCTAATTCTCTATCTTTTGTTATTGTACAATTGTTCATTACATCATAACGTAATGCACTCATGTCTTTTGATTTTTGATTAATAATCAATAATAAATTTGATAATGTTACTCTCATACTTATCATTCCCCTTTTCATCTTTTTATTAAATCTCTTTCGGTTTTGTCTGACACCCACAAACTGGACAATAAAACATATATTTATTACCAATTTTGTCATAGTCTTTATTTTTCATATATTCATCTACATTTATTAAAGTTTTACAGTTTTCACATTTTATACCATGGTATTTCTTCTTCACTTTAATCAACTCCTTACATATATTACATTATGGGAGGGGTACGAATACCCCAAACCATATAAATATGAAAGAGAGAAAAATAATATGAAAAATATGAATATCAATTAAGAACAAACAGACACGGATACTGTTTGCTCTATTATGGATACTCAAAAATGGCAGGTGGACTAGGAATCGAACCTAGACAAACAATTTTGGAGATTGTCATTCTAGCCATTAAATTACCCACCCACATAAAAGAAAGACGAAGATTATTCCTCGTCTTCACTTTCTTCTTCTACTTTAGCTAAATCACTTTCACTAACTGGTGTGTCTGCCTCTGTTATTACAACCTTCACATAGGCATTATCTACCCCTGCCATATCACATAATTTAGATAACTTCACAGGCACAGCAAACTCTTCTGATTCTAATGTCATTTTTTCAGTATCTAAGAATCCACTCGCTACTATCCCTGCCCCTTTAATTGTGATTGCACTTTTTGCCATATTTAATTGTCCCCTTTTATTGTTTATTTTATTTACAAAAATTATAATTCTATTGTGAAATCTAATTCTGAAACAAAAACCTTTGTAGTTCTATTATTTTCAGATAACATATCTTCTAATTTTGCTTTTAATTCTTCTTTTGCTTCATCTTCACCGTGCATCAAAACTACTTTATTACAATTGCATTGTTTAATATAGTTTATCAAATCTGTTTGGCTTGCATGAGAACTAAAAGTATTAAATCTTCTAATATTACAATGTTTGATTAATATATCTTTTTTATCAAATTCAACCTTATCAAGTGTTTCATCTAATATTTGCCCACCTATACAATTAGGAGAACAATAACCACAAAATAATATACTAGAATTAGTTTGTCCTAATAATCTATGAGCATGAAGTGTACTTCTTCCTCCACTAATCATCCCGCTACTAGATAGTATTACTGCTTGCTGTTTTTTACTCATGAAAGCGATACTAGCATCATAACTATCTATAAATTTAAAACATTCCCAATTAATTACTTGTTTCCAATATTCTAATTCTTCACCTTCTAAAATAGAGAATAATGCTTTATTTATTTTACATCCCAAATTTGTATCAATAACAATTGGTATTTCTCTATTCCAACTATCTTTAAATGTATCATATAGATAACACATTATATTTTGAAGTCTGTGTTGAGCGAATACTGGAATTAATACAGAACCATTTCTGTCTAACGTTTGAATGATTTCTTTTTTAAATTCTTCACGTTCTCTTATACAGTCCTGTTTAGTGAAGTTTCTATCACCTTTACCATAAGTAGATTCTAAAAATACAACATCTGCTTTAGCTACATTAATAGTAGGTTTAACAAAATAATTAAATTGGAAATTATCAGTATTACCTAAATCTCCCGAAAACAATATCTTTTTAACAGTATTTGTTCCATATTTTTTAATATATAAAACCAACTGTGTTGCTCCCATCATATGGCTATTATCTACATATTGAAAAGAAACATATTCGTCAACTTTAATTATTTCATTCATAGAAACTTCTTCTATTTTATCTAATACTTTCCACATATCTTGAGTTGTATATAGTGGTTTACATTTCTTTCCTGTTTGTTTTAAATATTTACAATCATCTTCATGTATTTTTGTTCCATCTTTCAACATTACTGGTGCTATAGTTTTATTTGCATTATTCATAAATATTTTTCCTGCAAATTCTTTTACATTTAAATAAGGTAATCCTCCAACATGGTCTTGGTGATTATGTGTTACAAAAACATATTCAGCATATTTAATTGGTATGTTTTCAAACATCTTTTTATTGTCCATATATTCATCCCATTTAGAACCACCTTGACAAGTTCCTAAATCTACTAATAAATGTTTTCTACCTTCTTGTGTCATGTAAGACACCATTGTACATGAACCTGTTACTTGGTGACTTTGTGAGCCACACGTAATACATATGATTTTATTATCTTTCCTCTTTTTACCCATAACAAAAATTCCTCCACACTCTCCTTAATAGTAAATAGGAATCTTTGTTTTAGATAAAAGTTTCTCTATTTATCTATTAATAAATAAAAAGGGTAGTCTTATCAACTACCCTAATTTAAACAATAAACTATCTGTTTACTGCTGATGTTTTCTTTATCTTTACAACTTCCTTTGCAGGTGCTGTATGTGCAGGATATGTTACTCCATTTAATGTTCTTTCTGGAACTTCCTTTTCATCTTGCATTACTTTTTCTACTCTGATATAAGAACCTAATTTAATTCCTTCGTCTACTCCTAGTCTATCTATTACTGCATCTACAACTACATCAAAATTAGCAACAAAATCTTCTGCTGATTTCTTTGTTTTTAGTTCTAATGCTTCCTTTACTACGTCTACTAATACTTCTTTCTTTAATAACTCTACCTTTGCCATAATTCTTTTTCTCCTTTTCGTTTCTTAGATTTTTTATTATTGTTTATTTTATTTCGGTGTCACAGGAATTGAACCCATGTACGTGCCTACACACCGATGTTTCCTTTATTTATAAAAAAACAAAGGAATAAATACATGAACTTTAACACGTTGGAAATTATAGGACTTGAACCTACATCTCTCCGACTACTACGGAGTGCTTTCACCAGTTAAACTAAACTTCCATATAAATCCTATTTCTTTTTCGTCTGTGTGAAATAGGTAAATGTCACCAGTATACTATAATATATTATCAAGGAGGTGTTTATTAGGGAAATCAAGGAATCGAACCTCTTTTAATGTTTAACCATAAACAATTTCCCATGTTAAAAGATAAGAAATTAATCTTACCTTAATATTGGCGAGGATAGGTGGAAGTCGAACCACCGTTCACAGGTTAACAGCCTGTTGTTCTACCATTGGACTATATCCTCATATTATTATCTTTGAAGGCTTTTAGATTCTATCCTTCTTCTTGACTTTCAGAAGACTTACTGTCTATCTCCCTTATCCACTAACTCATGCTAGTATCAAGAAATGCCTGCTATTTTATATACCGTTAGCTTTTACGGTCTACTAATATACTACTCTACAGTTCGCATTATACTTGCCTTGCGAGCAATTAAGGATTGGCTAAATCCAAATACGCTGTTCCTTATAAAGTAATTAAGTCCTTGCGAGAACTCCATTACACTTTGTTACATCTCTGCCAAAGTATTAAGACACTTTCGTATATTAGGAAGAAGAATTTTCGCTTTAGTTATTTGTATTTCAAATAAAATATGATATCCTCAATCATCACTTAAATCTGCTATATTCTTCTTAACTTTTCCAAACAGAAGTCACATCTTCTTAGTTGTTTCCTTGCCTTTTGAGCAAAGCTATACAACAGCGACTTCGATGCTTTCACTCAATTTATAAGTTACTAACGGTTCTATAAGATACTTTAGGATACTCCCTATTTTTCTTATACAACTGGTTATCGCACTTGTGTAAATTTCACTCGTACTATTTAACCTTACACTTTAGATTTTCCATTTCACTAGTTTAGCGTGAACTATCCAATTGCTAGTTGGAAGATTTCATTCTTTGGTTATTCCATTACTCTCTTGTCATTCCTAGCTTATAGGACTTTACCATATTGCTGACTATATTTTCACTTAACCAATATGATAAACATTTAAATCTTGTGTATTGCTTGAATTGACCATAAATGGCGAATGGTTGTTAGCCACCCTTTACATATATTACTATATGCTATCTGTGTCAAGCCACAATACGCACCTATATTAGTGTACCAGTTACTTTTATTTTAAAGAGTTAAAGTAACAAACTTTCTTCTTGGTACTCCATAGCAGAATTGAACTGCTGTCTTCACCGTGAAAGGGTGATGGCTTAACCACTTGCCTAATGGAGCATATTAAAAGATTTTATGGAGCAGTAATCGAGAATCGAACTCGAAACTTCGGGTCGGAAGCACGACATTTTACCATTAAACTATTACTGCTCGTTTTATCTTTCGTTATTATTTTTCTGTTTCTCTTTCGTTCTTGGCGGAGAATGTAGGATTCGAACCTACGATACCCTATTTAAGAGTATGACAGATTAGCAATCTGCTGTCTTAAACCACTCGACCAATTCTCCATATTAATTACTCATAAAATAACTTCTCCTAAAAAGAGTGACATATTTCAGCCACTCTAAAAAGGAGAGTATTAATTATGAAAGAGAGGTATAAAAATTGAAAAGTTTGACCTCGAAAGGTCAATGGTATAAAAACTTTTTTAAAGTTATTATCTTTTGTTATTTGATAATTTCACCATTGGTTTATTATCACTTTTTCTGTTATTGTTTATTTTATGTTTGAAAAGAGAACCTATAAACTACTATCTGTTTCTCGTTCTCTTTTCACAATACAACTTTCAAAATGCCTATAAACCGCACCATTGAGCCATTCTTTGAAAAAATAAAAAAGTAGCACACCCTTCAACCCTAGTGTTCATGCGGGTTTGCTGGGATTTCAAAATCAAACAATTATTTTTCATTTAGCACGTATATATTCTTTTCTTTCAATAATAACAATACGGTTTCTAAATCTTCTTTTCTTATTTTTATTCTAATATATTCTTTATGATTATTAAAATTGTATTCATATAATTCTTGATTATATATATTTTTTTTATATATATTAATGTAAACCCTTTCTTTAATATTTAATTCTTCTTTGCTAAATGCGTAATCTACATTTTTATATACTTCAAAATTTTTAAACCCATATTGTTCTATATCATTGATTAATTCATCATTACTTCTTTTTTCTCTTCTTCTAGTATTATAAAATTTTTCAATGTCACTAAATCCTTTACCTCTATACCTTCCATTAAATCCATTCTTATTAGAAGTTTTTCCTATATATACCTTATTGTTTATTTTATTTACAACTTTGTATATTACTCCATATATTTTATTTTTCATTCCCTTCTCCTTTCCTTCTAGTTCTATTATCAATTGTTTTTTCTATATTGACTTTTTTTGAACATTCATTACAATATTTTTGTCTAGGACTATTACTTTTAAACCTTTCTCCACATTCATTACATATCCTGTATCCTTTTTCTAATGACTTATAATCAATGTTATCATTTATATTATTTATTATAGTATCACCAAATACATTAAATATAAATGTAAGATTATTTTCATGATTTAAAAAAGCATCCTTTACAATATAGTCAACCATGTCATTATAATCTATTCCTTTTTCTTTAGCATATATAATGAAAGATTCTTTTGCATCTATATATACATCTGTTTTTATATCACTTTTTGTTGTTGCATTTTCCTCTGCTTTCGCTCTTGTTCTTATCTTATCTTTAGTTTGACTTTCTATTTCTTCATATTTAGTTAATACAAAAGCTAAGTCTTTTACATTTTTATTATGCAACAATGTTTCTAATTTAAATGTTCCAAATCCTTTCTTATAACTAAATCTTTTATATTTAACATGGTCTATACTTTTACATATTCTATCTATAACACCATTTCCTATTTCTCTACATTCATTATCTTTTTTATCTTTAGCAAATTTAAAGAAATGTGGATAATCATTATTATTCATTAACTGCTTAATATCTTGTGGCAATCTTGGAAGTTCTAATTTTTTAGCAGAATCAATAATCCAGTTATTATATGCACATAATTTCTTTATTTCATCTTCTTTATCTTCATATCTATGTTGAGAAGTTATATTAGTAAGAGTATTAGAAACTTTACCTATATTAGATTTCTTATATACGAACTCTAATGATTTGAATATATTATTAATAGTTAATTGTTTAGCTTCACCACCACCCATTTCATAGTACAATGGTCTAATATCTTTCATTTGTTCTTCTGCTAAATCTAACAACCATTTTTGCTTTGCATTATCCTTTACTACTAAAGCTTCATCACCATCCCAATCGCACATAAGAACTAAACTCATAAAATCTTTTGCAGAAACATATATAGCCTTAGTATTAAAGTAATTTGATTTAGTATTACTAGCCTTATTCTTAGCCATAAACCATTCTCTACTTAAATGTGGACTTCTTAATAATGCCAATCTTTCACTATCTTTATATTCTTCAAAATAAACTTCATTTGCTTCTAAATAATAATCTGAACCATCCCCAAATAATAAACTTGAAAAATGTATTAAATCTGGAATTATAAAAACTCTTTTTGCATTTAAATCTATTCTTCCACTTTTTGCATCTTTTCTATAGCTTGCTAAAACATCACGAACTTGATTTTTTACATATTTACTTGTAAGCATTTCTGGATATAACATTAATGCAGTTTGGAAATTATTTTTTCTTTTATTTGATTTTGTAGCAGATAATAATTTTAATTGAGAATCCCTATCTACATGAACATCTTCTATTAATTTCTTAGTGTCGGCAGTTAAATATTCTATTTGTTCATCTGTCATATCTGTAAGAGTTTGCAACATCTGATAGTTAATATTCATATCCTTTAATCTTGGTTCATCTTGCATACATATATTAAATGTGCAATTATATTTCTTAAAGTTTTCCTTATATTCATCCCAATCTTTATAATATTTCCATAACTTGAATTGAGATTTTGTGAATATTATTTGTATATCATCTTCTACAACATCATATTCTTTTCCATATATATCTTTTACTTTTGTAGATAAATTATTTTCTTTTATATATCTTAAATAGTTGAATGGACATACTAAACCTTTAAACCAAGGTAATCTTATTTGTGTGTTCTTTTTAAATATTTTAGTAAGACAAATTCCTGCTCCATCCATGAAATCTATAGATATATCCATAACTTGTCTAGTTATTTCCCAATCAGTCTTATATACTGTTTTAGTTCTAACACCATTTTCATCATATACACATTTCTTTTCATCTAAAATTTTATCATCTCTGCTAATATAATCAACTTCACCTCTTATTAATGAAGAATAATCATCAACTACTATACATTTATCAATATCAAAATCTTCATATATTTCAGATGCAGAATTGTTAAGACTTAAATAAGCACAGAACTTGTTTGCGTTCATACCTCCCATTTCATTTATTTTATCTATAGTAAGACCACACATTAAATGTTTTTCTGTAGTTTCCCATAAATCTTCTTTAATCATCATGAATTTCTTTTGTCTAGTTTGTCCTGCTCCTGCTGTAAAGAATTTATATCTATATTCATTACTAGATATTAATTCTCCTGTTTCTTCATCTATTTTTTCATCAACTATAGTAATACCATTTTTAATTACTTGTTCTGTAATTATCATATCAGTATTTCCTACTTCCATTACTATAAAATCTAATGTTGGTTTATTTTCATCAGCTAATTCTAATCCCAATTCTTGTTTTCTAGCTTTTATAGTTCTTATTGTAGCGTTATCAAAAAATGTTATTTCATTCTTTATTCTAAAATCTTTAGTATATACAGTTCTGAATTTATTTTTCTTAATCTCTTCCTTTATTTTATGTGTCACGTCTGCATATTCTTCTTTTACTTCGCTATATACTAAAGTTTCTTCTGTAATAATAGTTTCTTTTTTACCATTAATCCATTTAATAGTATCAATTTCAATAGTAGTAGGAACTTCTTCTAATTTTTTCATATATTCTTTACGTTCTTCTGTAGAAATTTCTTCTCCTAAATCCTCATTTACAATTTCTTTATGTTTCTTTTTTAATAAATAAGTTCTGTGATTTAATTGATATTGTAAATTATATAATTCTTTTTCATATTCAGTTTTTGTTAATCCTAATCCAATAGAATATAATTTTGTTTGTTTATTCATAGCCATATTTTTCATACCTCTCTCTTATCATTTATTTTATGTTAACATATTTTTATAATAATCAATTTGTAATAATTGTCCCCTTAATTCATTATAAAACTTATGCAATTTTGAATTATGGTATTTAAACCATTCTTCTTTATTATCTTCTACCATAAATCTTCTCATATCTGTAGCAGATATCTTTAATTTACTTCTTGACACAATTATTTCCGTAATATCTTTTATATCCTCTCCATCAAACCATTTGGAACGACATTCCTCATTTCCATATATCATCAATTCGGGATATTTATATATATACTGTTTTGTTTTATCAAGTAAATATCTACCCCAATCAGTACATATATCATTTTCGTGTGATATATCAGCTATAGGTTTAACTATAACATTATCACTTGGATAAATTTCTTTTATCATTCTAATTCTTGTAGCAACGTCAAATGGATTTCTTTCTGTTCCATCTTCTTGAGAAGAACCAACTAATATTAATATTCTATCAGCCATATTTAAAGCTGTATTAATCAGATTTTCATGACCTTGATGAATGATTTGAAATCTTCCACATAACATTGCTATATCATAATATCTATTCATACGTTCCTCCTACTAATCTAAACATATTTCACCTAAGTTATATTGAATCGACTATTGCTGTAACTGTTCCAATTCTTTAAAATAATCCATTTCTAAAACCTCTTTTCGCATATTATTTTATTTTTTAAATTAAAATAGTTGTAAGAACCTGTCCCACAACTATATATTATCATTTATTTTATGCTTTGTCAACATTATTTTTTATAATATGCTTCAATTATTTCTTTAGGGATAAGTTCCATAGTTTCTATATAATTGATAACTTCATCAAATTTAACTATTGGAATATCATCAAAACTTACAACATTAAAATGATTAAATACTTTGTCCTTATTTAATCTATGCTCTATACTTGTTCCGTAAATTCTTCTACCATAAAATTCACTTTCTCTTGCAATCAACTTTTTACCATATACTTGTGTTGTTTTATTCCTTGAACCAATCATATTTTTAATATCTTCTACTGCCTTATGTGATTCTTCAACTTTTCTATTTGATTCTTCTACAATAGTTTGTGCCTTTGATATTTCTGTACTTAAAGTAGTAACTACAGTTTGTGTAATCACAGGAACTATTGAGTTCATTACATTTACAGCTATATTTTGCATTTGCTCTGTATTAATACCTGCTACACCTTGTTCCGATACTTTTTCATCTAACTTAGCTAACCAATCTTTATATTCTGTAGCCTTTTGATTGTGACATTCCATAGCTAATCTACTTGTCAAATATCTTGAACAGTATATTGAAGTTCTATCATCTGTGTTTTCTATTTCATCTAAAATATATGTAATTTCATTGATTAAATCCTCGTTTTCCTTTTGGTGCACATCGGTGCACTCTAATATTTTAGTTAATTTTTCAGAAACTCCTTTTGTCTTCCATCTTATTTTTAAATTCCCATTAGTACCAATAGTGGTTAATCCTAATACTCTAGCAGAATTTGCTAAATTAATCATTTTAATTCCTTTGTCTGTTGTAATACTAATTTCTTGTCCTTCAAATAATTCTAATTGTTTTCCTACCATATTTTATCTCTGCTACTCGAAATATGGACAAATATACCCATATTGAGATTTTTTACTGTTTCTTCGTATCTCATTTTGTTCTATAGAACTACTTTGATTTGATATAATACTCCACAGTCGTAAATTCCCGACTAGCCATCGGTACATATCTATAATCACTTATTTTATGCTATATTATAGATTTTTGCATCTCTCAAATTAAGACTTGCATTATAATCTCTATCCTCAACGTACCCACATTCACATTTGTATATCCTATCACTAAGTTTTAAATCTTTCTTTATAGAACCACATTCATGACATAGTTTACTTGAAGGATAAAATCTATCAACAATTCTTAATTCAATTCCTAAAGCATTACATTTATTTGTTAACTTAGTTCTAAATTCATAAAACTTTTGTTGTGCTACTGCTTTAGATAAATGCTTATTCTTCATCATTCCTTTTACATTTAAATCTTCTATTGTAACATAAGATGGTTTGTTTCTTATCACATCAGCTACAACTTTATTTATGTAATCAGTTCTTATATTTGTAAGTCTTTGGTGAAGTATTTGTACCTTAACTATTTGTTTATGTATATTTTGTCTAGTAGCAACTCCTTTCTCTTTTTTATTTCTTATTTTTAAACTTTCATATTTCCTTGAGAGCTTTTTTTGTTCTCTTAATAATTTCTTTTCTAATCTTTTAACTCTTTGAGTTTTATTTATATTTTTGTAATTTATTTTATTACTACAAATAGCAAAATCTTTAAGACCTAAATCAATACCTACACCACAAGTATATTGCTTATTATCTATTGTTGGATTAACGTCAATAACTACTGACACATAATATCTATTAGCTTTTTTAGATACAGTTCCGCTAACAACTTTTGCACTAACTGGAATATACCCATATTCTTTTAACCTTACATTCTTTAAAGTAGGTATCATTATTCTATGTCTGTCTACTTTCCAATCGCCTTTATTATTTTTAGGAAAGTATATTTTAACATCAGATTTATTTTTCTTTTTAAATCTAGGAAATTTAGATTGACCTTTGAAGAATCTTTTGTATGCAGTTTCAGCATTTTGAATAGCTTTCTTTCTAGCTTTAGAACCACAATTATTTATCCATGTATATTCTTCTAAAACTTTAACTTCATTATTTATATATTTGTCAAAATCATTAGCTGACATAAACGCTTGTTTTTTATCAATACAACCATCTTTGAATTGGTTATATAATTCATTATTTTTAGCCAAATATTCATTATACAACCATCTACAAACTCCGATACTTTGATTAATCTTTTGTATCTGTTTTTGTGTTGGTTTTATTTCTACTTTGTAAGCTTTTAATCGCTTATCATTTATTCTGTGTTTCATATTAATATCACCTCTTGAGTATATATTAACACATTCAAACACATTTGTCAACATTTTTATTAACTATTTTATCTCTCCTTTATAATTAATTTTATGTGGCTAGATATAATTTCTAACCACATTTATATCTTATCATTTATTTTATGTTCTATATACATTATTTACATAAAATACTCCACTTCAAAATAATCATCTGTGAAAGTATTTCCTGTTCCTATTTCACATAATTCAAATGTTTCTTCTGCTCTTGTTACACCAACATAAAATGCACAAGCTTCTTCTACTATGTCTGCGTTCTTGCTAGGGAGTGTTCCATCCTCCACAGATACAAGAATAACCTTACGCCATTGTAATCCCTTAGAAGCGTGAATAGTGCGTAAACATATTTCATCTTTAGATAATTTCTTTTTCTTTTTGCTTTGTTCAATATCTGAATATACGAATCTCAAAAATGAATCTAATGTGTTTGACTTAATGAATTTCTTAAAACTTTCCATTCCTGCTAAATGTTCATCAATACTTTCTTGTTCATCATATTTATCTTCAATAAAGGATACTATTTTGAATAATCTTTGTATCTTATTCACTAATGAATATAAATCTGTCCCATTATTGTGTAGAACTATTAAGTCTTTTATATTTTGAACAAATGTTCCTAGATTTCTTTTTACACTATAGTTACTACTTTGAAAAGTATTACACGCTTGAAATAATGAAATATCATTTCTACTAGCATAATCAATTAATTCTCTAACTATGTTTTTTGCTATATATTTAAAAGGTTCTACTCTAATTTCCATTAATTCTTCAATAGCGGAATCATCATTAGTATTTTGAATAAGTCTTAATATAGCTAAGAATATTCTTGATTCAGTTCTATTAAAGAATGAATTTGTCCCACTAATAGAGTAAGCAATATTTCTATTTTTTAATTCATTTTCAATTTCAAATGAACATTTATTTTTTCTATAAAGAATAGCAATTTGATTAGGTTCTATCCCTTCTTCTAACCATTGTTGAACCTTATTTGCAACATAAACAGCTTGATAATCTACATCTATGAATGAATTTCTATTTATTGTACCATTTTCTTGATTAAAAGCTTCTGCATCTGCATATAAATCATCACAACCAAAATAATATCTTGAGAACACATTTGATTGTTCTACTATATTTTTACAAGAACGATAATTAATTTTTAATTTAACCACTTTAGCTTCTGGATATAACTTAACAAAATCCCTCATTATTGTTGGTAAACTTCCTCTAAATCCATAAAGAGATTGTTTAGTATCTCCTACCACACAAACATTACGAGAAGGGCATATAAGTTGCATAATTTTAACTTGTAAAGCGTTAGAATCTTGAAATTCATCTACCATTAAATATTTAACAGAATATTTTCCTTCAATATCTTGAACTAATATTTGCATAGCTAATACTAACCAATCTTCAAAGTCATAACACTTATTTTCTTCCATTAAATCTTCATAAGCTTTGAAATATGCTCTTAAATTGTATTCATCATATTCACTTTCTTTTTCTGCAAAGCTATCAGAACTTGAATTATAACAATGATTTTTTTGATACCCAATCCATGATAAAATATCCTTAACTAATATTTTATCGTCTAATCTTAAAGATTTAAACTTATTTTGAATAATATAGTTAGCAGGTGGTCTTTTATCTATATTTACCCCTTCTTGTATTAATATATTTCTACAAACACTATGGAACGTACCAACTCTAACATTATCATATCCTTTATCGCTTAATTTATTTTTTAAATCATTAGCTGATTCATTAGTGAATGTAGTTAATAAAATATCTTCTTGATTTATACCTTGAGAAATCATATTTTCTATTCTACCTATAAGTAATGTTGATTTACCAGAACCCGCAGGTGCTGATACTATAACTGCTCCATCTATTTGATTAATTGCTTCTAATTGTTCTTTATTGAATCCCATTTTTAATACACTCTCTTTCTTGCTATCATTTATTTTATGTGGTTAAGATATAATTCCTAACCACATATATATATTATCATTTATTTTATTCCTTGTCAACCTTATTCATTAGATTTTTTATACCATTTACCTTCTTTTAATATTTTCTTACATATTGATGATGTATAACAGGCACTTAATTCTTCTAGGATTTCATCTAGTAAAAAGAAATCATCAAAATTTTCTGCATCTATAATTCCATTACATTCAACTCTATATAAATCTCTATCATCATCAATAGCATCTGTAAAGTTTCCAACATATTCTCCAATATCTGAATATAATTCAAATGTTGTATTAATTACAAAGCTGTTATAATCCCTTAATACTTCATAACTTTCATTATCATCACTAATTATTTCTAATGTATGATTACCACTTTCAATTCCTATTCTACAACGATAAGTATATCCTTTTGGTGTTGTAGCAATTAATTCTGTTCCTACTTCTTGATTTAAAGTTTCTATTATATTCATAATTTAATTCCTCCTAACATTGTACAAACCATTTTGCTTGTAATATTTCATTTCCATCTATAATCTGATTATCTACATCTTTAAGTTCAAAGTTTTTATCTCCATCATAAATAGATGTAACGGTATCCCATATAGATTTAATTTTATTGCCTTTAACAAATTCTGCAACAGCTTCCATAAAGCTAACTTCTTTCCAACTATCTATTTTAACAAATTTTGCATTAACATTAGTATCTGCTAAAGTCAAAGGACAACCATAATCACCATACCACGCAAGGAATTTATTTGAATAACCATCTACACATTCAACTATTTCAACTATTTCATCTTCCACACTACCATCTTCATTTATAATTTTGAACCTAGTACCCACTTCCATGTTTCCTGCTTCAATAATGTTAAATTCTTCTTCAAGTTCAACTAAACCATCTAACATTTCATCTGTCCAAAAACAAACGTTTTCTTCAACACTATATCCATTAAAATTATATCCTTCACCTTCTTTGTGTACCCTTGAAATAGTTACCTCTGACCAATATTGCATATGTTTAGCAAACAAAATACCACCATATTCTCTATTAACTTCTAATCCTTTTTTTACCTTAACTTTATCTCCTACTTTATACTTCATATTAATCTCTCCTTTTTTATTTATTTATCATGATTAAATAACCATACAGCATAAAATAATACTGCTGTAGTACATATTGAAATTACTTTTATTATGTTTTCATCCATTTAAACACCTCTTTTATCATTTATTTTATTTGTTGTCAATAATATTGAGTAATGTGATAATATCTTCAATGTCATTCCAATTAGTACATCTAACTCCATCCCAATTTTTATTCCATTCATAATATCCAAAACAAATAGCATAATTTGCCACAGCACCACTTAAACATTCTATTTTATCGTCTATTATAATATCACATGGAATAGCTTGTTTTTCTTCAAATCTATCCACAAACATTAACTTACAATTAGGAAAATATTTTGAAATAAATTCACTAGTTACTGGTTTTCTACTTTCTTCATGTTTACTACAGAATATAATTTCATGTTCTCCTGTTTTTGCTAATCTATTAATAGATTCTAATGCTCCATAAGTGAAATGTAAATATTTTTCATCATAGAACTTTTCATAATCGAAATACTGAAATAATTCACCTAATTCAGCTTTGTCTTTAACAATTGGATTTAAGTTCCAATCATGATTTCTTGTATATACCAATTTATTGTTTGGATTATGGTCGTTATAAATTTTTACTAACATTTGTATACTTTCTATTATTGTTGAATCAATATCTATTACTATCTTCATTTGTATCTCTCCTTCATATTTAACTTACAAATTTATTATATCATTTATTTTATGTCTTTGCAACATTTTATTTAATTAAATTTTCATTTTTGTGAATTGTATATTTTATCAACTACTAATCTGCTTATGATAGCTTCTAATATAACATCAGAGGTATTCTCATTTACATCAACATCAAAGTATGGTATCTCTAATTTATCAAGCCAATATCTAACTTTTGTATCATATTCAGTAGCTTCTTTTTTATCATGAAGTCTTCCAGTAGTCTTATATTCTACAGTTCTATTCAAGTATATGTTTAAATTATTAAATTGATTGAATTTAGTCAATACATATTGTCTAAAGTTTTCATCATCTTCTTCATCATAAACAATATCTAATAATATTGGTCTGTCAGTTATAATAACATCAACTTTGCCATTTATTCTAAATATTTTAAATAATTGTTTTCCAAAGATATAAGGTTGACATTTAAATATTTCTGAACGCCCTTCATAAACCATATCTTTAACATATTCTAATACTAATTCACAATCTAAACCTTTTTCTTTTAATAATGCAAATGTTTTGCAAGCTAGAGTTGATTTGCCAACTCCTGCTCCACCTAATAAATTAACAATCAAAGTTTTTTTCATCATTAATCCTCCCACGCTTTAGCATTGTTTATTTTATTATAAACATAATCAATTGTATATAATGGCATTGTTTCATATTCCTCTAATAAATCATTTAAACAGTGCATCCTGTCTTCTATAACTTTTATCAATACTTCTGAGTTGGTATTCATCAAATGAGATTCTAATTTAATCTTTTCATCAATAATTTTGTTCCTTTGTTCGTTTAGTTGCATAAAGGTTAATCCTTCTTTCATTTTAATTCCTCCTACCCTACATATATACATATAAACTTTTTAAATTTTACTTTTTCTAATTCTTCTTTAGCTTTATTTTCAACAAATTCATAGTCATACTCATAATAATGTTCCCATAATTCATCAATTAAACATTCTAAATAATCATCTTTATTCATCCAATGTTCACCATTCCATATTGCTAAATCATTGATAGAAACATTATAAACTTCTCCTTCTATACAACTATAATCATCAAAATCAATTGAATCATTAACGAATACTTTTATTTCTGCTGTTGGATTATCTTTAATTAATTGTTTTAATTCTTCTGAATAATTCATATAAATCATCTCCCTTATCATTTATTTTATGTATTAATTATAACATAATAATTTATATAATACAAGTACAAAAATTTGTTTTTTTGAATAAAGTTTAAATATTATCTTTTTATTATTCTAACTCTACCAATAAAATATTATCTTTGTACTTGTAAAGTAATATATGAACGAATGTGAATATGTTACTTATTATACTTAGAGTTTATGCAACCTACCCTTCCCCTCCACTCTTGGAGGGAATACTCAACAATCCAGTAGATTGTTTCGTTGCAATAAAAAGCAAGCAATTTTATTGCTAATTATACATAAATTATTATTTTTATATTTTGTACATTTATAAAAGTAATAATATATATAATATATATATTATAGGAATTACAAATGTACAAAAATATTTTATTGTAGTATTAAAGACATAATATCTTTTGTTATATTATCATGTTTTATATCTATTACATCACCAGTTATCCTTAACATAGTTTCTATAAAATCGTCATTATTTCTATAATCATATTTAACATTATCTCCTTTTCTATTTTCAATATTTTTATTAACATTTTCTATTTCCAAATCATTTATTCTAGTTTTATAATGTTCTATGTCACAATCATCAATCCCAATACTATAAAGGTATTGTTTTATTTGATTTATGTCGTAATTTATTTTTATTGCTCTAAATGAGAATTTAAAGTTTTCAAAATCTACTTGTTGTCTTATAAATTCATTTGTTAACTTAGAATATTCTCCCCATTTGCCTTTTTTTATTACTTCGTTTTCTCCATTTTCTCCACATTCTAACTTTATTAATGCTTTTCTTTGACATTTTCGTATTATATCTAATTCATAATCAGTACATAATCTTGGTCTAGTGCTTATTATATTATATTCATAATCTTCGTCTATATCTCCAAATTCATTAAATATTTTATTATTTGATACACCTTTTAATTTATTATAAACTATCATTTTTGAATCCTTGTCACAATCTATTATTCTTAATTTATCTAGTTTGTCCAAAGCTTTTAATAAATGAGATTTTATAGTTTTATTGGTAGAATTAAAATGGTCATGAATATATTTTATGTTGGTATTAGTGTAACAAGCGTATCTACCTCTATTTTTATTACAAGTATTATAATTTACATTTATTAGTCCTGTTTTTTGCATTAAATACATTATACTATATACTGCTATTCCATCTTTTACAAAATCTATATTTTTATTTCTATCATCAGCCATTATGTGTAATAGTATTATTATCTCTAAATCCTGTATATTTTCTAATCTATCAAACCTTTCTTTTCTTTTATCCTTTATTTCTTTTTGAACTTCAAATACTTCATCTATTATATATTTTCTTCCTTCTGTATGGTATTTACATAATGATTCTAATTGTTTAATTTGAGCAATTTTACTGTTTCCTGTTTTAATTTCCCAATTTAAAAAATTACAAACCTCCTTCCAATTCTTAAACACTTGTCCTTTTTTTAATTTCTTCATATATTTTTCTCCTTATAATTTATTTTATGTTTATATGCCAATTATGGCAGTTTTCTTTTCCCACACATCTAAAACAACAACTGCTTCCATCTTCACAGCCATAAATTCTTCTTTCCTGTGGTATTTCATCAACTTCTTTTAACCATTCTTCTAATGGTGTCATAAAATCTTCATCATATTTTTTATTTGACATAGTTATCACTCCTTTATCATTTATTTTATGTTTATATTATAGCACAAATAACTAGTGCTGTAAAGAGGTCTGACTATAATAAATCAGATTCTAATTGTGATAAATTATAGCCACCAAATGTATTAGAAGTAATGTATTCGTTACTAGTTTCTACCAATTTCTCTGTAATAATTTTGTTCACGTATTGAACAGCACCTAAAATATTGATGTTTTGATGTGAATAATTGATTTTTGACATAACCATAGATTGAATAGCAAACTCATGAACACCTCTAAGGGCAAATAATTCACGTGCAATTTGTTTTAATTCAGATTTAGACATAGTAGTATTACCTTTGATAGTTTTAAATGACTTTGCATAAGATTTAATTATGTCAACCACATTAGTATCAGTATTAGTATTTAAATTAGTATTTCTAATTTCTTCTTTGTCAGAAACCGAATTAGCTTCAACATCACTATTTTCAACAGTTTGTGGATAATTATTTTCATCCACTTTTTCATTCATTTTTTCATCCACAGTTGGGTTAAAAAAATATTTATTAAGTCTACCAACTTTTTTAATTATTAGTATTCCTAAATCTACTAATTCATTACAAAGATTTATAAAATGAGTTCTGCCCATTTGTATGCCCCTGCCTTTCCAAGCAGAATATCTAGCATATAGTCTGTCTAGGCTCATTCTAATAGAATTATCATCGTTAAGATTTTGTAGAGCATAAGCTAACACAGAAAGGCATTTAGCACGTTTATTGTCATTGAATACGTTATAGTTAATAATATCTAATTGTTTTTTTGGTATTTGTATTTTGTAATTGTTCATAATAAAAATCTCCCCTATTCTTTAAAAATATAGCGGAGAAAAATCTTCTATATATATGTTTTTTTTGCTTGACTTATAGTGTATATGTGATATAATAAGTACATAAACAAGAAAAAATATATTAAAAATCTCTTCTGTTTTAGAAGAATTTTTCTCTGTGACCTATACGTTTATTTGATTGGTAGTCTGCAAAACGTATAGGTTTTTGCTATATTCAATTAATTTATATATTTATTATACAAAAATGTGGATAACTTTGCAAGAAAAATTTTAGTTATCCACATTTTTTATTATTTTCTATGAAATAGCCTGTTGAAAAAGCTATTTTTTTGTTTAGTTTCTTCAAATTCTTTTTTATGTTCAGCTAACATACTTCTCATATCTGAAACGATTTTGGCTGAATCTCTTTCCTGTTTATCTATTTTATCTTGCGTTACTGCAATATTCTCTGATATATCTTGCAATTGTGAATATAATTCAGTTTTGAAATTATTAATAGATTCTTCTACATTCTCTTGAACCACTATAGATGTCTTTTCATCTATCTGTCTTAACAATTCTCCTGCAAACTCTTGCTGTTGAGCAATCATTAAATGAATTAGGTTCTGCATCATTTTTTGATTAGATTGAGTAAGAATTGTTGTTATATACTCCATGTCAAAAGTATCTTTTCCAATCAATTCTTTGTCATTATTTGCAAATCCATTTCTTTTTATAAGTTCTTTTATTTGAGAGATAGAGAAATTCCGTTCTCTTCTCAATTTTTTTATTACTTCAAATTGTTCTACACTTGTTTCTGTATATTGCCACCTGCCATTTACCTTTTTGATGTACAGAAATTCTTGAAAATCTTCTGCCCATGTTCTAATTGTATGAGGTGGTTCACCTATTCTTTTGCCAATTTGGACTGCATTAACTATACATTCTTCATCTTTTGGAACAGCTTTAAATTCCACATCATTATAATTATCCATAATAACACCTTCCTTTTACCTTAGTTTAGTATATAATATTAAATATGTAAAGTTAATTTAGTTTAATTTATTGCATACTTTACTTTACTTTACTCATAAATATATCACATATTTATCATAGCTTTATCATATCTTTATCGTAATTTTATCAAGCTTTTATCATAACTTTATCACATTTATGTCAAATATTGAACATTTTATTATAAATAACTGTTTACTTTTGAGTAAATAAGTATTATAATTTGATATAGAGATGAAAGAAAGGAGATAAATAAATGATTGATACCGATAAAGATGTGATAAAAACATTGAATAGTAATGATTATTTTATATTAAGCAAGATATACTATCCAGAAAAAAAGTTAGGTAACTGCGAAGGAAGGGGCATAACCAAAGATTTAATAGCTGAAAGAAGCAAATTAAGCATTAGCACAATTAACAGGTCTATACCTAAATTATTAAAAGCAGGACTTATAAAAGAAGCTGTAAAGCAAATAAATAAGAAGGCTTATTATATTAGTGCAAAAGGTCAACAAAGATTAAAAGAATTAAGAGAAAGAGAGTGGTAATAAATGGATAAGTCAAGCATATTAGTGACAGGATTAGGACAATGTGGCGGAAGATTAGCAGACACAATGAAGGAGTTTAATGGGAGATATACTACTAATTATATAAATAGTTCATTAGGTGATATAAAAGGTCTTAAACACGCTGATTTGGACAATAATGTACTAATATATAGTGGAACAGATGGAAGTGGTAGAATAAGAGAAAATGGAAAGAAATTTTTTGAAACAGATGCAATAAGAGTAGCTGATTTTATAGGAAAATTCAGACAGTTCAAACATACTGTAGTATGTACTAGTTTAGATGGAGGTACTGGTTCGGGTACTTTAATACATTATGTAAAATTATTAAAAAGATTAATGCCTACAATGACAATAACAGTAGTTGGTGTTTTACCAAAATTAGCATCAGAACCATTAAATTTAGATAACGCTAAGAAATGCCTTAAAGAATATGAAAAGTATATAAAAGATTTAGTAAACGGACTAATATTAATAAATAATGAAAAATGTGATATGAACTATGAACAAATTAATTTAGAAGCTGTTTCTATGATAGATGCGTTTTTTGGAATGGTAGGGCATCATGAAGATGGCAGTATAGATAATGGAAATCTAAATAATGTAATAACAGCAGGAGGATATATCAGTTTATTTAAACTACCAAATGTTGAGGATGTATCAGTAAGAGATGCCATGAAACAAGCTAAAGAGAAAAGTATATTTGCATTACCAGAAAATTTTAGATGTTTATTTGGTGCTGTAAATGTAGTAGAAGGAATGTATAATAAAGATTCAATATGTGAAAAAATAAAAGCTAAAAAGACTACTTATTCAACATATAATAAGAAGGGATTAAATCTAGTAGCATTAAGTGGCTGTAGTATGCCTAATGATGATATAGATGATTTAATAGACGAATTAAAGACAAGACAAGAAGATGATGATGATTACGAAATAGAAGGTTTCAATATTTCAGATGATGAAGAAGATACAGTTGATACAAAACCTAAAAAACAAGAAAAAACAAATGTATTCATGGAAGAAGAAGATATTGATGCCATTTTAAGTGATGCAGATTTCTTTAAATTTTAGATGATAAATTGTCAGCAAAAAATATTTTTAAATTTTTTAATATTTTTTGTTGACAAGATATTTAAACTATGTTATTATAATATTGTCGATAGGACATCGGCAAACAATAAAGAAATAAAATAAATGATAAGAATGGAGAGATGTAAAATGAAAAGTATTAAAAGAATGAAGATGTTAGATGATATAAGGGGAGCAATTTCAAATTATTTTGAGTTTAGAATTGATAATTTATCAGAAAGTGAAAACAAATTAAAATCAACTTATGTTAAAAGCTTAGATAAATTAGAAAACTCTAATGGAAACTTTTTTGAAACAATATCTGAATTAACATCAATATTATGTGAGGTATGTTTAGAATTTAAACCAAAAAATTTAGAAGATGTAGATAAGTTGTTACCATACCAAAAAAGTATTTTAAGAGTAACAGGAGCATTAGTGGAAGCTAGTTTCAGCTTAGATAAAGATATTAAAGGTTATAGTAAAAGTAGAAAAAATAAAAATGATAGAGAAGATAGAATGTTAAATGAATTAGAAAGTGTTATTGAAAATTATATAATGAGTGTTCTTGCCACAGAAAGTGTTAAAAAATTAAGTGACATCTATAAATCAAAGATAAATAAAATCAGAGGAAACGATGACTTGGCTGTTGTGTTAGCTGTTTTTGCTGAAATAGCTAAGTTAATGCAATCAATAGTTGATGAATTTGTTGTAGGAAAAACAACACGTAATGAATTAACTAAAGAAGAACAACAGTTTTTATCAATGAAAAATGCTATAGTAAGAACATTAAATGATATGAATAAAATGTTTAAATAATATAAAATAAACAATAAATAGAAATGGAGGGTTCAATATGGATTTTAAAAAATGTGAAGAACAAGTAATAACTTTAATAAAAGAATTGAGAAGAGAAATAGTGGATGATTGTGAAAATGTTTGGGATTTATGTGATGAATGTAGATGGAATAAAGAAACACAAAATGGTATTAGCATTTGTGATAATAATACAGAACTATATCCGATTGAAGCTGTATGCAAAGATGATTGTGACACAATAGAACAGATTATGTGTGCATTATACAAAGAAATGAGTAAAGATTGTGATGTAAATAAAGATGATTGTAGTAAGTGTCAATGGAATAGAGTTTCAAAAAACGGACAAACATTATGTGACTTACACAGCAAGATTATGGCATATATTATTATAGAAAAAAATGAAAGAACGCAGAAATGATGAATAAATTCAAAAGTAATTGTAATTAATGTAAATAGGATGAATTTAAATAAATAATAAATAGAAATGGAGAGATTTAATATGATGATGGAAATGATGCAAAAAATATTTTTAGAAGAAACTGGAAATGTTATAGGAGGATATTTAAACAATGCTGACAAACCTTTAAGTGGTTCAGATAAGAAATTACAAGATAGTTATGAAGAATTTGTGCATGAAGCAACAAATCCAACTGGAAATACTATGACAAAATTAAAAAACTTAGCATTAGCTTTATGCACAGTATGTTTAAAATTTGACCATGAAACAGAGGAAGATATTGATAAATTAAATGAATATCAAAAGAATATAATTTTATTTACAGGAAAAGTTGTAGAAACACTTACTATTGTAGAAGAAATAACAGGTAATGATATGGATGGCGAATTGCCTAATGAAGAATCACAAAAATCAGAAGATATAATTGATATGATAGGGAATATTATAAAAAAATATTTAGATTCTAAAGATAATTTTAACAAAGATGAAATGATATTAGCTAATTCATATGAAAAAATTATTGATACTCTAAAGAAAAAAGATATTTCTGATGAAAACTTTAGAAAAACTTTAGCATTACTTGAAAATTTAATGTTGAAGGTAATCAATAATATTTTTGATATACCATCTGACCTAACAGAAGAAGAACAAGATATGATACGTATGAGAAATGCTATTGTAGAATCATTACTATTGTATAATAAATAGAATAAGAATTAAAAGAAATGGGGTTCGTCACTCCATTTTTTTTGCATAAAATAAACAATAATATATAAATTAGAATTATGAGAAAAATATAGAATTATTTTAAATAATTTAAAGAAATTTTTAATTATTTATAGTTTACAATACATAAAATAAATGATATAATTAACTCATAGGTTGGATAATCTATGAGTTAAATTTTTATAAAGAGAGGTATAAATTATGAACAGAAAGAAAATACACAACATTTTAACAAAACTCTATAAAACTCAATGGAAAACAGTATTTAATGAACTGGATAAACAATATACAGATAAGGTTATTGAAATTGCTAGTGATTATGAAATACGTAGACAAAAAGCATTTACTCCAATATTGATAAATGGTTACAATTTAAATGATAAGTTAAATAAATATAAAAATACGATTGATGCAGAAACATTTTATGAATATGTTGATGAAAATAATAGTTATATTAGAGAATATAACGTGCTTACAAAAAAAATGCACTCCGAATTATTAAATCAATGTGAAAAGATTAAAGATTTTTACGAAGAAATTCAAGACATAGTTATTCCTTTTGCAAAGAAATTATCAGATGTAGATGAAATATTTGCTAGATTAGGTCATTTAAAAGGTAAATGGTTTAATATGTTAATAACATTTGATTGCAATAAAATAGGAGAAAGTCCAACAATATTTAATGAAAATGTTAATATACTTAATAAAAAAAGAAGTAAAATAATTGAAGATTTAGAAATTAAAATGCAAAAAATGGAAAACCAAACCGAAGATAAACCCAATAAAGGACAAGAATATAAGAAAATATTTGACCATAAAGAAATGAATAGACTGGCAGAAATAAGTGGATATATATTTAATAGAACCACAGGAAGTCATAAAGTATATATTCATTCAAAAACGAATAAATTAGTAGTTATTCCCCAACACAAACTTGAATACGGTCTTATGTGTGGAATTCAAAAACAAATAAAGCAAAATTCTTTATAAATTATGTTGACATTACATAAAATAAATGATATAATTAAAAATGTAGATAGGAGATGATGATTGTGAAAAATAAAAACAAATATGTGAGCATTAAAGAACTGTTAGATGAAGTAGAGGATGCTATGATACAAGAATGTGAATGTGTAGACGATTGTCACGATTGTAAGTATGGAAAAATTATTACAGGTAATAAATCTATATGTGATTTACATACAGATTTATATGCAGAATTGGTTACGGGGGCGATATGGAATGATTAGTAAAAATCAATATGATGATGGGATAAGATGTAAAGGAATGTGTGATTTTGGCGACAGCAATATGGAACAAGTATTTATTGGCGGAGGATGTGCTGAAAGAGGATTTTGTTATCAATACAAAATGCAAAACAAATCAGAAAATAACATATTGTGGAAAAAAATTACATTCAAGGAACGAGAATATATGTGCAAAGTAGATTTATACAATCTAAAATTATTTGTATATAACATGAATGGTAATGAACTATATTCAAATCCATTATATACAAATAATTTGGTAAAAGAATGTAAAGATGCAGTATTACAAGCAAATGCTATAGTTGTAGAATCTCAAGTATATGAAGATTTTATGAGATGGGATGGAAATATGGATAAATAATAAAGGGAGGGAGTAATAATATGTGGACAGAATTTAAACAGGATAGTTGTTTATATAGAGTTCGTATAGAACATCATAAACCTACATGGATGCAAATATTATTCGATAGAGAAGTATATAAAGAATATTGTATACACATACAAAAGGTAGATTCAAAAAGCACTTCTGTTATAAAATATAGATTTAGCGAGTATGAATTGTGTTTTTATTGTAACGATATGGTCAACCAAACATTAAAAGACCTAATGAAAAATAGTGACGAAAAATATGAGAAATATTTAATAGCGACAGCTAAAGAATTGATACAAAATCAAATACAATCAAAGAGAATTACAGAGGTTTAGGAGGATTAATAATATGTGGGTGGAATTTGATTATTATGGAAATCACTATAGAATAAGAGTGGAACATAAAAAAGGTTGGAAAACATGGATTGGAAAGGTAATAAGTGATTTTTCTTATACGGAATATAAACCATATGCAATAAGAATTGAACAAAGAATCGATAAATACAATACGTATTCATATAGAAAAACATATAAGAAAATATACAAAAAAAATATGACAATCTATGATAATGTTTTTGTTACTGAAAATAATCATTTAATTTGTGTAAGAAATTTAAAACAACAAGATGATAAAATGTTTACTTCAATATTAATTCAAACAGGCATCACTACATTAGAAAAGATGAATAGAGATAGTAGAATAGCAGAGGTTTAATTCTTTGCTATTTACACAAAATAAACAATAAGCGAGGTATAAATATGAAAAGAAATATTTTTTTTGAATATATTCAACAAAGAATTGAAATTGGTTATATCACACGTTTGTTTATTATTGGAATGATGATTATTTATATAATCAGCGAAGTATTATATCAAATTACTTAATATATGGAGGGATAGTATGAAAAGAATATTGTTAGGAACATTGACATTAATTTTTACATCTAGTTTATTATTAGGATGTAGTGAAACAATAAACTCTGGTTATACTTCATCAGATAAAGATGGAGTATTAATATCAATAGAAAATAATATAATGTGTGGGGCAAATCAAGATATTAAAGTGGTAACTTTTGGAGAAGAAAAATTAGAAAATTATTCAATAGAAAAGAATGATGATGGTACTAAAGATGTAATATTGCATTTATCAACTAATACAAATAAATACAGAAAAGAGGAGAATAAATAATGATATTAAATTGTAAAGAAATAAGAGAAAAGGCTATTGATAAAATAAAACAAGAAGGGAATATAGAAAACTGTAAAGCAGTATTTGTTCAAGTTGGAGAAGACCAATCTTCTAATGTATATGTTAGAAATAAAATAAAACTTTGTGAGGAAGTTGGAATTAATGTAGAGCATATGCAATTTGCAAGTAATGTTGAAGAAAATGAACTAATTAACTTTATAAAAATAATGAATATGGATGAATATATACATGGGATAATGGTACAATTACCTTTACCAAAGCATATAAGTGAAGAAACAATCATTAATACAATAGACCCTAAAAAAGATATAGATGGTTTTACGCACAGCAATAAAGGTAAATTAATGGTAGGGGATAGTTCAGCTATGATTCCTTGTACACCTTTAGGAATTATGGATATATTAGATTACACAGCAACAGATGTTGAAGGTAAGAATGTGGTAATAGTTGGAAGAAGTAACATTGTGGGAAAACCTATCGCTCAATTATTGATAAATAAAGGTGCTACAGTTACTGTATGTAATAGTAAAACAAATAAACATTATTTGGGAGAACTTATATCAAGAGCAGATATATTTATAAGTGCAATTGGACAACCAAATTATTTTAACAAAGAGTTCTTTGATTCAGTTGATATTCCTACTACAAGATTAAAAAACATAGTAGCAATTGATGTGGGAATAAATAGAGATTCAGATAATAAATTGTGTGGAGATATTTCAAGAGAATTATATGATGATTTTAACATAATCACACCTGTACCAAATGGAGTGGGAGTAATGACCGTATTAAACGTAATAAAAAATATTATTAAATGCTATAAAAATCAAATTTAAATAATTAAAATTGCTTGACATAAAATAAATGATATAGTATAATGAATTCATAGGAAGGAGCTGATACATTGTTAACTGATAGAGAAATACAAGAAATAAGAGAATTACTTGCTCGGTAATGAATTGACTGATGAAGAAAGATGGGAATTAGAGGAAATTCTGATTAGACATTACAGACACGTATAAAAAGGGGGAATTTTATTGGCAGAAGATAAAATTAAATACTTAGAAGAACTTAGAGATAAATTAGAAAAGTCTAATATAAGAGAATTTAAAAATTGGACTAAGCTATGTGAACTATTTTCGTGGAAAATTACTAGAGGAACATATAAACTTGCTAGAGAAAAAGAATTATCAATAATTTGTCAATGGGAAAAGATTGGGAATAAAATAAAAATAAAAAAAATAAATAACAATATACAAAAGTCAGATATAAAAGATGGAAGGAGCGATATGATATTTGGTGGATATAATAATGTTAAAATTGGTAAAAATGAATACGATAATATAGGTATATATATTATTATTGATAAAGACAATAACTGTTATATTGGTTCTACCATACAAGGTTTTAAACAAAGGTTTTACGACCATTATAGAAAAAAACACAAATCCATGCAACATACGTATGATTTATTACATGATAATTATGCAGAATTTAGAATATTGCACGATATGACAGATATTGAAGATGTAGAACTTATTCGTATGGTAGAAGATGAATATATCCAATATTACAAATCTCTACCACAATATAATGTTATAAATAGAGCAGAAAAAGCTTATTATAAAGGTTATTGTAAAAAACAAAAATATAAAAGTTTAAAAATAAAAGAAGAAGATTATATGTTAGCTATTAAAATATTGCAAGATAATAATATTGAAATAAAAGGAGAGTTATTAGATTATGAGTAAATATTTTGCAGTCAAAGATGTGAAAATAGCAGAAATAATGTCTAGTTTATTAAATAAAAATTATTATAAATTTTATGATGAAAAATTAGGTCAAGATATTTATACTTTTGAAAGAACTGAAAACATAAATAAAGTTTATGGTCATGCTATGAGAATATTAGCAAACCTATAATTGGGAAGGATTACGATTATGATTAAGAAAAAATATATACAAGAAATAATAGGTGATGATTATAGAAGTTGGGAAAAAGGTGAAACAATATTAATTAAAGCAGGCACAGGAGCAGGAAAATCTAGTTTTGTAAAAAATATATTAAATATGTTTTGTTACTGTAGAAATGAAAAAATATTATTTCTTAGCAATAGAACCAATTTAAAAAAACAAAATGAAAATGATATAGATAAATTAATTGATATAGGATATAACAGCATAATAATAAAAAATTACCAAGAAGTAGAAGAAAATTCTGAATGTGGAAAATATGATTTAAGTAAATATGATGTTATTGTTATGGATGAAGCACATTATTTCTTTACTGATTCAGCATTTAATAATAGAACAGATGTTTTCTTTAGACAAATATTAAAGAATGATAATGTAATCAAAATTTTTATGACAGCAACTCCAACTATTTTACAATTCTATTTCAAGCAAAATAATTTGAAGTTTGATTATGAATATGAATTAGATACAGATTATTCATATTTAGAAAATGTTATAGCCTATAATAATAAAGATTCTGCTTTATCAATAATTAATGAAATACCTCAAGATGAACAAATAATTTATTTTGGTTCTGTAAAAAGAGCATTAGAGATATCACAAACTTTTGGTGGAGCATTTATATGTAGTAGGTATAATAAAGATTATTACAATAAATACGTTATCGGAACAGAAAATGAAGAAGAATTAAATAGGATTATTACAAGTCAAAAATTCAATAATCATATATTATGCACAACTATAGCACTAGATAATGGGATAAATTTATCATCAAAATCTAATATAAAACATATAATTATAGAAGTTTCAGATTTGGATACTTTTATACAATGTTTAGGAAGAAGAAGGGTTGTTGATGGTGAAAAAATTAATTTATACTTCTATGATTTTTCTAACAATCAAGAAATAGCAGGTTATAGAACTAAATTATTAAAACCATTGGCAGAAGCCGACTTTCTTATTGATAAAGGCGAACTAGAATATGTAAAAGCATATAATAAACAACACAAAACAGGAATAGTAGATTTTACAATTGGAGAAGATGGTTATACTCACCCACAATTAAATGAATGTATGTATTATAAATATTATGTTAATAAAATAATATATGATTCTATATTAGATAAAAATACATCAACTAGTTATAAAAGTATGGTTTCTGTAGCATTAGGTGTTGAAATTATAGATAAAGAAATGACAGAAATAAAATCATCAACAGAGATATATTTAGATGGATTAATAGGAAAACCACTTTATAAAGAAGACCAAAAAGAGTTAATAGAAAGATTAAATATTAGAGATGATAGGCACAGATTGCAAAAAAAGATATCTACATTAAATGGATATTTAATAGATAACTATAATATGATGTTGATTAGTAAAAGAATAAGAGAAGAAGGTGATAGAACCACAATTTGGTTAATAAATAATATAGAATAAATAATACTGACCATTTTTTTGGAGTAAGCTAAATATAGCTTTATCCAACTTTTTGGTCACAACATAAAATATGGTATTACAAAGGAGGAAAATATATGTTAATTGATTTAGAAAAACAAGATTTAATAAACTTAGTAAAAGGTATTGCTCCATCTTTTACCGCTATGAATGAACCTTATATTAAAGGTATGGGGTACTACGATGATTATAGGGGTTCTTGGAAATGGTATAATACCTCCCTAGAACAATTAGATGAAAATGACTTACTTCTTATTTATTACCTATGTAAAAATAGTTGGAACTAGATTTGAAAATTATATGAATATAAAATAAAATAAACAATAGGAGTGATTAAATGATTTTAAGAGATAAGGGTAAAAGTTTTTTTGATGAAAAATTAATTGTTGGAGCATCTGTTTATGAAGATTATTACGGAAACAACGATATTCGTAAAGGAATAAATATATTTACAAGAGATAAACATTACAGATTTGAGTATGATGATATCAAACTGGCTCAAGAAGATATATTTGATATTCAACAATTATATGTAGAAAGAAATAAACCTAACCAAATGTTTGTTGATAGTAGAGTTAATATAAGTACACAGATACAAGATGAACAAGGTGATTTGAGAAATTTTGCTGATAGAGTTAATGAATTAATATAAGCAAACCATATTATACAACAACATAGAACAGGGTAAAAGGGAAGATTGCTAACGCATCTTCTCCTTTTTAACTCATAAAACAAGTTTTATTCGTTATAGTTTGTTTTTTATTATCTATACCTACAACTATATACCCCCCCCATATATGAAGTATATCCGCCCATATAAGCTTCTTATACCCCTCCCCTTATAACTTTACTATTTATATTTGCAGGGTGCTTAGAACAGCTAATAGGGTTATTATTTTGTTATATGTTTACGACTGCAATATACCCCCTCCCTACCTATATATAATTATTGGCATTAATACGTTAAGTACCCGCCCTACTTGACAACAATTAAAAATAGTATTATAATAGTAATAAAGAAGTAGGGTAGAATAATAGATATTTACTCTATGAAATGGCAATAAGTTCTTTGAAAAGTAAATAAAAAGGGTGTTTTTGAAAATGGATATATCCGATGATTTACATATGTTTATGAGTGATGTTATGAGAAAAGTGTTACTCGTCAAAAAATACAAAATGTGTGTAGATTAAGGAGAGGATGGCTTTGTTCACGAATTGAACACAGTAAACGTTTACAAGTACCCCCTAGTATACGTTTTCATACGATATATAACAGAGTATAAGTATACATTATACGTTGTTACCTATGTACTAGGCTTTACCAGTAATAAGGGAAAATATTTTCATAAATTGAACACTCATTAATGTTATGTATATATTTGTTACGTACCTATACACACACACACACACCAACATAACAAAATGTTAATATCAAGTACAGTATTAGTAAACATAAAGTTTAATATTAATGAACTATTACCACCATAAAGTTTTGTATTACTATACTTTGTGTTCACTATTACTATACTTGATTTATATATAAGATAAGATTTGAACGTTTGTTATTTGTATAGTTGTTCAAGTTTCAATAGTTCAAATCTTATTTTCTCTTATATTTGATATCATGTTATATGGTATTATATACTACATTAACAAGTTTGACATACAATGATAGAGTTGTTCTAGCAAAAGAGTTATCGAATACCACTTTAAGAGGTTTGACAAGTTATACATTATGTGTTCTAAGTTATATAGTAATGAATACTACATAATAAGATTTGACAAACGCTATAACATTTGTTCTAAGATAAGAGTTATTGAATACCATATAAGAAGGCTTGACAAACTATGTTTGATTTGTTCTAAATTTTTGGATACTATTTTGAGTGATTTGTCAAGAGTTAATTTATAAGAGGTATTTAATACTGCATTATAAGGTTTGACATAATAATAATTTTATATCTAGTTTTTTAGAACGACTGATTTTGTTTTGTCAAGTATAATTTTATATATGGTATTGGATACTGTTTAATAAGGTTTGACACATGATGATTTATATGCTCTAAGAATTTAGATACTATTTTTATAGTTTTGTCAATGGTTAATTTTAGGAGATATAGTGTATTTAATATGTATACATATGTATGTGTATGAAGTACACCAATCTATACACGTACAATATAACGACAATTTAGATTTGAACGTGAATTTAAGAACGAAAATAACCTTGTAATTAATCATTTATTTTGTGTTTGAATTTACATTTTTGTGAGAATTGAAGATAGCTGAAACGTAGTCATATCAATGGTTTGCAGGCTTACAAATATTCCTAATTAATGATAATATATATCATTTACATAAGAATATAGTATAGTAAAGGTTTACAACGCATTTATTACGTTATTTTACGACTGTTTTATAACTGGTATTTTAAGAGATATTAAGAACACGAACGTTTAACGTATTGTGGTGTGAAACATTCAGATAACATATATTAGAACAAGTATTTTGATTTTGTCAAGTTTTTAGCGGAATAGAGTAGTATTGTACAATATATGAACAAGTATAGTATTAGTAAACAAAAGTTTATAAATAGTAAACAATTATCAGAATATTATGAGCGTGTATAATAACGATAATGGAACGATAGAACGGTTTTATTTTTCAAGGTATTAGTTTACCTGCGATTTTTGGGCGTGAATCTAAACGTTTACATGGGCATTAGAATTGATTGACCAGTCAACATATTGAGTAGTTTTGTAAACGTTTACAGAGTATGAGTGTTCAACAAGTGAACTATTGTTCTGAATAGTGTATAATTAAATAATATGCGAACCTTATCAAGTGCAAAAAAATAACTAGCGTATAGAACGTTAGTTATTGATATATAGATAAAGCTATTAATATTAATATACATAGAGTTGAAAACATTTGTAAGTTGCGTATAATACGTTGAATACTGTTTAATGGTTTGAAATCAAGTGACACGTTATAAGAAGTTTTGTTATTATTAGTTATCTTTTTGCTGAATGTTAATGTAGTATTGAATACCATGTTAAAAGTTCTATTATAAGTTGTTGTTATCATATCTTTACACCTCTTATTATTTATTTTATGCTATATAAATTTATAAGTATAAACTTGTTCCTTAATATCTTTAATACCTAGAATGAATGATAGTTGTTTTTTGTCTACCACCTTTTGAGTTCCATCTTTAAAAAATATCTTACACATAATTTTATTACCACCTTTACATTTTTTGTTATCATTTATCTTATGTACTCATTATATAATAAATTTTGGATATAGTCAACATTTTAAGTAATATTTTTATTAATTATTTTATGTTATATATTATATATAATGTAGAGAAAATTTTAATAATATTTTTACTTAAAATGTTGACATAAGATAAACAATAATATATAATAGTAGTTGTAAAGGACAATAGAATAAATTTAAAGAGGTGCTGTAAATGAAACTTAATATTAAAAAATTAGATGGTTCAAAAGAACAAATTAAATGTGATAATTTTTCAATATTAACATATGAAAAAGATAAAAATATTAAAGAATTATATAGTGGAAGTGAAATAGAAAGAATAACAGTAATGTCGGGTATTGTAGATAAAAACATGAGATTGCATGACTGTAAAATAAAATATTTAGCGTTAATATCACTATTAGACAAAAGCGATAAAGCTCAACCTTGGATGAAAATAGATTTAAACAATTCAAGTGTTGGTGACATTCAACAAAGAACAAGAGAAATAGAAGAATATATAATAGAATCTTTATGTTAAGCTTAAAAAGTGCTGACGAGTCTTTGAAAATTAAGACGAAACTAGGGGCAACCCTAGTCCACTTTAAAAGTGAATTTTAATTAAATAAGGAGCGTTTAAAGATGATTAAAATATTAAGAGTTGTTCAATTAAAACATATTAAAAAGGTTAAAATATTAGATGGAGATAATAAAATTACTATAGATTTTAGTAAGAATATTACGAAAATTAATAACAATCCTTTTGACACTTTTTCTAAAACTGTTATAAATGGAATACCAAACAAATATATTCACTTAGAAAAATTGTTTAACAATGAAGATAGAGAAAATATGTTAAACATTGTTTATGATATGATAGTAAAGGGTTGTTATAGCATAAGCAATGATTATATCTATATAGATTATAATGGTAATGAATATAGAATTAATACACGTAATAAAGATAGTTTTATAATAGGAAGAATAGGAGATAATGAACTTGTTACACGCTTTTATTATGAAGTAAATAATATAAAATCTAATACAGTATATGAAGTATTGTCTAATTGTTAATAATGTTTTTATTAAAAGTTGTTGACATTTATAAAATTATCTATTATAATATAGGCATAGTAAACGAACAAAATAAATGATAAGGAGCGATAAGATATGAAAAAATTTAACAAAGGTGATATAGTATTATGTAAGAATGTTATAGGAGCAAACTACATTTTATGTAAAGTAATTGATGGAAATTATTCAGATAGGGCAATAGAGGTGCAAGTATTAAAAAATAACGCTTATACAGTAGTTAGCTTGATTTACTGCAAAAAGGTTACACAAAACACTATCAAAAAAGAAATACAAAGGGAATTAATAGCAAATGGAGTGACTAAAGAAGATTTAGATAACAATGTTTTTGAAGATTTTATTTCATTAGAGTTATTATGTGCTATAAAAGCATTTGCGTTAAACTTTGTTAAGTTGACAATATCTGATTTAAAGGCTATTAAGTATTGTGACGAATACGACAACGCAGAGGACTTTAAGCAAACAATTATATTTTCATTTTTTGATTACTTATTGGATAATGATAATATAACAATAACTCAATTTAAAAATACAATTGTAAAGAATTTAACAGTATAAGGAGCGTGTAAAGATATGATTAAGTGTGTAAAGGAAATTAAGCCAAATGACGTATTGGATTTAGGTGGTAACATTTTTAACAATACAAGGTCGGTTTGTACATTAGTAAGTTATGGAATATGTGGCGACACATACGAACTCAATTTAAAGTCGGAACAAACTGGAGAATATTTTACTCAAGAATTTAAAAATACTGATAATATTGTGGTGTGGTAAAGGAGCGTTAACAATGAATAGAATTAATGATTTGATAGAAAAACAGTTTTTAACTTATGACGAACTTGCAGAACTAACACTCTCTAGTTATGTTGAAAGTGTTATTGACAATGGGAATAGTGGTTTACATTATGGATATAAATGGTTTTCGGTTATAGTGAATGATTTTGACTTTGACATATACGTTAAATATGATTAAGGAGTGTAGGCAATATGTGGAAAAAGATATTTGATATTAATAATCAATTAAAACAAGTTACAAACGATATTAAGGCAAGCGACAAGCAAATACACGCTATAGAGGTTAATAAGCAAGGATTATTATATATTAATAGTGTAATAGGTGTGGCTAATGACGTGGCAACTGGAAATTATTGTTTGATAGGTGTAGTTGATAGTGGTTTGAGTTCAAATGATGAACGACTAAAGTTATACTTACAAAATATAATAAATGAATACAATGAATTAAGAAGTGTATAAGAGGTATTATTACCTCTTATTTTATTATATCAATGTAAACGTTTAATTTTAGTGTCATATGTACAGAATGATAAATAATACATTATTAATACTGCAACGACTGTATGAAGCTGACAAGGGCAAAATATTTGATATTACGTTGTATTATATTGTTGTTAGAATACTATATAATACATTTATTAGCTAATATAAGCGTTTTTGTGAGTTCTAATGAATAATTTATCATCTAATATGTTAAACCACTAATGTAAACGATATTATGAATAAATAAAAAAATAATAAAAAGTTATTAAAAAGTTGTTGACATAAAATAAATTATAATATATAATAATACTTGTAAGGAACAACAGAAACGGAACGCCTTGAAAATATCAAGCAAACAGTAACAAAATTGTTCTTGACAAAGCACAAAATAAATGATATGATAATATCAAGGAAAACAGTTCTTTGAAAAATAAATATATAGATATTAGATTTACTTTGAAAAAGTTTATAACTTTAAAGAGTGCATTACAAGAGTGAATTGCTTATCTTAATTATTTATTTAATTTAATATATAGTAATGTTGTATATTAAATTAAGTAAATAAAATATTAAATATAAGAGGTTGAAGTAGTATGGAAAAAATGTATTATATCAAATCTAAAAATTATGAACTTGCTGAAAGACAACAAGACAAATTACGTTATTTGTATGAAGAGTTAAATTATAATTACATTGTTGAAAACAATCCACAAGAATTAACCAAGGAAGAGTACGAAAAACAATTATCTGACATTTTCAAGGCTCAAGAACAATTAGACAATGCTATGAATAATGTACATTTTGAAGGGTTTAAAGCTAAAGCATATTGGAAATATGTAGAGGTTATTAATTACTGGGCAAATGTTAAAGCTACAGAAATGCAAATAGTTTGCGACAAGCTAAGAAGTCAAGGGTTTACGGCTTGTATATAAATTAGTAAAAATATTATGAAAAGGTGGTAATATTATGAAAACAAAATTAGTAGTAAATGGATTAACTTTAAATATCGAACTAAAAACAAAGGTTTGCAGAGATTATTCAGATTTCCAAGAAAAGGAAATGATTTGTTTGTCAATAAGTGGAAGCAAAAAAGGATATGGAAGAGGTCAATGTTTGGGCTATATTAAACAAAGAATTTTAATGGGTTCATTTAATCCAAGACTTAAAAAGGCTCAAACTAATGAAGTATTAAATATTATAAACATATGGGAAAAGTATCATTTGAACGATATGAAAGCGGGAACTATAAACCAAGAAAAGTTCATCAAAGAAAACTATAAAGGTGCTTATGATTATAACAAAGTTTGTGAATTATTAAAAGAAAACAATCTTTTAGAAGATGTTTACATGAATTGTCAAAATTACAAATATGGTACATCTTGGTTATGTGAAGAAATACCAACAAGCGTTATAGATAGCTTAATGAACTCTATAGAGAATTTACAAAACATGTAATAATAAGTTGTCAGTATTTTTTTAGTAAAAACTTTATTAAAAAGTATTGACAACACACAAAATAAATGATAATATATTAGTATAGTAAATAAAGAAAATAAATATAAAAGGTGGTAATAAATTATGATGAAAATATCTAAAATAACAATGTATTTATGTAAATCTGAAAGAAGAAATAGCAAATGTATATCTAAAAGCTTGGATATAGTTAAGACTAGTACGCCAACAAAGCTAAAATCACAATTCAATAAAGAGGATATAATAGACTTTATAGACAAGGTCGTTTGTTGTAGAGAAGATTATCCAGTAATTAGATTTACAGTATTTGACGGAAATTTCTGTTTATCTAATTGGAATACGAGAAAAATACACGGAAATATTGAAGAGGTAATAAACTGTATTTATAAATATATGCAGTATTTGAATGGTAAAGAGTTCGATTTTACCTTGGAAGAACTTCATAGCGATAAGCGTGTAAGATATCATATAAATAAATATTATCATGGTTAATTAATAAGTGGTCAACATTTTTAGTAAAAACTTTATTAAAAGTGTTGACACAACATAAAATAAATGATATAATAAGTACATAAACTAAATCAAATAAATAATATGAAAAGGTGGTAATAAGTATGATAAATGAAAAGGTAGTAGCATTATTAAATGAAGTATTTGCAGGTGAAAGCATTGATAGTATTGAATTTTGGGATGATAACACAATAGTGGTTGATGGACAAACATTTCTTGTGTTAGATGATAGCGAAGCTGATGAATATTACAATGATTATCAAAAGGAATTAATTGATGAAGTAGGTCTTGAAGGTTTTAGCGGTAGTTTCCAAGATTGGATAATTGACAATTGTATTGACGAACAACATTTCTTTGACATTATGAATGAAAGTAATGAATGTTACTTGGATGATATCGAAGTAGAATGTTCAAATACTGGAGAATATGACAATAGACTAGAAGAAGAAATAGCCGAAAATGGTTGTGCAGATAGGGAGGAATACTTAAATTTCCTTAATAGTAATTATGATAACGCCATAGAATGGTATAGATTTAATTTTGGCAATGAACAATTCAAAGACTACATTAAAGATAATGACTATGTTATTGATTGGGATTCAGTAATTGAAGAGTGCAAAAGCGTTGACGGTAGAGGAACATTATCAAGCTATGACGGTGAAGAAATAGAGTTGGAAAATGGATTTTTTGCATATAGATGTTAATTGAATATAGTTAAGAGGAATATAAACAAATATTCCTCTTATAGTGTAGTCAATTAAGGCAAACACAAAATAAATAATTAAAGGTGGTAATAAGATTATGTTAAGTTTAAAGTATCAAATCTTAAAAGAAGGTATCAAGTTAATAAGCGATGAAATGGTGGAAAATTTAGGAAAACAAGAAAATTTAAAATTATATGATATTGCATTTAATGCAAATGACAATGATTATGAATCATATTTTTATGATTTTTGTGTTGACAATTACGAACAATTCAAAGAGGTAGAAGAGTCGTTCTATACTAAAAGAGAATATATAGGGCGTACAAGTTCTTTTTATATAGTTTCTAATGGTGGTTTTATAGGTAGTTGCTACAATGGGAAGGATTATTCAAATCTAAGCAATTTAGATAAAAAAATAATGGTTATAGATGAATATTTAACAAGTCGAATATCTGGAATGATTAACATATATGACGATATGAGCGTATTTGATGCTGACATAAGATATATAAGTGAATATGATGAAGACAGTCAAATAATAGAGGAAATAATTGAAGATATGAAACAATACTTATTATCTAACTTGGAAGAAATCAACAACACTTATAAATATATTGCAAACTTTAAAGAGAACCAAGTTAAATATTGGGATGAATATATAGAATGTTTGAAATCAGAAGAGTTTTAAAAATTAATAAAAACTTTATTAAAAGTGTTGACATAAAATAAATTATACTGTATAATGTAAGTATAGTAAATGATTAAAGCAAATCAAATAAAAAATAAAATAAATGATATGGAAAGAGGTAATAATATGAAAACTGTATTAAACTTAAAAACTATAACTTTAGAGGTGGAAATTAGAAACTGGAACGTAGAAAATGAATTGTCAATATGTGCGGAGTATAATGGTTCATGTGGTCAATGTTTAGATAGCATTAAAAGAGATATTGACAAACTTAATTTTACAGACGTTGAAAAAGCAGAAGTTTTAAATATCATTAGCATATGGGAGGAATATCACTTAAAATCTATTCCAAGTGATACAATGGTAAACTTACAAAACTCTATTGATAAACTACAAGGAATTATTGAAGAATATGCACAAAAGGATATAGACGATATTAAGGAGGAAATTAAAGAATATTTAAAAGACAATATTGAAGAAACTATAACAATTGTAGGTGAGATAAATAGCTGGAATGGTTGTTTAGAAGATTATGCTTTAAATGTAAATGATGAATATTTCTTTGAATCATACTTTGAAGGTAATCCATATGGAGTTGTTGAAGCACTTCACAACAATGATTATTATAGTATTAATGATGATTATGTTACATTTGATATGTATGGACATTTAGTATCATATAGTGAGTATGAATACCATGAATTACTAGAAGATAACATAGAGGAAATTACAGACGAACTTATTGACAATTTATCTCATGTATGTTTATCTGATGATTTACAAGAAATAGTTAACAAAATGTATGAATAATTGAATATAAATAATAGATATCTAAAAGGTATCTATTAATATGTATTCAATATACATAAATAAAATATATTATAAAGGTGGTAATAAGATTATGGATTATAAAAACATTTTTAAAGCAATTAAGAAACAACTTAAAGACACACACAATTATGATTGTATTTCAATAGATAGCAGAAAGAAGACTATATTTTTAGACAATCTAAAAGGATATAACAGTATGACTAATTTCTTCAAAGGTCTTGATTATAGTCCAACAAATCATATTGTAATAAATGATATAGACTTTATTATAGTAGGTTTTGCTTACTGTGACGGAGTATTTTCAAAGGTTTTTATCAAAGAATATAACCAGTTTTTAAAAGATGGTAGATAATATATGAAAAGGTGGTAATATAAAAATGTATAAGTTAAGAATTGAAGAGTTAAGAAGTAAGCAAGTATTAAATAAGGCTGAATACAGAGAATTAAAACGTCTAAAGGATATAACAGTCGTTGTTATTATAATCACGCTATATGGGGCAATTATCGCTATTCTGTAAAGTTTATATATATTCAGCATACTAATTAATAGTATGTTGAAATATGTATAAAACATTAATAAAAACTTTATTAAAAAGTGTTGACGTAAAATAAAATAAATGATATTATATATACATAAGGTAACACAAAATAAATTAACGAAAAGGTGGTAATAGTATGATAAAAGAATTAAAGGGCATTAAAATTTTAGAGGTTGTTGGAAGTGAACAAAATATAATTGAAGAAATCAATTTTGTTGATACAACTAATACTAAAGTTATTAGAGTTGAATTTATTGAAGATATGATAACAACTGTTGTAATTAAAGATGGAAGAACAAAACATTATAATAGACTATTAAAGAAGTATGAAAGAGTTGTTGATTATGTTTCTAAGCATTTAGCAGATATGAGAAACAAAGTCGCAGAAATAGTTAACAAAGATTCAGAGGAAATTGAAGCAGGAGCAACATTTAGTAGCTTTTTACACAATAGAATATCAACTATGAAAAAAGATAATATTAAGATTCATAAATATTGTTATTCTGATGATATTGTAGTAATGATTGACGATAAATTTACTTATGAATGTAGATTTGAACAAGATAGTGAATTTTATAGTAACTTAAATAAAATATTCAAGAAAACAGTTTGTATTACAATTGATGATGAAAATAATATTGTGGAAATTAAAATTGATTATGAAAATATCGAATTAAAACACGATGAAAGTGGACTTTATACACCCAATAAAAAATATGAAAATATTGTTAATGGAATTGTAAGAAGAAAAAACAAACTTTTAAATCAAGCAAGTGAAATAATTAAAATAGATAAAGTATGCGAACACAATTACGATAAAGACTATGCAATGTTATATATGAACGATATTGTTAAAAATGTTAATGTAGGGATAGAAAATGGTATATTAATCAGTTATTCAAAAGGGCAATATAAAATATCTATTGGATTATCTGACTATTGTGAATTGAACGTAAATCTAAATCCTAATAGTAAACTATATCAGATGATAAAAGACAAATACAAAGGATTATTTGAATAGTGGAGGTGAGTAAAATGAAGAAAATTGACAACGAAAATGATTTACAAAGATATTTATATAAAGATGGATTAACAAAAGCTTATGGCTTAAATGATATATACGTGTCAAAAAGTGGTGCGGTTGTTAGCATTAAATTATTTAATAAAGGATATAGAATAAAGGATGTCAATGTTAGTAAAGGCACAAAAGGACTATTAAAATTCAATTATTGCGAAAATGGAAAAGTCACAAGTATATTATTACACAAAATAATTTACGATACCTTTAGTACAGATAAAAGTAGTCACGGAGAAATATGCTTTATAGATGGCGATAGTAATAATTGTAGTTTTAACAACTTAATAACTGTTAGTGAGTTGTTAGACTACTACAAACAACACAATAATGTTAATAAATTAGTGGGATAAATAGGAGGACTGAAAAATGTTAAATATATTAAATAATGTTACTTTAATTCTAGGATACTCATGTTATGTTGTAATTGCTTATATAGCGTTTGTATTAGCTTGTATAAGAATTGAAAAGGCAATTAAAAGGAAGAGAAAAACAAAAGCGTTAAAGGAGCGTAAAAAAAGATTTATGGAGGTTTTAAAATCAGCATAAAATAATCAATAAAGTTTTTACTAAAAGTATTGACAATAAATAAAATAAATGATAATATATAATCAAGGAAAACAAATAAATTAAAAAAGGTGGTAATAAGATTATGTTAATGAATAAAATGAAAGAATTATATTTAAAAAATAAGTTTAAAAATGTTACACTTGAAAATTTTGATGATTTTGAAGATGAAATTTTTTACTACTTAAACATAGAAGATATCGAACAAAAATATATAAATCAAGCCAAAAAATTCGATGGTGAAAACTATATGTTAAGTTGTTTTAGATATCTTATAGTTTACGATACAGAAAAACAAAAGTATACTGCGGGTATTTTAGAATACATTACGGAAAATGATGGAATACAAGAAATGGATTATTTAAAAGAAATGGAAATACGTATTCTAGGGGGAATAATAGAAAAAGAAAGAAAGAGTAAAGGGTGGTAATAATATGAAAAATGTTTATGGTGTAAAATTAACAAAAAAGGATATTGAAAATACAATATCAATAGCAATGGATTTACAAATGTATGGATATAATTTTGAATACTTTCATTCAGAATATACAGATAAGTTAAGTGAAGAAAACGCACTAAAATTATGGGATAAAGCAAAAGCGTTAAATAAAACAGTTACTAGGAAATCAATTGCAGAAATATATTTTTCTTAAAATAAAAAAAAGATTATTAAATTATTAAATTAAAAGGTGGTAATATAAAATGAAAAACATGAAAAACTTATTTATAAAGGCTCATAGATTAACAAAGGAAATTAAATCAGAGTTCAAAGGGGTTGACTATAAAGCACAATTTGGAATATGTATAAAGTTTTTTAGAACAAAATCAAATGGTATGAGTGCATTTGTCGGAGCAATTGGACAACTATTTCAAAATGTAAAAATGAATGTTGAAAAAGTTATAACTTTTGCAAATGGTTCATACGGATATACTTTAAAAGATGAACAAGGGAACTTGTATAAGTGGTTAAGCAAGTTTGAAATAAAAGGGGTAGACGTATTCTTTAAAAGGTTCATTATTAAAAGGCACGTAACACAAAATGGAATATGTTATAATTCTATTGGAAGGTGTTTAATTTAAAGGTGTTATTGACACAAAATACACTATAAATAAAAAGGAGATAACAAAAATGTTGACAAATTTTAAGATAATTGAAGAAAAGTTAATTGATAATATGGAACTTATAAAAAATAGTTCGGATATTAATAATATAGGAATTATTGAAGAAAAAACCATGATTAAATGTTATAATAATAATACATTAATTTCTTGGTGTGTAATTTCTAAAACAACTGAAAAATTAATGAAAGACTTTTTTAAATATGATGTTAATTATTTAGAAGAAGAAGAAAAAGAACAATATACAAAAGATTTTATGAATTGTATTTATATAGATTTAATTAAAAGTGAAGTACCAAAACAAGGTGGAGCAACCGCAATAATTAGTTATTTAAAAAATAAGTATAATAAAATATGGTTATATTCAACGTTTGAAGCTATGGATTTTTATGATAAAATGAATTTTAACAATTATGATGGTGAATATATTTACTATATTTAAAAGGAGTGTAAAAACATGGAATTAATAGTCGAAGCAAAAGATTTAAAATCAGATGATATATTATTAGATAGGGGAAATTTACAAGTGCAAACCGTAAAAACTAATTTTGCAGATAATAGAATAAGATATGACGATATTACAACAATTACTTTTAATGATGATTTTCCTAGTAACTTATATACAAGTCCAGACACAATGTTTAGAATTTTTAGAAGAGATATGGAGGAATAAAAATGCAAACAAATTTTATAAATAATTATGATATTAAAAACTTTGAGTTAATGAATATGAATAAAATTGACACGGTTTATGATGGCAAAAGAATAAAAGTTTATGCAGTTGAATTAAAAGCAACAACAAAAGATAAAATAAAATTTATAGATATAATGAAGAATGGAATTGCAACATATTTTATTAATCTATTTACATTATGGGTAGATGAAAAGAATAGTTTACCTAAACAAAAAGGGCGTATGAATACTATTAATACAAATAGTAAAATAGCTTGGATTAAAAGAAATGATACACAACAACAAATAGGAACGTCATACGGTGTAGGCATGATAAGAGATAATAAATCTTATATTAGAATGTTAAATGATAATATGATTTTTGATGATAAAGACAAAGAACTATTTGTAAACTTTTATTTTCATCAATTACTTATAGAACTTGAAATAGCTGAAAGGAAATATTTTAAAGAAACAGATGTCAGAATGATTAAATTAAGACAACTAACAGAATATATAAATAAATACGGTCAACTGAATAACAATATTAAAGTTAATGACATTCTTTGGAACGGTGACGACAATATTGAAGAAAACGACATTGACTATTTGATAGAAAAATACAAAGAAATAGAAAAGGTATTTACTAAAGTATCAAATGAAGTCCTTGAAAAATATCCACAATGGAAATATGAAGATGAAGAAAAATAAAAAAGCAGGAATACATTATACTATCTCTTTTATATTGCGGTTATTAGCTTCATATAGAGGTTTTATAAATGTTCGTGATAAATTATTTAACTAAAAATAAAAGGCTTGTATAAAGCTAATAAGAGTATTAGAAATAAAATAAATGATATTGTAAAATATGTTGACAAATATTTATAAGTCATATATAATAATACTTGTAAGGAACGAACTTACAATAAATAAAATAAATACTAAAAAAGGTGTTGACAATACACAAGATAAATGATACAATAATAGTGTAGTAAAGAGGAAGCGAGGTAATAAAGTATGAAAAAATACCTATACGAACAATATTTCAACGAACTAAATGAAGATTTAAAAGTTGGTAAGGTTAGGGAAAACACTTACAAATCAAAGAAAAGTGATTTGAACACGCTTTACAATTATATGGCAGAACTTGGCTATACAACAGAAAAAGATTTTTTTGAAAATGTTAGGCAATCAGATATAGACCAGTTTGCAGAACAATTAAAAACACAATATAAACCTTCCACATATAACAGAAAAATAGCAACATTTAAAAAGTTTTTTAACTATCTAATTGACAATTCTTATATAGTTAATGTAAACTATTTTAACAATATTAAACAAATATCTAATGATATAGTGGAGGAAAAGACAAAAGAAAAAGATATTATTTCTATTGATAAAGTAAAAATGTTGTTAAATGCAACAGAAGAAAAAGACCAAGAAAAACAAAGTACATTTGAGTTTAATGCAAAAAGAAATAAAGCAATAATTACTATTTTAACTTGTTATGGTAGTAGAATTGAAGAAATTTTATCAACAAAGTTTTCAGACATAAAGGAAACAGAGAATAAAATTCAATATATAGATATTCCAAAAACTAGAGTTAAAAATCGCTTGCATAAAAGAATATTTATTGCAAATGCTATAAAAGAAAGCTTGGAGGAATATTTAAAAATCAGAAATGAAGTTCTACCATACAATGAAGATGATTATATATTCAGTAGTGTAAATGGTAAAAAATTGACTAGCAATAACATAAATGAAGCATTAAGCAACTTATGTAAAAAAGCAAATATAAATAAACATATCACGTGTCATTGTTTTAGACATATTTGCACGTTAGCATTACAAGAAAAATCAATACCAGAATACGACATTGATTATATTATAGGTTGGAAAAAGGGGGATTCTATGCAACAGAGATATTCAAAACATATGCCAATAGAAAAGATTAATAAAATTATATCCGCCACGGATTTACTGCAAAAATAGAATATGTCATACGGAGGAAGAATGTTTTTATGGGGTTAATGGAAAAAGAAGATGTAAGATTATTATTAGCGAAAACGGAAATTGAGGAAAAAATCGTTTCACTAACAAATTTAAAAGAGAATACTATCAAGTTATTTGTACAAATAGACATTGGGAAAGTTTATGATATAATAAATGATGGTAAAAATTTTGAGTTAATATTTATAAGTGGAAATAAAACAAAAATTACATTTTTAGATAAACATAATAATAAAATGTTATTAGAAATGTAGATATATTGACAATTGGGATATATCCACTATAATTATTAACAAATACGAAAATAAATGATAAAAAAAAGGAGATGTATTCCAATTGGAAAAATTAAGAATGTTAATAAATGAAATCATAGTAGAATATAGAAAGGACATGAAATTTATTCAAGAAGTAAGAAGAAGTTTCGCACAAAAAGGACTAGACACAAATATTCCTGCTATGTTATTCAAAAATCAAATGGAGGTCGAAGACCTTGAAGTAAATGAATTAATATGTTTGACAGAATTTTTATATACAGAACTTAATCAAGAAAGATTTAGTTTAAAAAAATATTTTTCAGATATGGAAATCAGCAATTATAAAGTTTATCAACAACCCAATAAAGAAACACAAACAAATAATATTGTTCATATCGAAGAGGTAAGAATGATTACTGATATCGAGTACGTTGTTCCAATGACTGCAAAACAATTAACAGAATTAAGACAAAATAGACAATATGCTTACTTTAAAGATATTCAAAGATGTACTAAAAAGGAAAAATTACCTAATGGGGACATCATAGAAAAAATTAATGTTAATAAACAAGGAATTGAAAGCTTAAAATCAAGATTTAAAGACAAAGAACGATATATTGTGCCAACCGAAATAAGTTTTACTATTTTAGACATTGAAAATAAAAATCCACAATATCAATTTATACCACAATATAAAAATACTGGAGATTTAAATATAAAGATTAATTTTGATATAGATAGTGACGAATATACACCACTAATAATAAACGATGGCTACCATAGATTAACTGCAATAACTGATGCTTATTTAGAAGATAACAGTATTGCAGATAAACAACTAGTAGTCGGTATTCATGTTTTAACAGAAGTTCAAGCAAAAGATTTGACTGCCGATACTTTCAAACAAAATGCAACAGATAAACAATGGATTGATAGTTTGAAATTCACAAAAGAAAATCAAATAATAGATATGTTAATACAAAAATCAGTATTTTTAAGTGAAAACAATATTGTAAATAGTAAAAGAGATTTTGTGAGAGATACAAAAGCAATTACTTATAGAGTTTTATTAAAACAAGGTATAAAATTATTAAATTTAACATTTAATAATGATATAACTATGACAAGAAATGTAACTAAAATTGCTAAAAACTTAGATATATTACTCAATTATTTAAAAGATGAATATAGAGAACTATTTCATAGAGATTGTTTATTATTTGAAAAAGCATTTATTATGTTTCTTGCAATAGCGAGTGATTTAAATAATGACATTATATCTATTGGTCAATTAGGGGATAAAATTGTAAATTTAAATTTTGAAGAGTTAAAACAAAAATCAGAGCAAGAATTGTACGAAATAGTGCAAAACATTAATTTTTAATAAAAAGGAAGTGTATGAAAATGGAAAAATTTAAACAATATATAGAAGAAACAACAAACGAAGGGCAATTAAATAAGTATCAAAAAAATAAATTACAATGGCTTTATGATAGTAAATATTCATATAATTCAAAATTGAATTTTTGGAAATTATTTAAAAGAAATGTTGATTTTGTAGAGTTGGAAAAGAATAAAGATGTTTATGATTTTGATAGACAAGAAATAATTGATTTAATTAAAAACACACCTACGACAAAAGTTTCAACAAAGTTAACAATATTTAGTATGATAAGTAGGTATATTGATTGGGCGGTTCAAAGAGGATTTAATTACATGGGTAATCCTTGCGATACTATCAATGTACACAAGATTTTAGATATTGATACAGAGGTAACAAAGGAACAATATAAATCTCTACATGACTTTTATGATTGGTTAGGACAATTAAAAAGAGCAACACCAGTTGATAAAATGATTTTATTAATGTTGAGATATGGTATAGATGTCAAAAATATTGGAGAAATAAAAATGCAAGATATGGATATAGAAAAGAATATTTTACATTGTAAAAATGGTGATATAGAAGTATCCTTACCTATTGATGAAGAATTTATTCAGATGGCAATAAAATCTAATGAATGTATAGAATCAGATGATGTAAGTTATATTGTTTCAGACTATATTGCAAAAGTACAAACAAATATGCAAGTTCCGACTTTAGATAAAACAGTAATTTATAACAGGATTAATGTTATTTTTAAAAGAGCAGAAGAAAAAAGAATATCTATTCCTTTATTAAATTTAAGTAGAAGATATGACATCTTATATAACAAATATCTTCTTAACGGAGAAGTTACAATTGATGATGTAAAGGAAACATTAAAGATATTTAATGGTAAATTTACACCAAATCAAGCGTTAACATTAAAAAGGAATTTTGAATTGGCGATGGGTGGAGAAATTAAAGTCAATACATTTAGAACAAGAAAATAAAAAAGGTGTAGGCGTACGAATAACGAATTAAAGTTATTTTGGGGATACTCATTTAGTTCTCCCCTTTGTAGCTTTTTTAGAGGTTGAAGTTATGGATAAGGATGTATTACGGGTGGTTGACTTGGTTTTGAAATCAGACAATAGCATTATATTAATATGGAATTACTTATTACCTAGACTAGAGGACGTTGAAATTTTAAAAATGCTTACAAAAAGAAGTGGGAAAGAAATAAGAATAGTTCCATTAGTGGAAATTGTGAGGAATATTAATAATAAAAATGTGACAATTATCCAATAAAAAGTATTTACACAAGATAACTGATAGTGTATAATATAAGTATAATAAATTATTTGAACATAAAGTGAGGTAATAAATTATGCAAAAGAAAACATTAAAAATCTTAGTAGCAACATTAGGGATTGTTGTAGTATTAGGAGGAGTAATTGGAACAGATATTTATTTTACTGGTAAGACAGTTGGCAATATGAAAGAAAATACACCAATTGAAAGTCTTAACTTGAATCAAAAAACTATAGCAAATATATTGGGTTATGAATTAAAAACAGAACAACAGTTACAAGATGAATATTTAATTTTAACAGAAGAACAAAAAATATTGTTAGAATTAAAAGATATCATTGATAATTCAGACGATAGTCTTAAATGGGAAGAAAATCTGGATAGATTAATGGAAATAGAAGAGAATACTATATTAAAAAATCGTAGAATTAAAAATGGATTAAGTTTGGCAATTCAAATATTTGAACAAAAAATCAAATTAGGTGATGCAGAATATAAGTTGCTAACTGGTGATTTTGATTTTTTAATGTATGATATGGCAAATAATATCTTATCTGATAAAGTACAGACAAACATAAAAGAGTTTATGAATATATTTACACAATTACATGGGGATGAAATGAAAAAAGCTCAAGAAAATATAAAGACATTTCAAGAAAAGAAATCAGAACAATCTATATAATAAAGAGAGGTAATAAACATGAGTATAATATCAAAAATAGAAAGAGCAATAAAGACAGTTAATCAAGGACAATCAGTAATGTATATGGAAACTGAAATCTCACCACGAGATTTTGGCAAAAAAGAGCCACAAAATAAACAACAACCACAATCTTTTGAAGATGTATTAAATAGCGTTAGACAACTGAATTTAAATACCAAAACTTATAAATCAGTAAGTAAATTGCCAAAAACAAAAGGTTCAAATGCTAATATTACTTACAACAATGCTAGAGAATTAAATAGAATATTAAGTCAATGTAAAGATAAGTATGAAACTTGTAATGTATTTGACCACATGGGAGTAGTTTCACTAGTAAACAGAAAATAAATAAAATAAATTATAGGTGATTAAAATGAAACTCAGAGATTATCAGCAAGAATGTGTAGATAAAATGATTAATATGGATAAAAACATAAAAGGTATTGCGTGTATCCCAACAGGTGGAGGAAAGACAATTTTAATGTCAGAAATCGCAAGAAACACAAATGGTAGAATATTAATAGTAGTGATGAATACAGAGTTAAGAGAACAAACAATTGATAAATTAAAAATGGTTTGTGGAAGTTCTGTAGATGTTGGGAGTGTTCAAGGTAGCTTAAAAGAGTATGATAATAAAATAATAGTAGCAACTAGACAAACATTAACTAGTAAGAGTTTTAATGCTTTTAGATTATTAGATAAAGGTAATTTTGATTTAATAATGTTTGATGAATGTCACGTGGCTATAGAGCAACAACAATTAATATGCTTAATGTTAGCAACAGAAAACACAAAAGTAATAGGATTTACTGCAACGCCTTATAATTTAGACATGAAATATCTCTATGATGAAATCATTTATAAAAGAGAATTAATAGATATGATTAATGAAGGTTATTTAGTTAAACCAGTTTGTATGCAAGTAAAATCAGATACAAATTTAGATGATATAAAAATCAGATTTGGGGACTTTAATAAAAGGCAATTAGGGGAAAAAGTCAATAATGAAGTAAGAAATAAATTGATTCTACAATCATATGTTGATATGTGTCAAGATAGAAATAAAACACTTATATTTACAACAAATGTAAAGCATAGTCAAGCAATTGCAGAATGTTTTGTGCAAAATGGAATATCAGCAAAATCAATTGATGGAAGTTGTTCAAAAACTGAACGAAAGCAAATATTTAATGATTTTGAAACTGGAAAAATAAAAGTATTAGTAAATGTGGATATATGTACAATAGGGTTAGATATCCCAAGTATAGACTGTGTCATATTTGCTAGACCAACAAAAAGTAAAGGTTTGTATATACAAATGCTAGGGCGTGGGTTAAGACTATCGCCACAAACAGGAAAAACTGATTGTTTAGTAATTGATATAGTTGATGTAACAACAAAACACAATTTAATTAATGGAAAAACTGTATTTGATGTAGATGTTGAAGAAAAACAAAATAAAAAGAAGAAAGTGACAAAAAAAGAAATACTTGAAGCAATAGAAGAAGAATACGAGGAACAAAAACAACAAGAATATATAGAGGATATACAACTAGACATTAATATCTCACCAAGCTATGAAGATACTAATATTTTAGTTGAAATGTCAGAAAAATTAAATCCTTTTGTAAAATCAGCTAAAAAGAAAGTTGAATCCTTAAAGAAAAATTATACCAAAATGAAACAATTAACTAAAAAGATATTTAATATATTTAAATAAGAGAGGTGTTTAATATGAGAAAAACTATTATAGGGATGTTATTAATATATACACTTGGATTAATGGGTTGTGGAACTCCTAATAACGTTATAAAAGGAACTATAATTGATGTTGAATGTAGTATGAATAAAAATTATCTTATCATAGAAACAAATAGTGGTAATTCGATTAAGTTAAGAGCCAGTTTGGAAAAAACTATTATGTATCAAAAGGGGACAAAAATTCAATTCACTTATGATAGATATGATGGATATATAAAATACTTATATTTAGATGAAGGGCAGAACAGTTAAATAAAACTTGTAAAAGAATTAATAGAAGAAGGTGATAAAAATGATATGGGGCAAGTTATTCCTCCAAAAACCAATATGTTAACTTATTATTAAAAACGATTTACACAAAAAATAAATAACAAAAAGAGAGGGATTAAATATGAAAAATACTTATTGGAATAAACATGGAAAATATCAAAAAGAATATAATAAATTATATGAAAAATTCGTGCCAACTATGGGATATACAGATAATAAATATATAAATTTATTAATAGCTACTGGAAAAAGATATTCTGATTTATATAATAATGGATTGGGAAATGAAGATACTCTATATGACTATTGCATAAAAAAAATAGAATCAGTATTAACAGAATTAAAATGTAGTGATGAAATCAAATGTTGCTTCACGAAAAACAGATTCAGTATAGAGATATATGAAGAACCAGTTTATATATGGGATGAAGACAATAATCGTGAAACCGATGAAATAGATTATTATGAAGATAAAGAAGAAGAAATTATTGAAAGTTTAACACAACAAGAATATAAACATTTTGAATTATTTGTTGATTCAGTTATAGAATTATGTATTGAAAAATTACAATAATAAAACATTACAAAAAAGCTTTGAATCAAGAACCGAGGACATTGATTAAAATTGATGTTCTTTTTTTAATTTAAAAATAATATGAAATTTAGTATAAAATATTGACCGAAATTTATACCTATGATATAATGTATATATAGTAAATAAGAGGTGATAATTATGGAAAATAAATTGATAGAAAGAATACAAAAATTATTAGCACTTACAGAAAGTAGTAATGAAAATGAATCAAAATTAGCAATGTTAAAAGTTCAAGAATTATTGGTAAAAAATAAATTGTCATTAAAAGATGTTGAAAGCTATAAGAAAGTAAATATTAGTATTAAAGAACATATAAGTGATATTTCTTTTAGACAAGGAAAATGGAAAGCACAACTAGGACAATTAATTGCTGAAAATTTTGGATGTTATCAATATTTCAGAGGTGTTAGAAGTAAATATATAGTTTTTTTTGGGAAAGAAGAAGATGTTATTGTTTGTAATATAGTTTTAGAATATGCTATTGATTGTATTCAAAGTGCAGTTAAAAAATTGAGATATCAATATTCAAGAAGAGGACTTAGTACAAAAGGGTTAGAAAATGATTATGCGTTAGGATTTATAGTTGGGTTAAAAAAATCTTTTGACAAACAAAAGGAACAAAATAAAGGTTGGGGTCTTGTATTAGCAAAGGATGTTCAAGTTGTAGAAGCTTATGAAAATATCGAATTTTCTAGTGGAATCAATACAAGTGCTAAATTTACTGGACATGAAGAAGCCTTACGAAAAGGAAAACAAGATGGAGAAGAATTTAGCATAAGTGATAAAATAGCAAGAAAAGAAGAAGAAACGCCATTAATATAATAAACGTAGTTTAAGGAGTTGATAGATAATGAAAAATTTAAAAGATTTAATGATTAGCATTTCAGAGTTTAAAGTTCAAATGTCTGAAATTATCAAGAACAAAGTAACAAAAGTTATAGTTAAAAATAACGAGCCAGTTGCTGTTATTATGCCGTATGCTGAATACATAGAAAGGGCAAAAGATTCGGAGAGAATAGAACAAATAGGGCAAGATATAACTTTACAAAATGGGGTTCAAATGATGGTGACTGTTTCAAAAGAAAAAGATGACTCACTATGTATCAAAACATATGTAAAGATGAAGACAACAGGGGATTACAAACTTCATTTTACACACCATATAGGGATGCCAACAATTGAATCGACTATGACTACAAAAGAAATAATAGAGTTTTATGAAAGGAATGATAATTAGTATGTTGACAAATGAACAAATATTTTTACTAAAAAAACATAATATAAATCCTTCTAATGTTTTAAAAAACGATAATTTTTTATATAAATACACATATGTTGATATGGGTGGGTTATTGATATTAGATTTAATTGATATTGACGAACAATATTTTGAAATGATGAAGATAGAAAAAAATATAAAACAAAGAAAATTATATATAGAAAAAGCTTTAAAAATGGAAGATTTTTCTAAAATATTATTTTTAATGGATAAACCATATCGATTAGAAGTTTATAAACAGATATTTGAAGAGATTCCGAACGAGGATAAATATAAAATCTTTATTGATTTATATGTAAATGCAGAATATGGCTTTAGCAATATTTCTGAGAGTTTTTTAAATGAAATTTTAAAATATAAACCAAAAATAGATTTAAGTGATTTAGATGATGAAATAATAATTTATAGAGGAGAAGGACTTAAATCTAATAAAAAAGAAAAGGCTTTGTCTTGGACTACAGATATAAAAGTTGCTAGATTTTTTGCTAATAGATTTAATAACAATGGCAGAGTTTATAAGGGAAAAGTTAAAAAAGAAAATATAATCGATTTTTTAAGAGATAGGAGTGAAAGTGAGATTTTAGTACAATATAAATATATATATGATGTGAGAAGAATAGATAATAAATAAGTTAGACATCAGAGAGAATGATTATGTTTACAAAAATTGAAAAATAATTTAAAGGAAAACTCAAATCAAATATAGAATGATTAATTATGAATAAAAGAAAGAGGGTATTGAGGTGTTTAATCAAACAATAATTAATGTGTTAGAATCTTTAATAAAAGAAGGGTATTATTTAAATTTAGATGCAACCGATAGATGTATTACAGTAAATGCTACCAACAACTGGAACAAAAAGACATATAAATTAGTTTTTAATATGAGTGTTACAGTAGAGGGGGGCAATATTTTAAATGAAAACATAGCAGTTGTTAGTAAATTTGTACCTATTACAGACAAAGAAAAGATAGCAGAAAATTGGTGGATAACACATTGTGCTTCATTGAAAGAAAATAGAGATTTATATAATTTTGAATATGATTATGAATGGGATTTAGATAATTGTAGTTTAATTCTAAAATATTTAGTTCATGAATGGAGAGATATGGATGATGAAAAATTTTTTGATGACGAAGATGATATAATTTATAGAGATAGTGAAACAATCAATGTTAAAGAAATATTGTATATATTAAAAAATAATTTTGGTATAAAACAATTACAATTTATTAAATAAACAAAGATTCAATAAATGATATATGGAGGTTTATTATGAAACAATATTTTAAAACATTAGAAGAATTAAAAAGCTTTACAAGTATAGATTTGTCTTCTAAATCATCACAAGACATTGTGGAGTATGTAAGCAACTATAAAGAAAATAATGAAGATTTAGGGATAGAATTTCCAATAAAGGAAGGATTCTTGATTAGAAAAGTATCTAATGATGATGATGATATAAAAGATGACATTTTTCAAAATCTTTTGGAATATTATTATTTTAAAATAGAAAAGAATGATGACAGTATTGTTTTTCATATTGAAACTTATTATGATGTTACAATGATGGGGAAAAAAGTTTTTGTTGGAGAAAGTGCTACTAAATTTATAATAGGAGAAAATACAGATATATCAAATAATTCCATTATACCTTTAGATTATATTGATAGAAGTGAAGGAAAATTTAATGCAGTATTACAGGCTTTTAGAAACAATAAAATAGACAAAAAAACGAGAATAAATAACATAGGATATGTCATAACTGGTTTATTGTATATAAATTGTATAAGAAAAAATAGAGATACTATATATAAAAAAACAAAAGGTATGCGTTTTAAATCGTCTAATAATAAATCAAAGACTTCACAAACAGAAAAAGTAGAAATATTAAATAATGACAAAGTTATGTATGTAATCAATGGAGAGAAGAAGAAAATCGACAGTTTTAGAACTTATGAGAGAAAAACTGATAGTTGGAATGTTATGGGTCATTTTAGACATTATAAAAGTGGTTTAATAAAATGGATTGAAGGCTATAAAAAAGGGATAGGAAAAAGTAAAGCCAAACATTATAAAGTTAAATAACAGAATAAATAAAAATGTAAGTTTAAAAGGAAAAATGCAGAAATTATAAATATATAAAAAATTACTTCGGTTGAATTTAGTCAAGATTAATATTAGTATAAATTTAACCTTTTAAATGAATAGGAGTGTGTAAAAATATGGCAAAAAAGAAAAGATATACATTAAAAGAGGTTTATAAACTAATGGAAGAAAAATTAGGAGAAACAATTTATATATGTGAAACAAACAATTATTCTGAACCAATGATGAGATATAGAGTTGATGGAATGTATCATCAAACTTTAGTTGAAATTGTTGATAGATTTCATTTAGACGATTAAAATAATATATATATATATATTAATAACCTCCAAAATTTTAATAGGTATGTGCATCTTATAACCAAATAAAAACAATATTTAATAAGTAAATAAGTTGCAGAAAGGGTAAAGTTAAATGGATAGAATAGAAATTCAAAATAAAATTAGTGAATTAATTGATGAAGCAGTAAATTCGCTAAATAATGACGAAATGAAATTATTCGTAAACAGAATGGAAGAAATGATTAAGGATATTGATTATTACGATTAGTTCGTAACACTTTAAGATTGTGGAACAAGACTTAGAAAATTGGGATAACAAACCTATTCAATGGAATTATAGATATAAAATAACGATTTTAAAGGAGAAATAAAAGTATGAAAGATTGTAAATTTAATAGTTTATTTGAAAATGGAATAGAAAAAGAATTTATAACAGTATAAACACGGGGGATTTTAGATTATGAAATATGGAATAATATTTAATATAGAAAAAAATAACTATTCACTAATAAATATTCATACTAATGAAGTAATAGCAACTGTAGGAGATATCTACAAAGACTTATTCAACACAGAAAGAAAAAGAGAAATGGGAGATATACAGAGAATATTAAAAAAATTAGAGTGTGAAGATTTTGTTAAAAAATGTATAGAAAGAAAAACTGTTTTTAAATTTAAATATAATAACTACAGATTTGTAATAGGGGGTATTGCTTGTAGTGGGCAATGGTACACTACGTGTTTAGATTACGTTAATCATTCCGTAGCAGTTTGTACACAATATCATGAAATAACAAAAAATCCTTTAGAAATTGGGGATATATTAATAGATAATTAGATATTAATTAATAGGGGAACTGGCTATTTTGGCATTAAAAATGCTAGAGTAAATTAATTTTATTTAAGGAGTTATAGTTATATATGAATAAAACACAGATAATAAAAATTGCTCCAAAAGGCAATATAACTTTAGATTTAATACAGGTTGATAACATCCAATATGATTTGAATTGCGAAGACGAAGATGGTGATATATTTACATTAGGTGTAATTAAAGTATATAAAGATAAATTAAGCAAAGATAGTTTTTCATCTCAATCAGATTTGGATATATTTGAAACATTCAGAAAAACTAAAGGTAAAAAGAGAATTTTTTTAGATATAATAAAGGTGTCAAGCGTTTTTAAAAATCAAGGTTTGGGAACTTATATGATTGAAGAGATGTGTAGTAGAATGAAGAATAATGGCTATGAATCCATATGTCTGAAAGCCCATCCTTTAGTAATATGGAAATATGGTATTTCGTCAAATAAAAATAAAAGTGAAATAAGAAAAGAAAAAGAATTAATACAAAGATTTTATTTAAAAAATGGTTTTAATTTTTGTAAAAAAGGTGTAGATTATATGTATAAAGACTTATAAAAAGGATGGAATTAAATATGGAAATTAAAGATATTGGTACGATATTTCTTGATGTAACAAAAAATCAACAGGGTTTTATAAATTTAATAACAAGTTTTCATAACAGATTAACATAAAAGGGGGAACTATGAATATTAATGAATTTATAGAGAAAATAGTACAATACGAAAAGGAATATGAAATAATTATAACAACGAATGAAAGTACCTATTTTATTACCTATAATGACGAGAATTATAAATGTAATGATTTAGGGAATATAACATATATGGATTTAGATATGTTAGCATTTGATTTATTTAAAAAAATAGCTAATCGTAATGAAATTATAATTGAAATATTAAATGAGTGATACGAGGATATATATATGACACAATTTAAATCTCAAGAAGATTATATTAAAGAAATAGCCGAAAAGATTAATAACGGAAAAAGATACGAAATTGAAAATCCAACACTAGAAGATATATTAAAATTAAATGATTATGATTATATAATCACAGAAGGGTTTTATTTTCCTTTAATGATAAGAAAAAGATACAAGATAGATACAGTATTGAACATTCCAACTGTATTTTGGTATGATGGATATGAAATAGGTGATACTATTATGGGAATGATACCTCATACCTTTACAGCAGAAGAAATATTGGGAGAAATTAAAGGATTTAAGGGAACAGAGTGAAATAAGTTATGTTTATGTTAGTTGAGCATTGCATAAGACAAACAATTGTGATAATGTATAATCAATACTATAAAATATTTAAATAAGGAAGAAATGGGTGATTTTATTGAAATGGAACGAGGTTAGAAAAACTTATCCTAATAAATTTATAGTCTTTCAAAGCTTGAATCAACATGAAAAACATAACATTTTAACGGTAACTGATGTAGCAGTAATAGAAGTCTTTGATAACCTTGAAGAATCATTTAAGTATTATTCTAAACTTCACCAAGCAGACAAGAAGAAACCGTTAAATATAGGTGATACCAAAAAGGAAAAATTGACATACAATGTTAAAAGGCTTGGTGTACTTAGATGATAAAATTAAGACAAAAAAATAAATTATTACTTTGTGAATTAGAATTGACAATTAATGAACAAATCTTAACTCTTAAAAATGTATTAGTCGATACTGGTTCAGCAACTACTTTAATTAATAGTGATTATGTAAAAGTTGATGGTACAGAAATGATTGATACAATATATGGAGTAGGTGGTTACGAAACTATATTAACTAAACGTGTAGACATATTGAAAATAAATGAATATATAATTGAAAATTTTCAAATAGATTTAGGTAAAATGGATTTTGGTATAGAACTAGATGGGATATTAGGACTAGACGTTTTAACTATTTTAGGAGCAAATATTAATATTAAAGATTCTATTTTGAGTTTTGATTGTCAAAAGTAGAAGTAATATAATGACAATTAAACAGTAGTAAAATAATTTATTGCTGTTTAATTTTTAAAAACTATTGACATAAAATAAACAATAGTATATAATTAATATATAGTTAAAGTTAAGGGGGAATATAAATGAAAAAATATGAATGTGTTAAAGCATTTTTAGTTCCATTATGTGATGATGATGGTTTCATTATAGAGAATGAAGACAAATATATAGAAGAAGGTTCTATATGGAGTACACCAAAAGATGAAAATTATAGATTGATAGGAGCAGAAGTTAGACTTGAAAAAAGTGATTGTGAACGGTTAGAATGGTTAGAAATAACTCAAGAAGATTTAGAAGACAAATTTAGATTGATAGAAGGTGTGTAAAATGATAGATAAAGAATTAAATAAAAATATGGAAGTATTAAATATGTTGAGAAAAAGGATTATTATTTTGCCAGAAGTAAGGCTTATATTAGATAAACTTCACATAAATAATCATAAGGCTTATATTGTGGGAGGTTATGTTAGAGATTCATTGTTAAAGAATCGTATGCCACATGATTGTGATATATGCACGTCTGCTACACCACAAGAAATTATGGATATATTTAAAAATTATAAAATAATTCCTACAGGTTTACAACATGGGACAGTAACTATTTGTATGAAATGGGGCGATTATGAAGTAACTACATTTAGAAAAGATGGGGAATATTTAGATGGTAGACACCCACAAACAATTGATTTTGTTAATGATTTAAAAGAAGATTTGAGCAGAAGGGATTTTACGATTAATGCGTTAGCTTATAATGAAGAAGAAGGATTAATTGATTATTTTGGAGGAAAGGAAGACCTTGAGAATAAAATCATAAGATGTGTAGGAGATGCTGAAAAAAGATTTAAAGAAGATGGATTGAGAATATTAAGAGCATACAGATTCTCTGCACAATTAGGATTTACTATAGAATATAATACAAGTAGTATATTAGCATATAAAGGTGTAAAAACAAATATAGATAACGTATCAAGAGAAAGAATAAGAGAAGAATTAAACAAAATTATATTATCTGATAATTCAAGAGAAGTATTGCTTAATATGGTTGATGATGGAATATGTAAAAGTATATTTGGGGATTTTACATTTGAAGATATGATGTTTTTTAATCAGAATAATCCTTATCACAATAGAACATTACTCAATCATACACTAACTGCCATGACTATTGCTCCACCAATTTTAGAAGTTAGATTGGCATTATTATTTCATGATATAGGTAAATTACAAACACAAGCAACTGATGATAAAGGCATTTCTCACTATTATAATCATTCAAAAGTATCAGCAGAATTAGCTTTAAAGTATTTAAAAGGATTAAAATATGATAATAAAACAATAGATATGGTTGTTACATTGATTGCAAACCATGATTTTACATTTGATAATTATGATTATATAATTAAGAAACAATTGAAGAAGCTTCTTAATAAACATGGGGAAGAAATTGTTAAGAATTTAATAATAATTAGAAAATGTGATATATTAGCACAATCAGAAAAGTATTATTATGACCGATTAGAAAAAATTTATAAAGTTGAACGTTTACTAAATGATGTTTTAGAAGACCAAGAATGTTTTCAAATTAAAGATTTGGCTATAAACGGAAATGATTTAATTACAATAGGTTATGAGCAAGGTGTAGAACTTGGGAAAACTTTAAAATATATTGTAGACCTTGTTATAGAAGAACATTTGAATAATGACAAAGAAGAATTATTAGAATATGCAAAATTTTTATTAAAAACACTTGACACAAAATAAATGATAGTATATACTATTAGTATAGTAAACAAAAGAAAGGATTGATTGAATGAAAGAAAGACAAATATTATATTTTATTGTAAGTAAGAGTGGGACAGGAAAAGATTATATTACTGATAAATTATGTAAGGAATTTGGAAAGAGTAAAGTAATATCTGCAACAACTAGAAGTCCAAGAAAAGGAGAAAAAGATACTCATAGATTTGTTTCTAATGAAGTAGCCGACAGAGAATTTGATAAAGCATTAGGAAAAACAGTATTTAATGGAAACAGATATTATACAACATTAGATGACGTAAAAGATAAAGATTTTTATATCATTGACCAAAAAGGTGTAGAAACTTTTGACTATAGTAAATTAAGGGAAGAATTAAATACAGAGGTTCATGTGATTTATGTGAAATCTAAATGGTATGTAAGGGCGTATCATATGTTAAAACGTGGAGATAGTATTAAATCAATTATAAACAGATTGAGAAATGATAAACAATGTTTTGACGATAAATATTTAGAAAATATTGCTACAGTAACATTAAATGGTAGTGATGAATTATATCAATATTTTAAAGATAAGTACACAAAATAATAAATATATCATGGAGGAGTTTATTATGAATTTAAAGGGGATTAAAGAACAGTCTATAGAAATAATAAATACAGAAGTTACTGCGTATATAAAAACAGATAATAAAGAAGGGTTTTTATCTATAATGTTTGCACTAGGAGAAACAATTATATTATTACACGACAATATTAGTCAAGCTGGTATGTGTGGTTCAAAGGAACAAATATTAGAACTGCTTAATGAAGAAAATTTTAAATATAATGAAATAACTTTTATTGCAAAAACAACAAAGTCTATTTCAGAATATACGGTAATATAAAGGGGGAGTAAATTATGAAAGACATAAAGGTAAAAGAATTTTATACTCAAGATGATTTTGATGGATTTGTAAGGATTGCACAAGCAGGAAATCTTAATTGTATGAATGAAGAACAATTTGAAAAATTAAGAGAAAACTATAATCCAAGCTATGATTTTGATAAAGATATGGATGGATTTAAGAAATCATCATTTGTATTTGTAGAAAAACGAACATCTTTACATTTAATGATTTTTAATATAGTTTTAGTTTTTATTACATCTTTATTAAGTGGATATATGGCGGGAGAAATATATAGAGCAGGTATTTATTTATTATTACCATTTGTTATATGTGGAGTGTTATTTGTAATTCACCTATTAAAAGAGTTTGAAACATTTTATTATATGTATTTTTGTGCTAAAGAAATTGAAAAAGTAATAAAAGAAATTAAGGGGAAAGAATAATTATGGCAAAATATGTAATGAGTGATATACATGGAATGTACGACAAATATATTGAAATGCTTAAAAAGATTGGTTTTTCTAGTGATGATACTTTATATATATTAGGGGATATTATCGACAGAGGTGCTGATTCTATGGAGATATATAAGCACATAATATCTAACGATAATATAACATTATTAAAGGGAAATCATGAATGGTTGTTTGAAGATTTTTGTAACGATAGTGTTGATTTTGCTTATTCTAACTGGAGATTCAATGGTGGGAGTGCCACTAAGAAAAGTATGTATAAAAATAAAGTTATGTATAAAGAGTTTTTACAATTTGTAAAAAAACTACCTACAATAATGGTGGTAGATGGGTTTATATTAGCACACGCAAGTATATATACAAACCCACCTTATACAGACCATATGGACTTAGATATGTTATTAGAAATACAAAACGAAGAACAATTATTATGGGATAGAAATGATATTGGTGAAGCAGAATATAAGGATTATCAATTTATATTTGGGCATACACCGACCGAAACCATAGAAAAAGATAGAAATACTATTCTACACATTAATAATTCTTATTATATTGATTGTGGAGCGTGTTTTCAAGGTGGACAATTAGCTTGTCTTAGACTGGATGATTTAAAAGAATTTTATGTATAAAAATTATTAAAACATATTGACATAAAATAAATGATAAGCAAAAAGACTTGACTTTTATGGTTAAGTCTTTTATAATATAATTGTAAAATAAATGAAAGAGAGTGATAAAATATGTTAAAAGTAGTTATTAAAGAACCAAGCAAGAAACCTTATGTAAAGGAGATAGAAGATGAATTGAGTGTCTACCAAGAGATTGTAGGAGGATATATAGAAGTATTTCCATTTAGTGATTGTTTGGCGATTTGCAATGAAGAAGGAAAGTTTAAGGATTTAGCACCTAATTTCCCTTTATATTCTGCTAGAACAGGGGAAATGGTTGACATGGTAGTTGGTACTGTAATCTTTATTAATGAAGGTAAAGATGGTGATTTTGCTAGTCTGAATGATGAACAGGTAGAAAGAATATTAAAGAGTTTATAGTAAAAATTTATGTGTGGCTAGGTGTAAAAACTTGGCTACACTATTTAAACAAAATAAATAATAGCCTTGAAAAATATAATTGTAGAGAGGTATATAAAAATGAATAAACAAGAATTAATTAAAACATTAACAAAAAGATACAAAGAATCCGAGGAATGTATAAATAAAATTTTAGATTATGAAATTAAATATTTAACTGATATAGGATATGGAGAAAATAAAAGAGAAGAAAGTTTTATATTAAATTATAAAGATATTAAGACAGAAATAACAAGAATACAATATTATGTTGTTGGACATATAAAAGAATGTTGGTATATTAAAACTATAAGGAAAAATAGTAAATTATATAAATCTATTTAAACAAAATAAATAATAGAGGTGAAAAATATGAGTTTTGAATGGAAATGTAAATGTGAAAAAACAATAATTATACCTTTTGCGGATATTCCAACACTAATGAGTGGTTTTGCTTATTGCGTATGTGAAGACTGTTATAAGGAGTTATTGAAAGAAGAAAGAAGTTATTATGCAACAGAAGAAGAATTTAAAGAGTGGACAAGGGAATTTAAGCAAAATAATGGATTACCTTACTTTATAACTCCAGATGGAGCGACATATGCTTGTGAAGTAAAGAAAGATTAATTTAGCATGAAAAAGAAAATATTAGATGTTTATTAGAATAAGTCAAGCAAATAGCTTGGCTTATTTTTTATTTCTAGGCATCAGAGCCTTTGTGTAAGAGGTTTTAATTGTGCTAAGGATAAATTAGTCTATGATTAATAATAACGTCTTATAATTGACGTATGGAGCAAATAAAACTATTGACACAAAATAAATGATATGATAAAATAAATCTTGTAAAAGTTAATTAAGAAGATATGAGAACAAACTATCTTTAAAGACAATCCGTGGAAGCTGACACCACGTATAAACAAGGCTGAACTGTAGGCAACGCAAGAAAAATACAGTAGGACAGATACATTACTCTATTTATGTTAATCTGCCCTTTAAGTGGGTACATATGTCCACTATATAAATTATATGGGTGTTTCTAGGGAACTGGCAGAAATGCGGGATATAAGTCACATACAAACCTTTGTCGGGTAACAGTTGGCAATTGTAGACTTATATACAAATAGAGATAGCATGAGCGATACAATTCAGTATACTCAACTATGTTTTTCTTTTTACTCTCAATTTTGAGGGTAAAACATAAACACTTCGCAACGTTTCCACAGTTCCTCAACTATACTTTTCTTAATTCAAAAGTCAAGTGTTTTTACATAAAATAAATAATAAAGTGTTGACAATATTTAAAATGTATTATATAATAATAGTATAGTAAATAAGATAAATGATAAGGAGAGAGGTAACATGACAAAATTAGAAAAAGATATTATAAAAGAAAAACTTAAAGGATTAGAAGAAGGAACAAAGATATATGTAAAAGATGGTGATGGAATAGTACAAGAAGCAAAGTTTGAGAAAATGAATAGAACAAGATTTGTAGCCAAGTATAAGAATGGAACTTATTCATTCCCACTAAGCTTTTTTATAGGAACTTGTGATGATAGTATAAAGGCTAAAGAAATCATAAATGAACAAAAGAATAAATATAAGAAATTTAACTTTATTAAAAAGAATCTTAATATTAAGGGACTTAATACAACAGATTGTGCTGTTAGAGGTGTGGCAGAATTATTAAATATATCATGGGAAGATGCTATGATTAGATTAGCACAAACGTCTTGTATTACTGGTGAAATGCCTAACGATATAAGAACAACTGATATGTTATTAGAAAAAGAAGGGTTCAAACATATTAAAATTAAAAAGATGAAAGTTATTGATTTTGTAGAGAATATAGCAGAGAAGGATAAAAAATATGCAATTCATGCTAGTGGACACTTTACAGTAGTTAAAGGATATGACTTAATAGATTCATGGGATTGTAGAAATAATATGATAAAGTCAGTATTAGAAATGGAGGATAAATAAGATGAAGAAAGAAACTAGGATAGAAATAAGAGAAATACCATATAATGTTTATGTTGCAGAAGATGGTACAGAATTTGATTATGAACAAGCATGTAAAGAGTATGAATTAAAGTTAAAAGGAGTTAAATTTAAAAATTTATCAGATTTCCAAAGTATTAATAATTTAAATTTTTTAGATTGTTATAAATGGTATTATGTGGAAGATAAAGATGATTTAGAATTATTCACGCAAGCATTAAAAAAACAATATTATAATTGTAGTATATATATGGAGTACGATGATGAATACTATTGTAACACATGGGTATCATTTAGAAAAACAGAAGATGATTATGGAACAGATGTAGAAATAATACCATATAAGATTATTGAAGAACAATTTAATAATGTTAAAAATGTTTTAAGTCAAAATAATATTGACAAAAAATAAAATATATTATATAATATTAAATATAGAAAACATAAAATAAACAATAAAGGAGAAGTGTTATGGCAAAATATTATGCGATTAAATCAATTGATGGAGAATTAGTAAATAAGATTTATACAAGTTGGGATGAATGTAAAGAAAAGGTTAGTGGACATAACTCAATTTATAAATCATTTAAAACACAAGAACAGGCAGAAGAATATTTAGGAAACGCACAAGAAGAAATTAAAGAGCATGAAATAAATGATAATAATGTAATATATTATGTTGATGGTTCTTATATGAATGATGTAATAGGTTGGGGTTGGGTAAAAGTAAAGAATGGTAAACAGATAGGTTCTGATTGTGGAGGTATTAAACCAACACAAGAAAATAGTCGTAATATAACAGGAGAATTACAAGCAACTATGTTTGCAGTAAAGAACGCAATATTAACTGGTGTGAAAGATATTTACATTGGACATGATTATCAAGGAATAAGTTGTTATGTAAGAAAAGAATGGAAACCAAAAAGTAAAGAATCAGTAGCTTATACTAAATGGATGTTAGATGCTATAAAAAAATATAATTTAAATATTCAATTTTTTAAGATAAAAGGGCATACTGGTAATGAATGGAATGAAGTAGTAGATAAAGTTGCTAAATTAGGGACAGAGGTGATTTAATGTATAATTTAATTTCTATATCAATATCTATTGCATTAGTAATATATATCATATGTTGTGTAGTATTGTGTTTTTATTTTTCAGAATTACTGGATAAACATAAGTTAAATATAAAAGATGCAATAAAAGATTTAACAATATTTGATATAATATTAGCGATTGTGTTTTGGGTTACTACAGTAGCTACTATTATAGTATTTATTATAGCAAAAATAATAGATAAAATTACAAAAGTTAAACTTTGGAATATGTTAAAGAAGAAGCCATTTAAAAATATTGGTGATAAATAAATTATATTACAGAGGTGATTTAATGAAAAAGGTAAGAATTAAGGAAAGAAAAATTTGTACAGAAGGTCATGAAAATATTTTAAAATTTATTAATGAAATGTATTATATACGAGAAATTAATAAAGAGAATCCAGATATGTTTGAATTTATACTTGATAATTGTAGAGCATTTTATAAAGACATTACAAATAGTTTTAGAGAACATTTAGGAATTAACAATATTATATCATTAGGTATAGCAACACATAAAAAGACTGGAAAAGAAGTATTGTGTATTAATATTTGGGATTGTGATATTGATAAAGAAGATACAACACGTTGGTATACAATAGAAGAAGATGAAGAAGGTGTGTATATTAATGTGTAAAAAATAATATCTTAGAAATATAAAAAAATATAAATTGAATATTAGGAGGAATTTATAATGAAAGAACAAGAATATTTTGAAAAGTACAAACAATTAAACACTCTTAGAATGAAAGCAGAAAAAGAAGAACCAAACAAATATATAGCGTATGGGTTTGAACAAGCTTTAATTAAATTACAGAAAGATTATCAAGAATCATTAGTAGAAGTTGGTGAGGATAATGTTGAATAGTTTATTAAATGTTGGGGTATCTATAGTGTTTGTGTTCTTATATATACTTTTAATAAGAGTGTTTATCAGAATATATACAATATATGATGATACAGCACCAAAACTGGATAAGAATAAATTTTTCTATGGACTTGGTTTTGATGATTTAATAACTTATATTGGTGCATTTACAATGGGTATATTAATTATTGCATTGTTATTTACTGTATCTGATATGTTTGGAGGATTTTTATTAAATATGATTAAAGGGGTGATTAAATAATGTATAATTATGTGTTTACTCCAATGGTAGGGTTAATAACACTTGGAATATTATTTTTAATATTTAGACAAATATGTTTTATAATTGCAAAATATGATAAAACTGTTCATAAATTAGATGATAATAAATTTTTTAAAGGGTTAGATGCAGAATATATATTTGGATGCCTTATTGTAACTGTTGTTGGAATAGCTGTGTTATTATTAATTTATGTAATATTAGTTGTTATAGGAAATGTTGTTATTAACACATTATTTTAAAAAAATATATTGACAAGACATAAAATAAATGATATACTTAGTATATAGTAAATACTAAGTATATTTTTTTAGGAGGAATGTTTATGAATAAAAATGTATTAACAGAGAGAGATTTGATGCTTATTAAAGAATGGTATTTTAATTATGTTCATGATGGAAAAGATACAGAAGAATCGGAAGCACTATACTACAAGATAGATTCAATGTTAGATAATAAGTTTAAGGATGGAACTAACTTACAAGTATTTTGGTATGATGGTGATATTACAAACTATGTTTATAATAAAAATACACAAATGTTTGTAAATGCTGAAACAGGAAGTGTTTTTACTAGTGTAATAATTGATTGTAAATATGATTTAGAAAAATTTGTACAACAGGCTGACTTGATTAAAGATATAAAAATTATTGATGGAGGAATGTAAAAATGGATATTAAACATGGAGCAGTTTTAAAAGTTGTTTGGTTCGATGATACTACATCAGAATATAATTATGATTCAAATAAACAATTATTTATTAAGACAGGTGTAGATAGGGCAATTTATTTTACTAAAACTAAAATATTCACAATAGAAGAACTAGAGGATTTTATAGAGCGTATTGATGATGATGAAATTAAAAATATTAGAGGTTATGTTCCAACAGTAATCAGTCATATAATTTTAAATGATTAGGAGTGTGAAATATGAATATATATAGAACAATTAATACACAAGCAGAAAGATTATACAGTCAATATAAGGAACATGGTAATATAATTATAGCATATGATTTTGATGATACAGTTTATGGACACAATGGAAATAATTGTGATGATGTAATAAGAGTTCTTAGATGTTGTAAGCAAGCAAATATAGGTAGATTTATTTGTTATACTGCAAGTAAAGAAGAACGATATCCGTTTATAGAGCAGTATTGTAAAGATATGAATTTACCATTGGATAAAATAAATGATGGTTTTGATGATGTTAACCACGTTAACGGTGGAAAGATTTATTATAATATATTTTTAGATGATAAAGCAGGTTTAGGACAAGCACTTGAAACATTACAGATTGTATTAAATAGGATTATAGATAATACAGATGCTTTTTAAGGAGATGATAAACATGATAGAGATGGAAGAAATTAATAATATATCATATGAAACTTGTTTGTGTATATTGCGTAATCCAAACATAAGTAAAGACGTTAAGTTATATCAAGTATTAGATATGGTTGAACAGGGGATGGTGTCAGTAAGAACAGCTTTGTTGTTGTTATATAAGTATAAAGTAATAACACAAACTTATGCAGAAATAGAATCAGAGCATAACAAGAATTATTTGAAATATTATCAAATGTTAAATAAGACTTCAAGAACGTGTCAGAAATGTGGAGAAACAAAGTCATATACATTAGATATTGAAAGAAGGGATGTACCATACAATATATTATGTGAAGAATGTTGGGTTGAGTATATGAACGATAATGATTTAGCATAAAATAAATGATAGGAGAGGTAAAGATATGAGAACATTAGTTTTACTTAGAGGAAGTGCAGGATGTGGCAAATCAACATTTATTAAGGAGCATAAGTTAGAGGACTATACGTTGTCCTCTGACAGTTTTAGATTATTATATAGTTCACCTATATTAATGAATGATGGAACACAATCAATTAGTGGAAAACATGAGAAAAAGACATGGGAAACATTATTTAATATCCTAGAATATAGAATGGAACAAGGGTTATTTACAGTAATAGATGCTACTAATAGTAAGGTTTCTGAAATTAACAAATATAAAAAACTTGCTGAATTTTATAGATATAATATTATTGTAGTAGATTTTACAGATTTGCCAAGAGAAGAATGTAAGATTAGAAATGCAAATAGAGAACCTAGTTATAAAATAGTTCCAAATGTTGTAATAGATAAATTCTATGATAGATTTGATAAAAAGGAAAAGTTAAGTGGAGTAACAGTTATTAAACCACATGAATTTGAACAAGCTATAAGGATTACACCTATTAATGTATCTAACTATAATGATATTCAAATCATAGGAGATATTCATGGTTGTTATGATGCACTAATGACAATGTTAGAAGGTGGACAATTAAAAGAAGATAGATTATATATATTCACAGGAGATTTTTGTGATAGAGGTATCCAAAATGCAGAAGTGTTAGAATATTTATTCACTATTATGAACAATGATAATGTAATTTTATTAGAAGGAAACCATGAAAGAGCCTTATGGAGATATGCAAATGATTTATATAGTCAACGAAGACAATTTGAAAAATATACAAAAGAAGAATTAATTAATAAAAATGTTTCTAAATCAAAAATTAGACATTTATATAGAAGATTAAGGCAAATGGCTTTATTAAAGTTTGATGAAAAGACATTATTTATTTGTCATGGTGGTATTACTAATTTATCACAAGATTTACATTTGATTTCAGCAGAACAATTAATTTATGGTGTAGGTAATTATGAAGAAGTTGAAATTATTGATAATATATTTGAATTAAACACAAGTTCTACAACTTATCAGATACATGGACATAGAAATGTTAATAGTAAACCTATTAATATAACACCAAGATGTTTCTGTTTAGAAGATAGAGTAGAATTTGGTGGGAATTTAAGAAGTGTAATATTTACACACTCTATAATTAAAACTGTATCAGTAAAGAATGATACATATAAAGATTCAGAATACACAGAGGATAAAGATATTGTTATAGAGCCAAACATATTAGATAGATTAAGAAGTAGTGAATTAATTAGAGAAGTTAAGTTTGGTAATATTTCATCATTCAATTTTACAAGAAAAGCTTTTAATAATAAAGAATGGAATAATGAAACAATCAAAGCGAGAGGTTTATATGTAAATACTAATACAAAAGATATAGTTATAAGAAGTTATGATAAATTCTTTAATGTTAATGAAAGAGAAGAAACACAATTACAGAACCTTTGTAAATCACTTTCTTATCCTGCTACAGCGTATGTTAAGTACAATGGATATCTTGGTCTAGTTGGTTATGATAACGAATCTGACAAGCTGTTAGTGGCTTCTAAATCACGATTGGATGGAGATTATGCAGACTGGATAAGAGAGATAATAAATACATGGGAAGATGATAAAATTCAATTCATGCAAGATTATGTTAAAAAGAACAAATGTACGCTAGTATTTGAAGTTATTGTTCCAGAACATGATACTCATATGATTAAGTATGATAAGTCTGAATTAGTGCTTTTATCCATTGTCAGAAATAATATTGAATTTGAACAGCTACCATATGAAGAAGTAATCGAACTTGGACACCGTTTAAATTTAAATTTTAAAGAGAAAGCAATTGTTTTAAATAATAAGGAAGAGTTTTTGTCATGGTATAGAGAAGTTACACAAGAAGACTATATGTATAATGGTGAAGATATTGAAGGCTTTGTAATAGAGGATTCTAAAGGATTTATGACAAAAATTAAGTGTAGTTATTATACATTTTGGAAACATATGCGAGCATTAGTGGGAAGATATAAAAAACAAGGATATTATATGGATACTTCCAATTTAAATGATAGAGCATTATTATTCTTAGAATTTTTAAAGACATTACCAAAAGAACAATTGGAATATGATATCATTACATTAAGAGATATGTTTTACAATTATGTTATTAATAAATTTTTTTAAAAAAGGTATTGACATAAAATAAATGATAGTATATAATAGAATCATAAGGAAGGTGTTAAATATGATGAAAAAATTTAAAAAAGATAAGATTGTTTTAGAAGGTGGTTACGTTCCCACAAGATTTACAAATGTAGAAGGAAGTCTTCAAGAAATTAATAGGGGTTGTGGTATTCACAAATCTAAAAAAGCTTATAAAAGAAATCTAAAACACAGAAAGAAGGAATTAGAATATGATTTTTAAGAAAATTTGGCAAACAATTAAAAAGGTCTTATCATTCTTATCTCATAGAGTAGATAAATCAATTCCAGTAGAAGACCAATTAGAAATTATGAAAAAAGACCTACTACAAAAGAAACATGATATTGAAAATAATTCTAATCTTATGCAAATAAGAGGGATGAAACAACAATATGAGCAGGAACTCAAAGACCTAAGAAGAGAATTTGCAAATGCAAACTTTGATAAAACTATTAAATTTTTAAAAGATAATAATGATACAGAACACGCATTAGAAACACTAAAGAAAAAGAAAAGACTAGAATCAAAAATAGAAGCAACTAAGGATAGACTTAAACAAGCAAAAGAAGCTGATAGAAATATCGTTAAGAAATTAAATCTATTAGATGCTAAGATTCAAGCTACAACAGATAAGATTGAAGAATTAAAAGAAAGAAATCAATATGCAGAACAAACAAATGCTATTGCTGATTTAATGAACCAATTAAACGATATTGATACTGGTGTAGATGTTGATGGAATTTCAGATAGAATTAAATCTATTGAAAGAGAATCTAATGGAAGACTTGATGAATTTAATAGAAGAAGTTCTGGAGAAATTGCTAGACAAGAATCTTTAGATAATGCTTTACTAGAAGAATTAAATAATTATTAATTAAATAATATACGAAAAAATAATTGAGGTGTAAATCATTATACACCTCACACATAAAATAAATGATAAAAAGGAGAATGAAAAGTATGAGATATGAAGTAGATATGAAATTAAGTGGAAAAATAGATGGAAGTGAAATAGAACAATTATTAACAACAACTGTTGTTAGAACATTAGTTGGAGGTATGCTATTATTAAAAGATGAAGAATATATTGAAGAAAGAGGTCTAACAAAAAAAGATTTAGCTGAAATAAAAGACAAAATGGAAACTGCTAAAAAAGATTACTTAGAATTATTAGGAAATTTAGATGGAGTTACACCAGTAGGTGATAAACAAGCTAGATTTATTAGTGTAAATATGACTAATCCAACAGATATTAATTCGGTGGCACTTGTAGTTTTAAAAGGAATTACTGTATCAAATGAAGAAGAATTATTAAAGTTTGCAGGAGCAAAGTTAATAGAAGAAGATGATATAATTTATGCTGAAACAGTATTATAGGGGGTAGTTTATATGGCAGTAACATTACAAAAAAGACAGGGAATATCATTATCAAAAGGTTTCTCTAAATTAAGATTTACAGTAAATTGGGAGTATAAAGATGCAGATGTAGACATTGAAGCAATTGTTGTAGATGATGGTATTGCTTTAATTGATGAAGACCTAGTTTTTTATGGCAATTTAAGACATCCAAGTAAATCAGTTAGACATTTAGGAGATATAAGAAATGGTGGTGGTTCTGATGGTGGAACTGAAACTATATCAATAGATTTAACTAAACTACCTAATGATAGAAATGAAATTATTCTAACAGCTTCAATAGATGGAGCAGAATCAAACGGAAATAATTTTGGTAATATAGGTAAAGTTAGATGTGAATTAATTGATGATACAAATAGTAAATTATTAGCAACATATGATGTTGATGTTGATTTAGATATGGAAATTGCAGGAGTGTTATGTAGAATATATAGAAAAGAAGATAATCAATTTGGATATGAAACAGTTGGGCAAGCTTATCCAAGCTTAGAAAGTATGGTAACACATTACGGAATAGTGGTGGCATAAAATAAACGACAGCAGGACTTATTATATAGGTTCTGCTGTATTTAAAAACGAGGAGAGAGAACTATGAAGAATAAAGAAATTATTAAATTAGATGAAAATAGATGGGTATTATGGTCATATACAGAAGGAGTTATTTTGACTTGTGATTCAGAAGGAGATTTATTAGAGTATTTAGAAGATTGTAAATGTGTAGATTTAGATGTAAAGGAATTTTTAGTTAATAGTAAAATATATGGAGCAAAATTAGAATGTATTGAAGAACTTATGACATATTCTGATAATGAAGATGATTGGGATATATTCTATAATTGGAAGAAAGAAGTGTTATGTTCTGTAGAAGATTTTGATGATTATTGCAGAGCAATAGACAATAAATTAAATGAATTATTAGAGAGGTAATTAAATGAGTTATGAAGTAACTGTAAGAGAAAGCACAATAAAAATTAAAAAAGAACTTGTTAAACAAGCTTTGGAAGATATTTGCAATCACCAAAAACAACATGGAACATTTCAATATTGCTATTTTTTTAATATTGAAGATATAAATTTTAATAATTATGGAATAGATGATAATACATGGAGTGCAATAGATATATTTCATGATTGTCTAGGGTTGGTCTGTAAATATGAAGATGATTGTTTATTTATAAAAAGATTAAGATATGACGGTTTAGCAGAAGAATTAGATATATTTAATGTCATAGCACCATATTGTTATGATGGGGGATATATGGAGTTTTGTGGAGAAGACGGAGAACTATTTAGATACACAATAAAAGATGAATCATGTATAGAACAAAGTCCTAAAATAGTTTGGGAATAAATAAAAAAATATTTTAAAAAAGTATTGACATAAAATAAATGATATGATATACTAATATTGTAGTCAAGGGAACTACAAAATAATAAATAGAAAGAGGGATAAATAAATGGCAATTCAATTATCAAAGAACAAAGGAATTAATTTAAAGAAAGGCTTGGACAAAGTAAGATTTGTTGTAAGATGGGATTCTAAAGAAGATGTAGATATCCAAGCATTAGTTTTAAAAGACGGACAATCAAGTGCTGATGAAGATTTAGTATTCTACAATCAACCAACACATCCTACAGGAGCAGTAAAACATTCTGGAGATGTAAGAGATGGTTCAAAAGTAGATGGTGATGATGAATATATTGATATTACATTATCTGCTTTACATCCACAAAAGAATCAAGTATTATTAACTGCTTCAATAGATAATGCAGTAGAAAAAGGTGTTGATTTTGGAAGTATTGGAAAAGTTACTTGTGAACTTATAAATGCTAGTAACAATGAAGTTTTAGCAACATATCAAGTTGATAAAGACTTAGACATGGAAGCTTGTGGAGTTCTTTGTGAATTAAAGAAGAGTGATAATGGAAGTTGGGATTATAAAGCTGTAGGTCAAGCTTATATGGACTTAGGAGATATGTTAACATCATATGGATTCAATATAGCAGATTAATATTAATAAAACATAAAATAAATGATAATAAATAAAAAGGAGAGATTTGAATATGAAATATAAAGTAGATGAAAGATTAAGTGGAACAGTAAGATTAGAAATTGGAGAAAGAATGTTTGTAGAAGATGTTTGTAAAACAATTATTGGTGGAAAAGCATTATTGGAAGATGAAGATTATATTAAAGAGCATAATGTATCAGAAGAAGATTTAAATGATGTAGCACAACAAATAGCAGAAGCTGAAAAAGCTTATTTAGCATTATTAAATGATGTAGCAGGAACAACTGATGAAAATGAAGAAGATGCTAAAGAAGTACAAAGTATGATTAGAATGTTAGCTTTTGATTCAGAAGGAGAATTAGGACTTTTAGTATTAGAAGGAACTAGAGCAACTAATGATGAAGAATTATTAAAATTTGTAAGTGCAAAAATAATGATAGATAATGAAGATATGTATGTTGAAATTGATGAATAAAAGGAGAGATTGAATAATGGCAGTATCATTACAAAAAAGACAAGGAATATCATTAAAGAAAGATAACGGAACAAAATTAACAAAAATCACATTAGGTTTATCTTGGTGTGAAAAGAAGAAAGGAAGGACTGTAACAGAAACAGTTCCAAAGAAGGGATTCTTTAATAGATTAATTGGAGCAGTTGAAGAAGTTACAAGAACAATTCCAGTAAATACTAAAGATGTTGATTTAGATACAGCAGTTCTTGCATATAAAAGAAATGATTATAAAGGTATATGTTACTTTGGTGATAAAGATATGTATATAAGAAATAATCATATTATACACCACTATGGGGATGCACTTAGTAGCAATACAAAGTTTACAGAAAAAGATAACGAACAAATAGATATATACTTAGATAAGATTGACACAAACATAATGGATACATTCTATCTTGTAATGAATATATTCACAAGTGGTATTGACTTTGGAGATATTGAAAATGCTAGAGTTACAGTTTATGATGAAAAAGGTAATAGCATAGCAACATATAATCCAGTAGATGATTACAGAGGTAATAATGGAATTATAGTTGGTAAAGTTTATCACAATGGTTCTGAATGGAAATTTGAAGCGATTGGTGATGGAAAGAATGTATCAAGATTAATCGATTTTAAAAGATATTTATAATAATAACATAAAATAAATGATAAGGGATAATAACAATCCTTTATCATTTAAATAAATTAATTATAAGGAGAGATAAATAATATGAAAATTAATAAAGAAGGTTTAAGTAACCAAGAAGTAGAACAAAGTAGAGAAAAATATGGAGCGAATAGACTTCCCGAAAAAGTATATCCTACAATATGGGAAAGAATAACAAATGTTTTTAAAGAAGATGGAATAATGACAATGTTATTTGTTTTAGCAATATTGGAAGGAATTGAAGCACTAGTATGTAGAGAGATACCTTGGGAATGTATAGGAATCATGACTACAGTTAGTGTAGTAACATTTTTTACTATTAATTCAGATTTGAAACAAGAAAAATCATTTAAAGATTTGAAAGCATCTATACAAGAGCCTACAGTTACTGTAATAAGAGAAGGAAGAAAACAGATAATTAAACAATCAGACTTAGTAGTTGGTGATATTTGTTTACTTAATAATGGAGAAAAAGCTTATGCTGATGGATTGATAATTGAACAAACCGATTTTAAAATTTCAAATGCAGAACTTAATGGTGAATCAGATGAAGTAGAAGTTGATACATTTAATTATGTGGAAAATTCAGAAGTTGAATTTACAGATGATGTTTCAAAACAAGAAGGATTTATTAATAGTGGAGCATTAATTGTTAATGGTAAAGCTACTATGGGAGTTGTAAGAGTTGGAGAAAACACAGAAAGTGGTAAAGCTTTAGTAAATGTTACTGAAATGAAAACGCCTTTGCTTGAAAAACTTGATACTTTAACAGAACAAATCACAAGATATGGTGCAGTTGGTGCAACATTAATGTTCGCTATCAATTTTGGAGTGATTGTTTTATTAAAAGGTGGATTATCATACTTCACAAGTACAGCAGTTCTTAGTATAGGATTAGATATAGTTGCTTGTTTAATGGTTGCATTATCAATATTTAGTGCATCTGCCCCAGAAGGTCTTCCATTTGTTATTAACTTAGTTCTTTCAGCAAATGTTAACAAGATGAAAAAACACAACGTTTTATTAAAAAATGTTAAAAAAGGTGAAACAAGTGGTTCTTTATCAATCTTATTTAGTGACAAAACAGGAACAATGACAAAGAATATAATGTCAATAGTTGAATTTACAGATGGAACAGGAAAAACACTTAATCGTGGCGAAATTGAAAATTCAAAATACAAAGAATTAATAGATAGAAGTATTGTAATGAGTTCAGATTCATATTATGACGAGAATGGAGATTTAATTGGTGGTAATGGTACTGATAGAGCATTTAGTAAGTTTGTTGGAGCAGATTTATTTAAACAATATTCAAATAGTACAGTAATTAAATCACAACCATTCAATTCTAAGAATAAGTATAACGCAGTTCAATTAGATGGATACACTATATATAAAGGTGCAGGAGAAATATTAGTAAACAATTCTAAAAACTTAATAAATACTGATTGTTGGGTAAGAGGAATTGAAGAAGAAGATAGAGAAAATCTACAATCTACAATGGATAGAATGATGAATAAGGCTGAAAGAGTTTTAGCTATCGCAATTTCTAAACAACCATTAGTTGACAATGAACTTCCAAGCGACTTAACATTATTAGCGGTATTTGGTATTAGAGATGAAATAAGAGAAAGTACACCAACAGCTATTGAAAATTTAAATAATGCAGGTGTTCAAGTTGTAATGGTAACAGGAGATAATATTAAAACTGCTGATGCTATTGCAAAAGAAATCGGATTATTAAAAGATGGAGATTTAAGTTTTACAAATGATATATTAATGGATATGACCGATGAAGAAATCGCTTCAATATTACCTAAATTAAAAGTAGTTGGTAGAGCGAAACCAGATACTAAACGTAGATTAAATCATATCGCTCAAAATAACGGTTATGTTACAGGAATGTGCGGAGATGGAGTTAATGATGCTCCTGCCTTAATGCAAGCTGATATTGGATTTGCTATGGGTTCTGGAACAGATGTTGCAAAAGATGCAGGTGACGTAGTTATCTTAGATAATAACTTAGCATCAATTGAATATGGTGTTAAGAGTGGTAGACAAATATTTAAGAATATTCAAAAGTTCTTAAAGTATCAATTAGCAATTAATGTTGGTATTGTTATAACTCCTATTTTAGCTTCATTATGTGGTGTAACTAAATCATTAGCAGTAACAAGTATTCTATGGATTAATGCAATAATGGATACATTAGCATCACTTGCATTTAGTGGTGAACCTTGTGAAGATAGTGTGATGAAAGAAAAACCTATCTCAAGAACAGCTAACATAATTAATAAAGACATGATGATTCAAATAGCAACAACTGGTTTATACTTTATAGGAACTGGATTATTTATGCTAACAAGTGATGTAATGGGTAATTTATTTGGTGAAAAACAAACAACAGCTTATTTCTCATTATTTGTAATGATAGCGATATTCAATGGTTTTAATGTAAGAACAGCATCAATTAATTGTTTAAAAGACATTAAAAAGAATCCAAGATTTATTAAGATTATGGCTTTAATTACAGTATTACAAGTGTTATTAGTAAGTTTTGGTGGTAAAATATTTGATGTTATGCCAATGAACCTTATGGAATGGTTAATTGTAACAGGTATTGCAGTATTAATTATCCCAATAGATTTAATTAGAAAAATGATTATGAATAAAACAAAATAATAAATTGTAAGAGTGGTAGAAATATCACTCTTATTTTTTTTAAAAACTATTGACATAAAATAAATTATAATATATAATAAATATATCAAATAAAAGAAAAGAGGTATAAAAATGGAAACAATTAGATTAGAGGATTTAACCAAATCAGAAGTATGTTTTGTATATTCTACAATTGGATATATAAAGGGACAATTATGTAGCAAATATGTAGGTGAGATAAATAATTATCAAACTAAAATGAGCATATGCAATGATGTAAACGACTTGTTGTGTCAACTTACATCACAAGATTATTTAGTATCAGACAATAATATGTTATCATATGCAGAATTAAGTTTAGATAAAACAATTGAATATTTAGATAGAAAAAACGTAAAGATGGATGATTTAACAGACAAAATGATTCTTAGTATGGGTACAGAATATCATGTATTTGTAACATTTTATTTATATATGGTAGGCAAAGATGAATATGTAAAAGTAGAAACAGATTTTTTTGAAATAATTAATTAAAAGCTATTGACATAAAATAAATGATAATGTATAATAAATATATAATCAATTGAAGGAGAGATGTAAATATGAGAGCAAAATTTAGTTTAAATGGAAATACTATTGAAAATGAACAAATAGAAAATGTTTCATTATTAATAATATTGGGTTCAAAATTTAAAGATGAATATTGTTACGATAATGAAGAATATGTTATAGATTTATTAAAACAAAAATGCAAAATATTTAATGTAGATAGTTTTGAAGTAGAATGTCCTTGTGAAGATTTGATTTATTTATCTAATGAATCATTTACTGGAGAGGGTGAAGAAGGTGTTTATCCAAATAACAAAAAAGAATTACAAATATTAATAGATTCATATAATGAAGCAAAAAAAGTATTTGGTTCAGATAAAGTTAGAATATCAGTATATAGTAATTATTTATATGAAAATGTAAATGAGGACGATTTCTCATTAGAAGAATTTTTAAGTAATTTTGAATTAATAGAAGATTAATAAATAGAAGGGGCGATAAAAATATGAAAAAAATATTAGTAGTAATTGATATGCAAAATGATTTTATAACAGGAAGTTTAGGAACAAAGGAAGCACAAGAAATTGTTCCAAAAGTAATTGATAAGATTAAAGAATATGATAAATATGAAAACAGTCTTATATATGCAACACAAGATACTCATTATATAGGTTATTTAAAAACTCTTGAAGGATTAAAATTACCAATAGAACATTGTATAAAAGATACAGAAGGATGGGAAATACAAAAAGATATATTAAAAGAATTAAAAGAAAGAAAAGCTTGTATATCAGAGAAAATAACATTTGGAGATATAAATTTAGCAGAGAATTTTTCTGGATTAAATTGTGTTAATCATGATGTTGAAATAGAATTAATTGGGTTATGCACAGATATATGTGTTATATCTAACGCATTAACAATTAAAGCTTACGTTCCAGAAGTAAAAATTATAGTAGATGCAAGTTGTTGTGCAGGTGTAACACCACAAAGTCATAAAAATGCACTAGAAGCTATGAAGATGTGTCAAGTAGAAATTATTAATGAATAGGAGATGTATAGATTATGGTAAAAGTAAATGGAGAAGAACACAATTATTATTTATTCCCTAATAATGAATTAAAGGTATCACCTATTAGATATGGTAATTATGTTGAAATTAAAGATGGCGATGATATAGAAGTAGAATTAATATATGAAAATTCAATAGACCTTGTTCACCTTATATTTGTAAAGAAATTTTTAGATGAAGCCTATCCACATAGTTGTGTAGATTTAGTTATGAAATATATTCCATACTCAAGAATGGACAGGGAAACACCTTTTCAAATGTTTACTTGTAAATATTTATGTCAATTAATAAATGATTTATGTTTTAGTTCTGTAACAGTATTAGACCCTCATTCAAATGTATGTGTGGGAGCATTAGAACGTGTTAAGCAAATAGATTTATCATATTATGTTAAACAAGTATTAGACTACGAAAGAGTGAAAGAAGGAACTTATATAGATGCTATATTCCTTCCAGACGTAGGTGCATATAAAAAGTATACAGAAGTATTGGATAATGTAAAGTTACCTAAATTTTGGGGGAATAAACATCGTGACTTAAACAATGGAGCAATAACTGATTATGATATAATTGGAGATATTGATGTTAATGGTAAAAATATACTTATAGTTGATGATATATGCGTTAAGGGATTTACCACATTATTTGCCTCAAAGAAATTAAAAGAACTAGGAGCAAATAAAGTCATTTTCTATTGTTCTCATTGTGAAGATGCTATTCATAGTGGACAATTATTAAAAACAGATTATGTAGATAGAATATATACAACTGATAGCATGAAATTTGATGAACATAATAAAATAATTAAATTATATTAGGAGAAAGTATTATATCAAAATATGTTGACATAAAATAAATGATAGTATATAATAAATAATGTAGAGAGCAGTTAGTAAATCTGCTCCTACAATATAAATAAATGAAAGAGAGTGATTATATGAAAACAAACCCAATGTTATTGATTGATTTTTATAAGGCTTGTCATAGTGATATGTTACCAAAAGGAATAACTAAATCAGTCAGTTATTTTACACCTAGAATGAAAAGAGTTGAAAGATGGGACAATGTAGTTATGTTCGGTCTACAAGGATTTATTAAAACTTATTTAATTGATTATTTTAACGAAAATTTCTTTAATCAAACAACAGAAAAGGCAGTATTTGAATATGAAAGAGTTCTTAAATATTCTTTAGGGGAAGATTCTTTTAGTAGTGAAAAAGTAAGAAAACTTCATAAATTAGGTTATTTACCAATTGAAATTTTAGCAATTAAAGAAGGAACAAAAGTACCTATAAAGATACCTATGTTTGCAATAACAAATACTCATGATGATTTTGCATGGCTACCACAAGCCTTAGAATCACTTATATCTGCTGAAATGTGGCATCCTATGATATCAGCTACAGTTGGAGCAACTTATAGAGATATAGTAAATAAATATTATGATATTTCATGTGATGATGATATTCCAAGAGCAAAAGCATTAGGAGATTTTAGCTTTAGAGGACAAGAATGTTTACAATCAGCAATTAAGAGTTCAGCAGGTTGGTCACTATCATTCTTAAATTCAGCTACAGTTCCTGCTATACCATATTTAGAAGATAATTATAATTGTAATTGCATAACAGAACCAGTTTTATTTGGGGCAGTTTCTACAGAACATTCTGTGATGTGTTCTAATTATTCTGTAGATGGGGATGAAGAAACATTAATCAGAAGATTATTAACTGAATTATATCCAAATGCTTCATTTAGTGCTGTTTTAGATTCTTATGATTATTGGAGAATTGTTAAAGAAGTTCTTCCTAAATTAAAAGAAGAAATACTTAACCACAATGGATGTTTCTTAATAAGGGGAGATAGTGGGGATTGTGTAGAAGTTGTTACACAAACTGTATTTGAGTTATGGAAGACATTTGGAGGAACTGTTAATAGTAAAGGCTATAAAGTATTAGACCCACACGTAAAAGCTATTTATGGTGATTCTATAACAGTTCAAAGATGTGAAGAAATATATAAGATACTTATAGAAAATGGATTTGCTTGTTCAAATGTAGCACTTGGTGTTGGCTCATTCTCAATGCAAGCAATTGAAGAAGATGGAATACTTAAACCATTTACTAGAGATACTTATGGAATGGCTATTAAAGCTACTTACATGGAAATAAATGGTGAATCATATCCAATATTTAAGAATCCAAAGGATGGAGGATTTAAGAAATCGCAAAAAGGCTGTTGTAGTGTATTCTTTGATGAAGATGGGGAAATGGTTTATGCAGATGGATTAACTTGGGAAGAAGCTTGTGGTGATGAAGAAAACTTATTACAACCAGTATTTAAAGATGGTCAGTTAGTTAGGGAACAATCATTACAAGAAATAAGAAATATATTACATGAAGGAGGATTTTAAAATATGAAATTAGGTCTTATTTATGATTATTTTGGAACTGTTAAGTTTGGTTCTATTGAAGTAGAAGAAAAACCAAAGACATATAAAACAATAGGTGGGGAATCAGTACCTAGAGTATATAGAAGTGTTATAAATAAAGATATGATTAATAAAGTGTATGATGATGTTGTTCTTATATATGATTGTTCTAAAGAAGAAGCTATTAAAATATGGAATGAACATTTTGATAGAAAAATTAATACTAAAAAAGAATATTTTGAGAAAGAAGTAGAACGTTTAGAAGGTTTAATTATAAAGGAGGAATAATATGTATAAATTTGATGCAAAGGAAACAGCAAGACAATTAATAGAATGGATAAAAGAATATTTTGAAAATAATGGGGATAAAAATACTAAAGCTATCATTGGTATTTCTGGTGGAAAAGATAGTTCTATAGTAGCAGGATTATGTGTTGAAGCACTAGGTAAGGATAGAGTAATTGGTGTAAAGATGCCACAAGGAGAACAAGAAGATATAGAATATGCAGAGGATATTATTGATTTCTTAGGCATAAAATCATATGAAATAAATATTGAGGATTCAGTTTTTGGAGTATATAGAGAATTAGATTTTGAGAAAATACCTAGAAACTCAATAGTAAATTCCAATACACCTGCAAGAATAAGAATGACTGTATTATATGCAGTTAGTGGAGCATTGGGTGGTAGAGTAGCAAATACATGTAATCTATCAGAAGATTATGTCGGTTATGCTACAAAGTTTGGTGATGGAGCAGGAGATTTTTCACCATTATCTAATTTAACTGTAACAGAGGTTAAAGCTATTGGAAGAGAAATAGGTATTCCAGATTATTTAATAGATAAGACACCTATAGATGGACTTTGTGGACTATCAGATGAAGATAATTTAGGTTTTTCTTATGATACTTTAGATAAGTATATTAGAACTGGTATATGTGAAGATGAAGAAACTAAGAGAAGAATAGATGCTATGCACAAAAATAATTTGCATAAGTTATTACCTATGCCATCATTTAAATTATAAGGAGGATTCTGTCTAATGATAAATAAATATAGAAAGAAACCAATAACAATAGAAGCAATACAATTTACTAGAGATAATATAGATGAAATATATGATTTTAGCAGAGGAAAAGTATTTAATTTCGTAATTCCAAAAACTTTTGATAGAACAGCTACCTGTTGTATTGAAACATTAGAAGGAATAATGAAAGCACAAGAAGGAGATTATATAATAAAAGGGGTAGAAGATGAAATATATTCTTGTGAAAAAAATATTTTTGAAAAAACATATGAAAAGGTATTGACATAAAATAAACGATATGATATACTATATGTATAGTAAGGAAAGGAGTTAATAAAAAGTGGGTATAATAAAAATGCTTCAAGAACAAGTAGACAAAAAAATGAAAGAAAAAAGAGAAAAACAATTATCAGAAATTCTTAAATTAGTTGATGAAGCTAAAGAACAAAAATTTACTTATTGTTATTATGCTACAGAATCATTTATAACATTAAAAGAATTAAATAATTTAGGATTTAAGGTAGCATTAGCAAATAATTCAACTGATGAAATTAGAATATTAAAAATATCATGGGAGGAATAATATGAGTGTATTATTAAATGTTGTAGGATTTTTAGTAGTAGCTTTGATATTACAATTATTTGGTGGTTTATCTAAGCTAAATAACTTCTTAGAAAAACATTTTCAAAAAGTATTATCAGCTAAAAATTATTACTTGGCAACAGTTATAATTGCTATAGTAATTCAAGTATTATGTATGTTGAGAAGAATCTAAAAATATTTTAAAAAATATTAAAAAAAATACTTGACATAAAATAAATAATATGATATAATAAATATGTAATCAAGATTAACCGAAAGAAAGGAAGATGCAATATGGCAGTAAAAACAGTATCAAAGAAAAGAAATAAGAAGGAAATGGTTATTGACAACACATTCAAGTTTGAGGAAATTATTTCTCAAGAAGAAAGAGCAGTAATGTATGGAGTAGCAAATGGACAAGAGTTCAATGTGAAAGACATTAATGAACAATTAAGAGTTGCAAGAGATTTAAAATAATCTCTTGTACACACAAAATAAATGATAGCAAATAATTAATAACAAAAAGATAAAAATATTTAAAGAGAAAAAGGAGAATTAACATTATGGCAAATAACATTTTTAAGGAAGCAACATTTAACTTTATAGGACACATCAACTTTGGGAAAGAACCAGTATCAATCAAAAATGCAAGAAAAGATGGTACAGGTAATCTTTATAGAAAGAAACTTGGAGTAGGAATAAAACATAGCACTTCTTGTCCATTCTTATCAATGGAAGTATTACAAGATGGTATGAATCCAGAAAAATTTAAAGTTCTTGGATTAGATAATAAACTTGTTGAAGTTCCATATGGAATAACAACTAATCCAGATGTAATGGCTAAAATAGCTGACTACACTAAGATAACTATTGACTTAGAAACTGATTTTGAAAAGAAGAAAGAATATGTTTCATTAATTTACAAAGTTAGAAGTCATGAGTTTAAATTAGGTGAATTAGAAAAGAAGAAAGAAAGCGAAGGTCTTACTACAGAAGAAGAAACAGCAATTGAAGAACATAAAGCTAAGATTGAAGAATATAACGCTGAAATAGCTGAAAAAGCTACTAATAGACACACATTTATTATGAAAGATGCTATTGATTTTATTAATGCTAATCTTCCAGAAATGAAGAAACATAAAGTTAGAGTTACTGGTAATGCAGTTAGTAACTATTACAATGATGTTAATAAACTACAATATGTTCCAAAGACTATTGAGTATGTTCCAGACGATACACCAACTTGCTTAAAAGTTGAAGCAACAGTATTCTTTGAAAAGAAAGCCATGATTGATGATGAAAAGAATAAAAAAGTTATGGTTAACGGTTATCTTCCAGAAACAAGAAAGAAAGTAACTAAACTTTATCCAACAATGTTTGTTATAGATTACAATAAGTTAGACTTATCACAAGAATCTCACCAAACTGCTTTAGACTTCATGAAATCAACATTTGAAGGTAAAGATAAGAAATCAGTTTACAGAGTATTAGTTGATATTGATGTTATAGATGGAGCAGAAGTTAAAGAGTTTACAGAAGCTGATTTAACAAAAGAACAAAAACAAGCTATTGCATTAGGATTATACACATTCGAAGATTTCAAACCTAAGAATCCTAGTTATGGAGCAAATATAGCAGAATATAGAGTTGTAAAACCTGTATTAAAAGAAGAATATAGTTCTGGAGCAGTAGTAGCATTTGCTAGCAAAGACTTAGTAACTTATCTTCCAAATAGTGAACCAGTTGCTGAACCACCAAAGGAAGAAAAGAATGAAGAACCTGCACCTGCTGAAAACTCACAATCAGTTGACTTAGATGCTTTATTCGGTGCTTAAAATATGATAAATAAGGGAGATTAATTTCTCCCTTACACATAAAATAAATGATAGTAAAAAATAAAAATAATTTATATAAAAAGGAGAAATGCACAATGGGATTCAAAAAACCAACAGTAAAGAGAGTAAAAACAGATATTCAATCATTATCAATATATTTAAGGAGCGTCAAGAAATTTGGAAAATCCACACTATTTAGAGATTTAGTAATCGAAAAATTTGGAGATGCTGAAAAAGGATTGCTAGTAGGTTGTGGAGCAGAAGTTGGATATAACATATTAGATAACTTAAATGCAACACAAGTAGAGGAATGGGAAGATTTAGAAGATTTAAAAGAATGGTTGATTGAAGAAAAAGGTAAAGAACATAATATTGAAATGGTAGCATTTGACGTTGTTAGTGAAATTATTCCTATGGCAGAAGACCAAGTAATAGCAAACTCAATAAGAGATACTGGTAAGCCATGTAAGAGTTTTAATAGTGCTTATGGTGGATTGACATACTAGTCCCTTTATATAGTAATATATATCGAATAACCTTGTGAACCTAGAAATTAGGGTGTGCCTTAAAGGTGCTAACGGTCGAAGTTAAATATTTAAAAATGTAACCTAGCCAATTAGGAGAATATGCTTCATAAGAAAGTCTAAGGTCTGTAATTAAAACAGATAGCTGATAATACCGTGCAAAGCTAATTTAATTAGAATGTGTAGAGAGTATCGAAAGCTAGACAACTACATTCATAGAAATATGTAAATAGATTTATAATCTAGGTGGTTTGAAAATAAGATAAACAATAATGTTTATACGAAGCAAGTAGAGTAGGGATAAAGTTGAAATACTTTATATAGTGAAATTAATATGTTTCATTACCCAAGTGCAAGGGTTCTTAAAATGTGGTAATAGTATTTTAAGAATATGATATAGTCCGTACTAATGGAAACATTAGAGGTTATACGATGGAGAACCAAGAAAACAACTAATAAAACTACTTAAAACTTATTTCTCTGAATTAATAAAAGCAGGTTTTGGAGTGTTTGCAATTGCTCATACAAAATCTAAGAAGATTAAAGAAAAAGGTGACGATACAGAAGGATATGATACTTTAACATCTGACTTATCAAATGACTGTGAAAGCATTTTCGGAGATATATTCGATTGTGTATTAACAGGTGTTATAGATAGAACTGTAGTTGATGGTAAGATAACAGCAGAAACAAGAAAATTATGGTTGAGAGGAAATGGCTATGTGGATGCTGGGTGTCGTTTTGGTAAAGATTGCGTTCCAGAGTACATCGACTTTACAGAAAAGAATATGGCAAAAACATTCATAGATACTCTTGAAGAAGGTTTAAGATTATCAAGAACTGATTCAGTTTCTAAAGATGAATTTAAAGCACTTCAAAAAGAAGAAAGAAAAGAATTAGCCGAAAAGGCAGTAACTGCTCAAACAGCTAGTGCAACTGAAAAAGCTAAAGTGTCGGATGCCGACAAACAATCTTTAGTAGACACGCTTCAAAAAAATATTAATCAATTAGATGCTGTAAAAGTAAAAGAATTGGTTGGTAAATATGGAATCAACTTCAAAGATGTATCAACAATATCTGATGAAGCATACAATGAACTTAAAGGTTTATTATAATATTTAAAGATACTCTTAATTGAGTATCTTTTTTAAATTTATTGTTGACATAAAATAAATGATATGATATAATATATGATATAAAGGAGGTAATCAATATGGCACGTAAAGTTAAATGTCAAATTTGTGGAAAGGAATTAACAAATGATGTAGCCTTTAAAGTAACAAAAGGTAAAAGAAATTTATATTACTGTTCACAAGAAGAATATGAAGATATGTTAGGAGAAAAGGGGAGAAAAGATAAGTTTTATCAATTCTTAGCAGAAGAACTTCATCAAAAATATATACCACCTATGATGGTGAAAGAGATTAATCAATTATCAGACACATTTAGTTATGAAACAATAAAACAAACATTTATTGAATGTAGAAATACAATTCAACAATTCTTACAAAAGAATAACTATAATATTCAATATAATACTTGCAGATATATATTTGCTATTATAGGTAATAGTATAGTTCAAGTAGATAAACAAAGGCAAAAAGATATTCAACAGTTACAACAAATGTTTGAACCTATAGTTGTAGAAGAAGAAAATGAAATTATAGATTTACCTGTTGTAACCCCAACACATAAAATAAACAATAAACCAAAGCATGATATAAGTTCTTTATTAGAAGATTTATGTTAATTATAAGGAGAGAGTAATAATGACAAATACAGAAAGAGATTATGAAAAACTTTTACAAAACACTAGAAGAACAGCAGAAGGAAGATTTTGTGGATTATTTTTAAAATATCCCGACTTAATTATGGATTATGATATAAATAGAAACTTATTTTCAGATGAAACAAAATTCTTTATGGGATTAGTATATAATTGCGTAGAAAAAGGTGTTTATATATTAGATGAAGTAACTATTACGGAATATGTTGAATCAGTAGAATTTTTAAATGAAAAGTTTAAAAGTTTTGGTGGTTATGGAACTATTAAAGAATTAATGTTTATGGCTCAAAAAGAAAATGCTGATGCAATAGTTGATGAATTTGTTAAATGGAAAATGGTAGAAGATTTATATAATAAGGGTTATATCAGATTGGAAAAGATGTGGGCAACATTAGTTAAGGCAAAATCTTCTCAATTACAAGATATTTTTGAACATGGATTTTCAGATATGGGAATAAAAAGTTTTGGAGATATTGAAAGAGAAACATTATCTTTAACAGATAAAGAAGTTCAAGAATTAAAAGATGGAATGATGATGGGTATTCAATTTGGTAAGTATAGCCACATATTGAATTATTTAACTATGGGATTACCAAAAGGTGAATTAACTCTATTTGCTTCATATACTAATGGTGGTAAATCATCATTTATGACAGCTAATGTTGTTATTCCTATTGCTGAACAAGGAACAAAGGTTACTATAATTGCCAACGAACAAAAATCTTTAGTATATAAACTTATGCTTATGACTTATGTCCTTAATGAAAGATTGAAATATTTTAAAATACCTAGAAAGAAGTTAAAGAGTGGACAATGGTCAGAAGAAGATGAAAGATATATTGAAGAAGCTAGAAAAATTATTAGAGAAGAATATGAGCCATATATTTCGTTTTGGAAGGTTTATGACTATGATATGAAGAAAGTATCTACTATAGCTAAGAAAGAAGCTAAATTAGGTTGTGAGGTACTTGTATATGATACATTTAAGTATTCTGGTGAAAATGAATCTGCTTGGATGTCATTATTAAATGATTCCAAAGAATTATTACAAATATGTTCAAAAAATAATTTAGCAGGGGTTGTTACTTGTCAGTTAGCATTAGCCACAAAGAATAAAAAAAGAATAATAGATGAAACAATTCTATCAAATGGTAAACAAATTTCAGAAGTATTTGCTGAAATGATAGGATGGAGAGATGTGTTCTCGGATGAATTTGCAGATGGGGAAAGTGATATTAAACCATATACGATAGATAGAGATGCAGATGGTAAATATATTAAGATTAAAGATGAAAATGGAAGTACAGTTTATAAAACAACACCAGTTATAATAAGACCTAACAAAGATAAAATGTATAAAATATTTTTCCACTTTAAAACAAGGTCAGATGCTGTAGGAACACAAATACTTTATGAATTTGTTGGGTATAGAAACCAATGGAAAGAATTAGGATATTGTAATGTAACAGGAAAAGACAGATTTTAAGATTAGGAGTGGCTTATAATGATTATAGCAGTAAAAGAAAAATTAAAAAACAATGTCCAAGATATAAGAACTATTTTGAATGATATTGGTTGCTATAATATTAATGTTCAAGGTAATAAAATAAGATTTGGTACAGATAATACTGGAAGTGGGACAGGGAATGTCTTGTCAATAGACACTCTAAAATATCATACTTTTTCACATGATAAAGATAGGAATGGAGATATTTTTCTATTGGTTGGTAATCAGTTAGGATTAGAATTTAGGGAAGCCTTAAATTGGTTAGCTAATAAATTAAATGTAACTGGTCACTATAGAGAACAAAGGACAATAACTTTACCATATGGAGGATTTTTTAAGAAATACACTCAAGATATATATGAATTTCAAACAATAGAACCACCCAAGAGATATGAAGAAAATGTTCTTAATAATTTCATTCCTATGAATAGTGAATTATGGCTTAAAGATGGTATTCCGTACATTATCCAAGAAAGATTTGGAGTAGGATATGACACATATTCTAAGCGTATAACACTTCCTATAAGAGATGAAATAGGATATTTATGTGGAGTTATAGGGAGAGTAAATAGAGAAGATGTTTCTCCATTTGAAGCAAAATATCTTAGTTTAATAACTTGTGATAGAGGAAAGATATTATTTGGTTTATATGAAAATTATGCAACTATATTAGAACAGAATAGAATATATATAGCAGAAGCTGAAAAGGCTGTCTTACAAGCTTTAGCAAAAGGTATTACTAATGTTGTAGCAGTAGGAAAACATGATATAAGTAATAGACAAGCTGTACTAGTGAAAACTATGGCAGTAGATGAAGTCATAATAGCATTTGATGAAGGTGTACCTTTTGAAGATTGTTGTAAGCAGATAGAAAGATTAAAAATAAAGAATCCATATTTCAATAATAGAATAGGTATATTATATGATTTTGATAATAAATATCTACCTAAAGGGAGTAAGATGTCCCCATATGATTTAGATAAAGATAAATTAGAAGAATATCAAGAGAACTGTATCATATGGGAAGATGAAATAAATAAACATAAAGTATTATCAATAGATGAATTATTTGGAAACATTTAATTCTCTATTGACAACACATAAAATAAATGATAATATAGATATATAATAAATATTGGTTAATAGAAAGGTAGGAAATTAATATGGAAACAATAAGAGTAGGAGTTTTTGAAACAAATTCAAGTTCAACACATAGCTTAACAATGTGTACTAGAGAGGAATATGATAAATGGGAAAAAGGCGAGTTATTGTGGAATAAATGGGATGAAGATTTTATGACACTTGAACAATTGTGTAGAGAGAACGAAATACAATTTGATGATGAACTTTATGATAATGATGAAGATTATGCAGAATCAATAGATAAAAAAATAAAAAATGCAGGATATCTGACATATGAAGAATTTTGGGAAGATGAATATTTAGAAGGATTTGAAGATTCATATACAACAAAAGGTGGAGAAGAAATAGTAGCATTTGGGTTATATGGATATGATGGATAATAACTATATATCCAAGACATAAAATAAACAATAAGAGAGGAAGATGAATAATATGAGATTAATAGGAAAATATGTTAATGGTAATTATAAAGTGGCTATCTTTAATGATGGCACAAAAATAAGACATACAGATGATAATTATTGGAACGCCCAATTTCCAGAAAACATAGATTTAAAAATAACTAATAATTGTGATATGAGGTGTCCATACTGCCACGAAAACTCAACTATAGATGGTAAACATGGGGATATTATGAATATGGAGTTTATAAACACCTTGATGCCTTATACAGAGGTCGCAATTGGCGGAGGAAACGCCTTAGAACATCCATATTTAGTACCATTTTTGCAAAAGTTAAAAGAAAGAAATATATTTGCAAACATAACAGTTAATCAATATCACTTTATGGAGAACTTAATGCTTATACAGTTATTAGTAGAAAGAGAACTAATAAAAGGTCTAGGAGTATCTTTGATGAATACCACAGAGGACTTTATTTCAGAGATTTCAAAATTTGAAAATGCTGTTATACACATAATTAATGGTGTTGAACTAGTTTCAAATTTAAAAAAATTATATGACAAGGATTTAAAAATATTAATCTTAGGATATAAGGAATTTAGAAGAGGAAAAGATTATTATTCTGAAAAGGTTGAAGCACGAAAGAATATGTTAAAGGAAGAACTTCCTAATTTAATCAATCATTTTCAAGTAGTTAGTTTTGATAATCTTGCACTAGAGCAATTAGATGTCAAAACTTTATTAGGAGATAAATGGAATGATTTCTATATGGGTGATGATGGTCAATTTACAATGTATATAGATGCTGTAACAGGAACATTTGGTAAGAGTTCTACTATGCCAATAGCTGATAGATTACCAATCACAAATAATATAAATGATATGTTTAAAATTGTTAAGGAGATGAAATAATATATGGATATTAAAGCATACAAGCAATCATTAATAGATGATATTGATGATTTAATAACAAAATTAGAGTGTAAGAAACAAGAAATCAAAGAAATTCAAGAAAATAGAAAGTTTTTACCTATACACGATGAATATTATTGGTACGTAGATGATTGTGGTAATATATGTAAAACACCTTTCCATCAAAATTGTTATAGTGATATACAGCGAGTTGATATAGGAAATTGTTTTAGAACTAAAGAAGAAGCTGAATTATATGCAAAAAAAATAATAGAAGTCTTTTCTAATGGATTAAATGAAGATAAGAAACTTGGAATTTATGATAAATTTGGGTTCATAGGTTATTTAGGTGATGAAACACATATAACTTATGAAAATGGTATTACAGCACGTGTAGGGGATGTTGTTGATGTAATACAGAAGGATAGTATAAGAAAATATCGCACATACATCTTTAAAGATGATGATTACACAAAAGGGGCGATTATGGGATATGCTTCACCTACTAGTAATCAACGTGCATTAAATAATTTTTATGGGCAATACGAGATTCATAAAATTATTGATTACTCAAGATTAAAAGAAGGATATATTTATTCAAATGATAAAGCTGAAATAAGAGCAATTATAAAAGGGGATTGTGATAATGAGTAAAATAGAGTTAATTTTTAGAGATAATATGAATGAATATATAGATAAGATAAAGAAAAAAAATCCTAACGCTGTATTCTTATCTCATTCAAAATTAGGTACATTTGCCCAATGTCCTAGAAGCTATTATTATTCTTATATTGATAGAAAACCACAAACACAAGGGGTCTATAGTACACTTGGAGAACAAGTGCATGAAACGCTCCAAGAACTATACGAGGATAAAACAGATGTATTAGATAAAGGAAGATTTGATAAGGCATTTGAAATGTGTTCTATATTAGGAATTGACTTTCCAGTTTCTCAATATGATATAGCAGGCAATTATAAAAGAGATATAGATAATTTCTACAAATACTATAAAAGATTCCCTAAAGAAGAAGGGAAACAATTCATTTGTGAGTTAGGATTTATATTACAAATAGACCAAAATCATTATGAAATGGGTTATATAGATTTACTTATTCTTAATCCAGATGGTACAGCCGAGATAGTTGATTTCAAAACGAGCAGTTCTTTCACAGGAAATCATTTAATAGAAGCAGGAAGACAATTAGTTTTGTATAAACTAGCTATTGAACAATTATATAATATTCCAGTAACAAGGGTTAGTTGGCAGATGGTTAAGTATATGGATGTTCAAATAGGAACTAATAAACCAAAGATAGGGGTTAAAGGCAGAGAGTGGGTAAAAGCTTGTTCAAGCCAAATAAAGACATTATTAAAAAAAGAAGTTGGAGATGTATCTATTGCTGAATTAATGCTTGCAAAAGCAATTGCAGATAACTCAATAGAATCACTTCCACAAGGGGTGCAAGATAAAATAAAGTATAACATTCAGAACAGAGAATATGAAGTTACACAAGCTGTAATAGATGAATTTTGGGACTATACAAGAAATAGCATAGTAACAATTGAATCAAGAGAACCAGTTATAGATGCTTTTCCTTGTAATTGTGATAAATTTTTTTGTTGCAATCTATGCGGTTTTTCTAGGGATTATTGTAAGGAGTGGGAATGATAAAAATAAAATAAATGATTGACAAATGATAAAAGATGTGGTATTATTAATATTGAAGAAAGATATCACATCTTTTTATTACACAAAATAAATGATAAGGAGGAGAGGTAAATTGAAAAACAAAAGAAATTATGTTAATTATCATAGTCATAAGATGGAAGCTAATGTATTTATAGCAGATAGTCCAGTTTCTTATACAGATTATATAGAGAGAGCAAAAGAACTTGGTCAACGTGTTGTTACGAGTGTTGAACACGGATATCAAGGAAATTACTTTAAATTAAACGAAGAAATTCAAAAAGAAAATATTGAATTAAGAAAACGTAGAGATAAAGGAGAAGAAAATGTTCCACAAGATTTAAAATTTGTATTTGGGACAGAAGCATATTGGGTAAAAGATAGACACCCAAAAATTGTTATTGATGAAGAAACAGGAAAAGAGAAAAAGGTTAATGATGGTTCTAATTGTCATATGGTGTTATTAGCTAAAAATGATAATGGAAGAAAAGCTATTAATTATGTTTTATCTTTGGCTAATGAAGATGGGATATTTAATAATAGACCTAGATTAGATTTTGATTTATTGTTTCAGCTTCCACCAAATGATGTGTTTGTGACATCGGCTTGTATAGGATACTGGAATAAATATGATGATATTGCTGATATAACTTTAAAGTTTAAAGAATATTTTGGTGATAACTTTTATTTAGAAGTACAAGCTAATGATACAGAGCCACAAAAACAATTAAATAAATTTATATTAGAATTTAGTAAGAAGCACAATATACCTATTATAGCAGGTACGGATTCTCATTATATATATGAATATCAATCAGACCTAAGAGATACTGTTTTAAAATATAAAGGCATTAATTATCCCGATGAAGAAGGGTGGTACATGGATTACCCATCTTATGATGAACTATTTGAAAGATTCCAAAAACAAGGAATATTATCAGATGAAGAAATTGAAATAGCCTTAAATAATACTAATATAATAGAAACTTTTGAAGATATTGATTTAGATTTAAAAATAATCGAAAAAGTTGATGATAAAACAGGTAAAAAAGATTATGAATTATTTTCTCCAATCAAATTACCTACAATTTATAAAGATAAGACACAAAAAGAAAAAGATTGGATTCTAGCAAATACTATTAAAGAGGAATGGGATAAGTTCAAGGTCGAAGAAAGTATTAAACCCGAAGAAGAGGAACAATACTTAGAAGGTATCAAATATGAGTTAGGAGAGGTTTTAAAAACAGGAATGTCTGATTACTTCTTATTACACTATGTTGGTCTAAAAAGAGGAAAAGAAGTATATCATGGACATATAACCAAGAGGGGAAGAGGTTCGGGTGTTGGATATTTTATCAATACATTATTAGGATTCTCTAAAGTTGATAGATTTAAAGCACCAGTTAAACTGTATCCCGAAAGATTTCTTACATCTGATAGAATACTTAAATCAAGAGCGTTACCAGATATAGATAATAATGTGTCCGAGCAAGAACCGTTTGTTTTAGCTTTTCAAGACTTATTAGGAAAATATGGTATATATCCAATGGTCGCTTTTGGTACATTAAAAGAATCTTCTGCAATTAAATTATATATGGGGGCAAATAATGAACCACCTAATATTCAAGATGAAGTGTCTAAACAACTTAAAAAATATGATGAAGCTTTAAAATATTGTGATGATGAAGAAGATAAAAAAGATATTCATATTGAAGATTATATTGAACCACAATATCTTCACTATGTAGAGGATTCAAAACCATATCAAGGAATAATTGTGTCAAAAACTCCTCACCCATGTGGGCATTTATTACTAAATGGAGATATAAGAAAAGAAATAGGAACAATAGCTTGTATCAGCAAAACAACAGGCAAAAAAGTTATATGTGCTTGTATAGATGGACAGACAGCCGACCATTATAAGTTTCTTAAAACAGACTTACTTATTGTTGATATAGTTGGTCTTACAGAAGAGATATGGGAAAGAATTGGAGAGAAATCTATATCTAACACAGAACTTGAAAGAAGATTAGCTTGTGAAGAAGGAAATAAGGCTTGGGAAATGTATGAAAAAGGTTATACAATGTGTGTTAACCAATGTGAAAAAGATGGAACAAGAAAGAAAGCTATGCGTTTTAAAATAAGAAACACAGCAGAATTAACTATGTTCGTAGCAGGAATAAGACCTGCATTTAAATCATTGATAAATAATTTCCTAGATAGAAAACCTTATACAACAGGTGTTCCAGAACTTGATGAAGTATTAAAAGATTCTTACCATTATCTTCTATATCAAGAATCAATAATGGCTTTTCTTAACTGGTTAGGAATTGATATGAAAGAAACATATGATATAGTTAAAAAGATAAGTAAGAAAATATTCTTAAAACATCCAGAACAAATGGTTGAGTTGAAAAATAAAACTAGACCAAATTGGATAAAGAATACTGGAAGTGAAGAATTGTTTGATGAAACATTCCAAGCGGTAGAAGATGCTGGCTCGTATGCCTTTAACTCTGCTCATGCCTATTGCGTAGGTAATGATGGTGCTGAAATAGCTTATCTTAAAGCCTATTATCCATATGAAACATATGAAGTATGTTTGAATAGGTATACAAAAAAAGATAATAAAGATAAAGTTGCTTTACTAAAAAAAGAAATGAAAGAAGCTTTTAACATAGATGTTGGTAAATTAATGTGGGGATTAGATAATAGACAATATACATTAGATAAAGAAAATCATTGTATTAACCCATGTTTATCATCTATAAAAGGTATTAGAAAAACTTTAGCAGAAGAATTATATGATTTATCTCAAAAGAAAAATTATGATAATTTTATTGATGTATTAATTGATATTTTTCAATTTACTAATGCCGATGGAACTATGGTAGAAAACTTAATTAAACTAAATTATTTTGAGCCATTTGGGAAATCTAAGACTTTATTAAGAATGTATCAAGTATATCAACAATTCTATAAAAAAGAAAAATGTATTGTACAAGCTAGAAAAGTCTTTGACAAAGAAAAAATGTCAGAACCATTAAAAGAAATATTTAGAAGAACTAGTTGTAGAGAAACTGAAAAACAATTCAGAAATTTAGATGTTCCAAAGATAGTTAATGAAATAATTGGTACTTACCCAGATGAAGAATTGCCTATAACTGTTGTTGCAGAACGTCAGAATGAGTTACTAGGCTATATTGATGTTAAAGATGAAACTTATGATTCTAGCATAGCAATAGTAACACAAGTTAAAATAAATAGATATGGTACACCGTTCTTTGACCTATATCAAATAAAAACTGGTAATAAGATAGAAGGGTTAAAAGTAGATAAAGATTTCTTCTTAAATTTCCCTATCCAAGATGAAGTATTTACAACAATATATATAGGTAATATTGATATTAAACCAAAGAAAAGAAAAAATAAAGAAACAAATAAATGGGAAGATACAGGTGAAATGCAACAAATCCTAAAATCCTATGAACCCATTTTTCTATAAATTACACAAAATAAACAATAAGGAGTGATTTTATATGAGGTTTTTTGAATTTAAACAAGAATATGAATATTATGCTTTAATAGCAGTTCCAAGTGTAGATGGGAATTTTGATTCCCTTTCTACAGCTATTGAAACTTATGCAGAAAATATAGAAGGAAGTATGGAAGATTATAATGAATATTATTTAGGTTGTCTTCCATCAGAATTAACTATAGATGAAGCATTTGAAAAATATAGAGGGGTTGGATTTGGCGATATACCAAAGGATGAAATATCTAAAAGATTCTATACAATGTTAGATAAAATTGAAAATAATGGAGTGCCTGCAATTATACTTATAGATTCAGATTTAATTTAGAAAGGATGTAATAAACAATGAAAGATACTCAAATTAAAAAACTATTAGAAAGTATGGTGATAGTAATAGACAGCCGAGAAAAGAATAATAAACACATAACAGACGTTTTTGACCGAGTACGGTGTTAAATATGAAGTAAAGAAGGTGAATAGTGGCGACTATACTGCTTATATCCCAAATACAGATTATGAAGCTTCTGTTGTAATAGAAAGAAAAAACTCACTAGATGAAATAAGTCAGAATTTAACTAAAAATAAAGCTAGGTTTGAAAGAGAATTTGCTAGAGAAGATAAACATATCACTATTGCAATAGAAAATAATACTTATTTAGACCTTATAAGCGGGAATTATAGAGCAGATGTTAAGCCAAATTCATTTATCGCTTTACTTCACAGTATTACAGATAAATATGGTGTTAACTTTATATTTATTCCAAAAGAAGCTATGGCTGTATTTATTTATAAGACACTTTACTATAACCTACGAAATATATTAAAGGAGGAATGATATAAATATGCAAGTAAATATAATGATTTGTGGGAGCAGAAACTTTAACAACTTTCCACTTTTAGAAAAACTAGTTTTAGAAGATATGCAAGACTTTTTATCTAAAAATCCTCAAATGGGACATTTTAATAAAAAGGAAACTACAATAATTAGTGGAAAAGCAAGAGGAGCAGATGCTTTAGGAGAATTATTTGCTAGAAAATATGGATTAAAAGTAGAAGAATATCCTGCCAAATGGAATCTATATGGTAAAATAGCAGGGTTTATCAGAAATGAAATAATGGTCAATAAGAGTGATATAGTAATAATATTTCATGACGGTAAAAGTAAAGGGACTGCACACGATTTACAGCTTTGTAAAGATAAAAATAAAATATATTATTATCACTTAATATAAAAAATATTTAAAATAATAGTTGACATAAAATAAACAATAGTGTATAATATATCTTGTAAGGAGGTTGTTATACACTATTTAATTATTGGAGGAATGATAATTATGAAACAACAAAAGATATTAATGGATAAGAAATCACAAGAAATATTTGAGAAAGGAGATATTACAAAAGAAACAAAATTATTAATGAAATATGGTGAATTAATTTCATCAGATGTTGTCAAAGTTATAGCACAAGTGGAAGATGTTAATTCAGAACATGCAAGTTATATTGATGTCTACAGATTAAGTGATGATAATAGTGAACTAACTTTTATATGTAGGAGAACAGAAAATTATTACACATAATAAATGATTGAAAAGAGGTATAAAAATGAGAAAGGAATTATATTTTGAAAGAGATACACCCATACAACTAACATTAGAGGAATGTTTAATTAAATGCAAGAGTTTAACAACAGGCAGATTAATACAAAATTGGTCTAAAGTTTATGAAAGAGATGATTTAATTCAAATGGCAAATATAGGCGTTATAAAGGCTTATAATTCTTATGATGTAAAACATAAGTCACCATTTATTCAATATGCAGAATATTGTATAAAAAGAGAAATAAACAATGAATATACAAAAGATAATAGAGATAAGCGTAAGGCAAATATGGAAGCTTGTAGCCTAAACATTTTTTCAGAAGATGATACAGAAGAATGGATTAATAAGTTGGAAGACAGAGATACAAACATTGAACAAGAAGTAATAAATAATATAGAAAATTCGAAGCTTAAAAAGGCTATATCCACACTTAAACCATCTTACCAAAAAACGTTACAAAAATACTATTTTCAAGGAAAAACTCTTGAACAGGTGGCTAAAGAAGAAGGAGTTTGCCGACAAACAATTGTAAATAGATTAATATTGATTAAACGTGACTTAAAAGAAAATATAACTGGTATTAAAAAGCCTGCTAAGAAACCTATAAACATAGCTAGAACACTAAATAAAAATTTTAAATATGTAGGGATTAATAAAGAAGGAAAGGAATATTTCTTTAACAGTATGAAAGACTTTGCAAAAGAACATTCTTTAAGTGAAGCTTGTATGTGGAAAGTTGTTTCAAAAAAAACAAAAACACATAAAGGATGGCAATTCGCTAGAATGATATAAGGAGAGAGTTACATGGATGAAAAAGAGTTAATAGAAGCTATAGAAGGACATTTATCAAATAATTATGCTTGTTATGATACAGAAGAAGAAGTGTTATGTATTGTTAATGAATTAATTCAGACACTAACCAATGAACAGGCTAGAATAACGTTTATTAATAATCTAAAGGTTGCCAAAGAGGAATATGCAACTGATAAAAACAAATGTCCTAATTGTCGGTAAAGATTTAGTTCAACTTGAACAAACAGATGGATTTGAACATGAATTTGGAACAGAAATTTATAATTTATGGGGTTGCAAAAATTGCAATTATGTGATAGAATAAAATAAACAATAACAAAAAAGAGAGGTATTAACATGAAAGAATTTAATTGGGAAGATTTTAAAAACAAAAAGATAGCAGTTATATGTAAAACATCAAAAGAAGCATTTGAATTTATAAAATGTTGTTATGATAGAGATATGACATGGGCAAACAAAAAAATTCACACAAATTTTGAACATATTGATGGTGAAGTAGGATATACGTGCGAAAATAAAAAATTAGGATATTCACGTTTAGAGTTTTATTTAGATAATGATTATGATATTGTATACTGGTCAGATTACAATAAATCACCAAAAGATATGTTAAAAGACGGAATGGTTGTTGAAATAATGAATGGGACTAAATATTTATGTTTACAAGGATATTTTACAAGAGATGAAGGATATATGCTTATAAATGATTATGATGAAGATTTAAACTATTATTTGCATGAAAATTATACTATTATGAAAATATTCAAACCAACAGGTCATTCTTTACGAAGTAAATTTAGGGATGATTATTTAGAATTAATATGGGAAAGAGAACCTGCTAAAGAAATGACTAAAGCAGAAATTGAGAAAGAACTTGGTTATAAAATTAAAATAATAGATTAACATAAAATAAATGATTAGGAGTTGATTACAATGCTAAACAGGATTGTGAAAGGGATTTTAATAGCAAGTCTATTAATATTCCCCCAAACAAACACCGTTAATGGCTTTGCGATAGAATATGATAAAGATTTAAAAGAAAAAGATATTAAAGCTATAAACGACTTAAAGATTCATGAAGATAAACCTTTTGGCTTACATAAAGGATATAATAATTTACAAGCTAAAATAGAAGAACATAAGAAGATTCAAGAAGCAGTACAAAGAAGACTGGAAGAAATTAAAAGACGTGAAGAAGAACAGAAACGTTTAGAAGAGGAACAAAAGAATAAATATGATATAGACCTAGTTCTTACGTACTATTCTCGTCACCCATCAGAGAATGGTGGTTATAATTGTACTGCATCGGGTTCTCCACTAAGAGAAGGTATTGTAGCAAATAATTTTTATCCACTTGGTACAAAAATAGAATTAGAAGATGGAAGAATCTTAGAAGTTGCTGATAGAGGTGGTGCAAGTCATTTTAATAACTGGCACAGATTAGATGTATTTGTAGATACTTATGACCAAGATTATGTTAGAAGTTTAGGTGTTACAAAAATAAAAGGTAGAATATTAAAATAATAGGAACGATAATATGAAATTAAAGAATATTAATTCTAGCAGATTTTTAAATTTCAACTCTAAAATATTCTAACAAGTAAGAGTTAAAAATATAGTTAAAATTTATATTTTGATTAGAATGGAGGTTGTCATATGTCTATCCTAAAAATAGTTAATATTGTTATAAATATTATTGCTATGATTATATGGGCAAGAAACTATTTTTTAATAGAATATTTAGAAGAAAAAGAATTTAATCGTGCCTTAAAATTATCAATAATATCAATTGAAATATTATTAGTATTTGTTATGATATCAGTCATAATATAAAAAAAATATCTTGACAAAGCATAAAATAAATGATATAATGAATATATAATAAAGGAGGTAATAAGAAAAAAATATGAATATCAAACTAACGGATAAAATAAATAATAGGAGTGATTTTGCGGTGATAAACAAAACAGTAATTAAAAGAGATGGTAGAGAAAAGGAATTTTGTTTCGATAGAATACATGATGCTATCAGAAACGCTTATAAAGAAGTAAGTGATGAACTTACGTTTAAAGAAGATTATAATTTTCTTAAACCTATGATTGAAGAAAGAATAAATAAAATAAATGATAAGACAATAACAATAGAGGAAATTCAAGATATAGTTGTAGAAAGCTTATTCAAAGTAAATGTCGATGTGGCAGAATCTTATAAAGCATATAGACGAATGAGAGATATAGAAAGAGAACATCCTATTGATACTCAAATATTAGAATTATTAGAAAATAAAAATGAATTTTTAGCAAAAGAAAATTCTAATAAAAGACCAGAATTAGTTTCAACACAAAGGGATTTGATGGCAGGTACTTTAAGCAGACATTTAGCAAGAAAAAAATTCCCTAAACATTTATTAACAGCATGGGATTTAGGATTATTTAAACCACATGATGCAGATTATATGATAAATCCAATTACAAATTGTGAATTAGTACCATTAGATGATATGTTTGATAAAGGAACTGTTATTAATGGAAAAATGATTGAAACTCCAAAATCATTACAAACTGCTGTTACTTTAGCAACTCAAATAGTAGTTCAAGTAACATCTCAAACTTATGGAGGTTGTTCTATATCTTTATCACATTTAGCACCATATGTTAGAAAAAGTAAAAATAAATATAGAGAATTGATTAAACAAGAAGGAATAGAAACAGGTATTGAATATTCAGAACAACAAATATCTAAAATTGCTGATATAAGATTAAAGAAAGAAATAAAAGATGCTGTCCAAACATTAAACTATCAAATAAACACAATGAGTGGGCAAAATGGTCAAACAGCTTTTCTATCAGTATTTATTTATCTAAATGAAAACATAGAATATAGAGAAGAATTAGTATTATTAGCAGAAGAGCTATTTAAACAAAGAATAGTGGGAATGAAAGATGAAAAAGGACATACAACTACTCAAACTTTCCCTAAACTATTATATGTGTTAGATGAAAATAATGTATATCCACAATCTAAATATTTTTGGTTAACTCAATTAGCTATGAAATGTACAGCTATAAGACAAGCACCAGATTATCAAAGTGCAAAAGTTATGAAAGAAATATATGGAGATGTATTTCCTTGCATGGGATGTCGTAGTTTCTTGTTCCCTTATAAACCAGATGGAAAGCATTTTAAATGGTATGGTAGAGCAAATGTAGGAGTAACTACTCTTAACTTACCAGACATAGCTTTATCATCAAAAGGTGACATGGATACATTTTGGGATATATTTGACGACAGAATGGAAAATTTAATAAAACCTGCTTGTGAATACAGATACACAAAGCTAGAAGGTGTTCAAGCAAAAGTTGCTCCTTTATTATGGCAACATGGAGTATTTGCTAGATTAAATCCAAATGATTATATCTTAGATGTTATTAAGAAAGAACAATTCTCTGTAAGTATAGGTTATGCAGGATTATATGAAACAGTATATTATATGACAGGAGAAAGTAACACAACAGAAATAGGAAAGCAATTCCAGTTACAGGTATTAAAAGCACTAGAAGATAAAGCTAATAAATGGAAAGAAGAAACTGGATTAGGATTCTCTATTTATGGAACACCAATAGAAGAATCTACAGATTGGTTTACTAAAAAATTAGTTGCTAGATTTGGTATTGTAGAAGGTGTTACTGACCACGGTTATATAACAAATTCATACCATGTAAATCCTCATGAAGATATTGATGCTTTTTCTAAGTTAGAAATAGAAGGAGATTTCCAAAAGTATTCTAAAGGAGGAAATGTTAGTTATATTGAAACATTAGGATTAGAACATAATATTGATGCTATGTATGAAATTATAAAATGTATTTATGATAATAATACTCACGCAGAAATAAATTCTCAATCTGATTGTTATTGCTACAAATGTGGTTATAAAGGTCAATTAGAAAATGAAAATACTGGTGATTATAATTGGATATGTCCTAATTGTGGAAATAAAGACCAAGAGGAACTAAATGTTGTTATAAGAACTTGCGGATATCTTAGTTCTAAGGGAATATATACAACAGGAAGAATGAAAGACATCCTTAGTCGTAAAGTTCATATATAATAAAAGGGGGAGTATTTGCTCCCCTTATTTAATAAAGGAGGGATTTATGTGTACTATTCAGATTTAAGAAAATATGATTCTCAAAATGGATTTGGTTTAGGTATTGGTGTAACATTATTTGTAAGTGGTTGCAATTTTCATTGTAAAGGCTGTTTTAATAAAGAAGCATGGGATTTCAATTATGGTAAACCTTTTACAAAAGATATAGAAGATTTAGTTATATCTTATTCAAAAAATAAACGAATACATCATGTAAGCCTACTAGGAGGGGAAATATTTCATCAAGACTTAAATATTATATTAAGTTTGGTAAAAAGAATAAAAACAGAAGTTAATAAACCTATCTATGTTTGGACAGGATTTACATGGGAAGAATTAATTAAAGATAATCAAAGAAAAGATATATTACAATATGTAGATATAATAACAGATGGGCAGTTTATACAAGAACAAAAGAACGTAAATTTATTATATGCAGGAAGTAATAACCAAAGACATATATTGGTACAAGAATCACTTAATCAAAATGAAATTATAATAAAGAATAATTAATTGATAAAAAACTATTGACATAACATAAAATAAATGATAATATATACTTGTAGGAAGCGTTCTTACAAGTATTTTTTATTAGGAGAGGTGATTATATGATAGAACATAAAGATAAAATTTTACAATTACAAGATGGAACATTAATTTGTGGATTTTGTATGAAACCTATAACAATAGAAAAGAAACATGAATGGGATGAATATGAAAAATATGAATGGACTGAATACTCTTGCAGTTGTGATGAATGGAAAGCTTATGACCAATTAAATCAAGATATAATGAAATTAGATTGGGAATATTATAATAAGCTGAAACGCATCGTGGCAGATTATAGACAAGAAAGAGCAGAATTAGTTAAGAAAGCAAATGAATGTAGTCCTAAACAATGTGTTATGACAGACTTTAATTCATATATTTTAGATGTTATGCCACCATCAACTAATCCACATACAAAAAATGAATGGGTTGTTAAATAAAATAAATGATAGGAGAAAAAGATATGAAAAAAAGAATATTAGCAGTATTATTAAGTATTGGATGTTTATTATCACTAGGAGGTTGTTCAGATAATCCTACAGAAACAAATAGATTTATTTCAACCAATGAAACAATAATTATTAGTGGTGGAACATACGAAATTGTTTATGATAATTATACTAAAATAGTTTATTTATCTTCTTGTGGAGATTATGATATAGAAGCATTATTAGGGGCAGATAAACAACCAATGACTATTGATGAATATTATAAACAAAAATAATAGAGGTGATTGTTATGCTTAATATGGTAATAGGAGCAAGTATAGCTGTTTTAATGTATATGTTGCTTATAATAGCACTTGTATTATTAGTATTTTGGATTTGTACAGAATTATTATAAGGAGAGGATTATATGAAAATTAATATACAAAAGGGAAATCTTTTTGATTTAGATAAACGATATGCTTTGGCTCATTGTGTCAGTTTAGATTGTTCCAATCCTAAATCATGGGGTATGGGAATTGCTACAGAATTTAAAAAACGTTTTAAAGGTATGAAACATTATTGTGCAAGAGTAATAGAAAATAATAACTTATCTTATCCTGTTATAATACCTTATTGTGAAAATGATAGGTGTATTTTTAATCTTATAACAAAGAGAGTGTATTATGGAAAACCAACATATGCCACAATTACTAAATGTATTCATGATATGGCATCAATGTGTAAACAATTTGATATCAAATATCTAGGAATATATAAACTTGGTTGTAACCTAGATAAATTACAATGGGGTAAAGTAAAAGAAATCATTGAACAAGAATTTAAAGATATAGACATAGAAATAGAAGTTAGATATTTATAAAAGAAGGAGAGGATTGTATGAACGTAACAAAACACGCATATTCACGTTATGCAACGAGATTTAAAGGTATAGATAAAAAAGACTTAGGAGCAATTACACAAGCCGAAAAAGAATTATTTGAAACTGAATTAAATAAAATGATAGATAGAGCAACTATGATTTACACAGGAACTTTCAATGAAAAGAACCAAGTCACAAACTTTTGGGTAGTTGATAATATTGTACTTGTTACAGATGTTGCTAATACAAAAATAATAACTTTATATAGAATTGAGTTTGGTTTTGATAGAACTATTGATAAAACAATCCTAGAGAATCTTAGAGAGCAGTTAGAAGAAGCAGACGAAGTTTATATTAAGGCTATGCAAGAAGTGCAGGAGAAGAAGGAAAAGCTTGATATAGATGCTATTAGTATTAAAGAACAAATAGCTTCGTTACAAGAACAATTATCTGCTTTACAAAGTGGTCTTAAAGGTATTGAAGAATATAAAAAGACTATTACTGTAGATGAAGTTAAAGCTAGAACAAATAGAGATATTATTGCAAAGAAAATAATCTATAGCAATATTTACAAGAAATCTGTAGATGAATATACAATGGAGGATTAACAATGTGGAAGACTTATAAACAATGGTTACAATACGTTAATGAGATAGTACCCATCAAATTAACTAGATTACAAAAAATAACATTATTTTTTAATTGGTTATATTTTAAAAATAAAAAGTATTGACATAGCATAAAATAAATGATATACTATATGTATAGAAAGGAGAGATAATAAAAATGGATAAGAAATATGAATATATGATACACATATGGGGTGGAATGTTTAACAAAGATGCTTCCCCATCCATAACAAAAGATTTAGGAATCACAGAAGGTTATTATTATTTCGATACTAAAGAAGAAAGACAAGCCTTTAAAGATAAAATAACCGAAGAATATAGAAGTCAAGGATTTGCTAGTGATTCACAAGAAGGTTATCTCACACATAAACAAACTGTTTTTGTAGGGACTTTCGAGTATGAAGGAAAACAATATGTATTACATGAAAATTTTGGTTATGAATATCCAGAAGAAGTAGCTATATTTATGTTTGAAGAAGGTAATTATAGCTGTGATTGTAATAGAAGTATATTTATAAACAGAGAATATGGAACTAATATAAATCCAAATTGTAAGTGTGGAGAAGATATAAAATTAATAGATTTTCATATTGAATACATTGATTAAGGAGGATTATTAATGATTAATTTGGAAAAAGGAACGAAATCTAACACTATTGATACCATAATAAAAGAACTAGAGGATATAAATAAATTAACTTCTAAAATATATAGTGATAGTTATAGTAGTTATAACATGAGTTTAATCAGACATAACACAGGTAAAATACTTGGGAAGACAGATACTTTGATTAATATTTTAAAAAGTATTGACATAAAATAAACAATAAGATATAATAATTATAAAGGAGGAAATAATATGAAGAAAATTATTTGTATGATGTTGTTAGGAGCAACTACATTAAGTTGTATTGGGTGTAAAGCATATACACCAGTTCCTTATAAAGAAACAGAATCTGTTGTTGATTCTAAATATGATAAAAATGATTGTTATATAATGACTTCCTATACAGAAAAGTTTGTGACTGAATATGAGGATGGAAATAGTCATGTAACAGAATGTGAAGTATGGGTTAATACAAAAACAAAAATAGTTTTTCTAAGATTTAGACAAGCTTATGCGTATTATGTATATGAACCAATAATAGGACAAGACAAATTACCTATGACATTAGATGAATATAAAGCTATGAAAGGGTTGATGTAATATGAAATGTTCATGTGGTCAAAAAATCTACCAACAATTATGCGTACCTAATGTTTATTTTTCACAAAGATATAAGGATACAGAATTTACTTATCCAGTCACATCTTATGAGTTTAAGTGTCCTAAATGTGGGAAAGTAACAATATTATCATTAGCTAAATTTGAAAGTTTAAAGGAGGAAAGTACAGATGAAACTAACTAAAAAGAATTTGAAAAAAGTAAAACGTGGAGATAAGGTTAAATGTATTATTCCGAAATCTATTGCCCCATCATTAGGAGTAGATTATGAAACGTTTGAACATATGAAAGGCATTGTTCTTCATGGCAGAGTTAGCACATTATATGGTGATGGAGATTTAGAAGTAATATTAGATGTTCCTAAGTCAATAGAAACTTATAGAACAGCAATATATTACTTAGCAAGCTATTGTTCCGAAGTTAATATATTAAAATAAGAGGTGGTAATATGAAAGTGACTAAAGAAATCTTACAAACACTAAAGGTTGGAGAAAGAATAAGCTGTATAATACCAAAAAACTGTAAAAAAAACAATGGGGTTTCCAACCTGTGCTTTTAAAGAAATGAGAGGTATAGTATTAAATGGAACAATAGATAACGTATGGGATGGAGAATGTGTTGGGTTACAATTGATTGTCCCACAAAATATAGTAGATAAATATAATTGTTATGAATATTTATTCTATACATCTCATAACTGTATAGATTTTCAAGTAAAAAGATAAAAAGAAAGGATGATTAATATTATGAAATTAAGAATTAAATATTTTGAAGGTGCAACAAAATTAAAAACTATATCAAAAGGAAATTGGGTTGATGTATATGCAAACAAAGATATTTTTGTACCAGTTGGAGAAAGAGCAATGATACCGTTAGGTTTTGCTTTAGAATTACCTTGTGGATGGGAAGGTCATTTAGCACCAAGAAGTTCTACTTTTAAGACTTGGGGTATTATTCAAACAAATCATGTCGGAGTAGTTGATGATACTTATATAGGAGATAATGACCAATGGCATATGCCTGTATATTGTTTACAAGGTGAAGAGTATGAATTCACAGAAGAGGAAATGTTTGAAAAAATGGGTGGAGGACTTCATAGTCTTGAGCCTACTCCAACAGGATTAAGATATTCTCACACAGAAACACCAAAAGATTCGATATACAGCACAGTAACATCAATGGTTAATAGAAAAGGAACATGGATAAGAAAAGGTGATAAGATAGGTCAGTTTAGAATTATGGAAGTTATGCCACCATTAGAATTTGAAGAAGTTAAATCATTTGGTAATGCAGACAGAGGTGGCTTTGGCACTACTGGTACTAAGTAGGTGATTAATTATGGTTTGTTTATATTTAATATATTGTATGATGACTGATTGGACAATATCTGGATGGTTAATATTTTGGTGGATAATAGATTTGTTTCTTAAAGATTAAGTAAGAATAGGGGTTATTCCCTTTCTTGCACATAAAATAAATGATTAGAGGTGTAAATATGAAAAAAGAATTATATGCTATTACTTGGAGTTTAACAATGAGAGAAGAAGAAACAACAGATACTTGGTATGTAAAAGCTTCTCAATATCAAAACGTAGAAAATTACATCAAATATGCAAAACAAAAACTTGAAAATGATGGAGGAATGACAGTTAATAGTGTTTCTTATTACAAAATATCACAAGATATAATAGTAGAATTACAATAGGAGGAAATAATATGAATTTATATACAATTTTATGTGAAATAGAAATTGCAAAAGGCAAAGAAAAACAAAATGTACTTCAAAAATATAAGGACAACCAAGACTTTACAGATATATTAGTTTTGGCTTATAACGATAATAAGTATGGTTTTAGCAAAAATAAATTAAGAAAAGAATTGGATAAATACAAAGAATATAATTCAAATTTTCATTCTTATTGGGATAATGGTTTTGATATGTGTGAAGCTTTAGCTACTTCTAATATAAATAATCAACTTAGAGATGCTGTTTATTCAACTCTATCGGCTATGTCAGAAGACTTACAAGAAGTTTGGATAAGAGTATTGACTAAAGATTTAAAGTGTGGTATCAGCGTTACAAGCATAAATAAAGCTATACCTAATTTAATACCTGTTTGGACTATTCAAAAGGCTTCAACTTATAAAGAAGGTAAAATTAAAGATGGTACTTGGATAGGTATTACTTTAAAAGAAAATGGTATACATGGCACTTATTATGATGGCATAATTAAATCAAGACAAAATAAAGTATTTGAAGGCTTAGACCATATCATCAATGAAATTAATATACTTCTACAATACTTCCCTTATTATGTATTTGAAGGAGAATTAATCAGAGATAATATTGATAATCTTTTAGATAATGAAAACTTTAGATTAACAACATCTATATTAAGTGATGAAACTGCTGACAAAACACCTATTAAGTTAGATTTATTTGATTTATTACCTCAAAAAGAATTTGATTTAGCAGGAGTAAGTACAAGAACATACAAAGAAAGACTTGAACAATTAAAACAAATTCAATCTTTAATTAATGAATTAGGATTAAAATATATTGGTGTATGTGAAATATTATATGAAGGAACAGATGTTTCTCAAATCCAAAAACAATTAGATATTGTTGATTCTAAAGGATTAGAAGGGTGTGTGGTATCATTAGATAAGTATTATCAAAGAAAGAGATTAACTACATTGTTCAAAGTTAAATCTTGGAAAGATGCTGATTGTAAAATAATTGGCTATGAAGAAGGTACAATTGGTTCAAAATATGAAGGAATGTTAGGAGCATTTATTATAGACTATAAAGGGAATAAAGTATCTGTTGGCGGAGGGTATTCAGACGAGCAACGCCAAGAGATGTGGGATAATAGAGATAAATATATGGGCAAAATACTTCAAGTTAAATTTAAAGAAGAAACTAAGAATAAAGAAACAGGATTAGTCAGTTTACAATTTGGTACATTTGTATGTATAAGAGAAGAAGGAAAGGAAGTTAGTTACGAATAATGGCTAAGAAGAAGAAAGAAGAACTTATACAAGCAGGATTTATAGATGGTGTTCCAGTTTGTCCTTGTTGTGGAAAACATATCTCCAATTCTGTTACGGTAGATGTGGATTCTTATGTATGTAAAGAAAATGAGTTGGAAACATTATTAAGATTCATTAAACGCTGTTTAGAATGTAGGACAGAATTTATTATATTTTCAACAGGACATACCCTTACAAGTGGTGGTAAATATATACTAATTAATGAAGAAGAATATATTAAAAAATAATCTTGACATAAAATAAATGATATGATATAATAAACATATAAAGTAAGACAGCAAAGGGGTGAGAATAATGCTAGAAAGAATAACTAAAGAAATCGAAGAAACAGAAGATACAATAACAATAGGGGAACTAATTTCTACAATGTATTATTTAAAAAATAAAGTAGATGAATTAGAAACTGAAAATACACAATTAAAAGAAGAAATTAAAAGATTAACAAAGTAAAGGTGGCATAAAATAAACAATGGAAATAAGAGTAACAGCGTTAACTGAAAACAAACAAGTAATGAACAGATGCAGAGTAACTGTATGGAAGGATAGTTTAGAAAAAGAACCTAGTATACAATTTATGGAGGATATTTATAAAGCAGAACATAGTCCAATAAGAGATAAATGGTTTTCTATAGAAATAAGAAATGTAAAGTCATGGGTTGCAACACATTTTGTTAGACATAGTATTGGATATACTCCTTATGTTTCAACACAAAGAAATGATAGAATAGATTATGAAGGAAGTAGAGATGATAGAAAACAAGGTGAACTTGTAAATATGGATATAACATTAAATGCACAAGCTTTCATAAATGTATCTAAAAGAAGATTATGTGGTCAAGCACACGTTGAAGCACAAAAATTATGGAATTTAGTTTTAGCAGAGTTAAGAAAAATAGACGAACCATTATTTAATAATTGCGTTCCAGAATGTATATATAGAGGTTTTTGTCCAGAAAAATATCCTTGTAATGATGGAAAAGGTAGATGTGATACAAAAGCTTATAAGGATTGGAGAAAACGTTATATTGGTAATAGACCTAGAATTATAATTGAATAAAGAACAAAAAAAGGGATATAGCTTAATTAAAAACTATATCCCTTAATTATTTAACGATTATTGTCCCTCAAGGCTACATCAATCTTATCTTCTATTGTATCAATCTTATTGTCGATTCCATCAACTCTACTATTAATATTGCTAATATGAGAATCAACGTCACGTAATAAATTTTGAGTTACTTGAACTAATTCTCCATTAGTTCTTGTTAATTCATTATTTGTTTCAGTAAGTCTATCTAGTGTTGTATTAATTCTTTCCCACATTTTATAAATAAATAGTCCGCATTATAACACACGCAAATACTGGAAAACCTAAAGACTGTATAAAAGTTCCCATTCCTGCTAAATCCATAGTAACTACTCCTTCCACTTGTCCGAACATATTTCATTAATAACTTCTATATCATTATTGTTATTATTCATTTTATTATCATTGTTCATATTAAAATTGTTTACCTTATAACCGATATGAGTAACTGTATAAATGCAAAACATAGCCACAATTACTGTTAATAACATTATTATTTTCAAATCGTTTATACTGTTCTTACACTCTTTTAATATCACTTTATTTTTCTTATTTAAATTATCATATTCTACTAATAATTCTTCTAGTCTATCTCTATCTTGCTGTATATTTTTCAAGTAGTTATCTGACACAATAAACGCCCCTTTATAATTACGAATAAGAAAAGACATCTTCTTAATTAAGATACCCTTTATAAGTGATATTGGCAATTAGAGGATAGATATTTTATTTTATAATATATTTATATTATCTTTTTCTTCCGACCTCCCTTAGCTTTTGATGTTGATTTTGCTTTTGCCATGTGCTTTCACCACCTTTCATATTAATTTAATTTATGTTAATATTTTTATTCTTTCTCTACTAGATTAGAATTATCAATAGTTGTACCTGCAATATTTGAATCGCCTGTTATTGTAGTTTCTACGACAGGTGCATATAAATATGTATGCCATGCTACACATAATCCCACTATACTCGACACAAAAGTTACAAATAAACCTATAATTAATGCTATGATAATTTTAAATAACTTATCTTCCATATCTTATCAAAGCTACCTCCTTTATTAAATCTACATATCCATATATAATTAATGTTGAAATCATAGCACATATTATGTTCATATTATTTTACCTTCCTTCTTCTTGTTATTGTTGTTCTTGTTTTTCTTGGTTTCTTTACTTTTTTCTTTTCATCTAATGTCTTTTCTCTTTTAGCTGTTTTTGTTTGTTCTTTAACTCTTGTCTTTTTCATGAGTTCTACATCGTACTCACAATCATAAAATTCAATTCTTGCTCCGCTTAACACCTTTTTTATATTCTATTGATAAAGTAAGTTCTTTAATAACATCACAGCTATCATCAACAAGGACACCTGTTTCTTCTGCTGTTAATCCATCTAATATAAATTTTGGAACTATATTATCAATATCTGTTCTTGCTCTTGTAGGTTTATAAACTGTATACTTACATTTACATTCACTTATTCCTAAATTTTCTAATCCATAATGTTCTACAACAAATTTAGTAAAATCTTTATAGTTTTGCTTTAATGTATTCATTTTCTTTCTTTGTAAAATTATCCATTTGTTTAAAGATGGATTAGCAGGTGTATCTATTGGATTATTTTTTGCTCTTGGATGTAGTCTAAAATATCTTTTAGTCCATTCATACATTAATTCTTCTGTAAATTCTATTACCACTACATCTTTCTTGTTTCTCATATTTAATAATCTCCTTTGTATCAAAACAATTTCGTTAAATAAGCATTTAGCGAAATTATTTAAATGTTTTATTGTAATTGTATTTTTTTATTTATATAATATCAATTCTGACAAGATTTAAGATTTGAACATCAAAATAATCTAACACTTAGTCATTTATAATTATTTCAAATTCTATATTCTATCTTGTAATCCAATCCCAACAACCATTATCATTGACATAATATTTTTTATCAACAACGGTGTTTGTTGCCATAGAACCTTTTGGCATACCAACTTGTGGATATAAGTAATAATAATTACCTTTCCATAACAGCCATCCAGTTGTCATGTAACAGTTTTCATCTAAAAAATACCATTTACCATCAGTATCTTTAAACCATTCATTACATAAAGCTATTGAATATTCGTTGAACTTAAACCAATCTTGTCCTATTTGTAACCATTCATTACAAGCATAAGTACCATTATCTTTTTTGTATTTCCATTTCATTCCCGCAGGTGTTTGATATTTTTCCCACCCACTTTTTGGTTTTTCTATTTTTGTGTCCACGATTGCCCATGCTTCTTTAATAAGAGGAGAATTTATGTCTATGTAGTAAAGACCGTGATTTCCAGTATTTCCCCAACTATTATCATTTGTTAATAAGTCTTGTTTGTATTCAAAACAAACCATTGCATGATTTCCTTTATAACTTCCTTTACCAAATGTCGGAATATACCCACCATTTGTTTTTGCTTCGTAAAAGTTGTCGTAAACTTTATATATTACCATGATTGGCATATCATATTTAGATATATATTCTTTTATTTCAGAAGCTTCTAATCTAATGTAAGAAAGGGATTTTTCATTATTTGCTTTATTAATCAAATCATTTATGTTATTTTCTTCTAATGTTTTTAAAATAGAAGGATATTCAATATCACAGTCAAAATCCGATTTTAAACAATCACCAATTTCACATAAATTTGCACAAGCTTCACGTGGAATTAATCCAGTTTTTTGATGTTGATTATTTTTTCTATAACCATATAAAAAGCCGATTGAATACGATTTTTTTGTAAAATAACGTTTCATTTTAGTTAAACAATGTGCAACACATGAATTAACCAATTGTTTTGTATTATCTGGTTCATAATCAGAAACCGTATAATTTAGTGGCACTTGATAATCCCCATTTAATGAAGCAATATCTGATATCCTATAATCTCTTGGGTCACTAGGACTATCTACAGACCCAAGAAATTCATAATTTATTTTATTTTCCATAGTATTACACCTCTTTTAATTCATTTACAATACAATCTGTATATCCATCTATTGTAAGAATAGAATCCACAGCCGACTTCCATTTTGCATATATGTTTACATCAATAAAATATGCTCTATATAAATCTTGTGCTTCCTTTAATGAATAATTATCTCTCTTTTCTTCAATTCTTTGTGCTATAAATGTTGCCATCATCGAATCATCCTTTCTGTTTATTTTATGTTATAATATTGAAGGAATAACTTCTGTTAGTATTGCATTAATAGTATCCTCACTAATTGACATAGATTCTTTTAATTTACTAATAGTTATTTCTAATTCTTGTATTTTAGAATCCTTTTCTTTAAGTACAGCTTTTTGTTCATCTATTTTCCATTGATTATATTCTTGAATACTAGAGAAGACATACACATCATATGTATAATGTGTATAGTTAACTTTAATGCTATCCTTTTTAACTATCTTAACTCTATAAGATAATATTTCATCTCTTGGATATGTTTTACTTGTTTGATTAGTTAATATCTTCATAAAAGCACCCCTTATATTAGAATGTTAACTTTTACATTTGTTAAATTACTTTGTTTAGCTGTAACAGAACATGAATTTGTATTGATTGCTATATCTACATCCGTTTCACCTAATTTGTGCCAATCTCCTACTTTATCATATAAAATACTTAGATTTTTTAATACAACATTATCGGCAGAAGAAGGTCTATATAAAACAAATGCAAATCTAATATGTTTATTAGTTAATATTGTATTATAGTCAATATTTGGAATATCTGTTGCTATTCCATTATTCCATATTTCATCTTTGAATTGATTCCATTTATTTTTTTCCGAGTCCGATAATTGAGAATATTGTTTAACTTTATTATCATCTGTTAATGGACAAGTATTTGTTAAAACATCCCAACTAGAACCGTTCCAAGTTTTCCATGTAACACCATTATCATTACTTATGACATACTTTATATTACCATTAGCTGTTTTTGTAACATCTAAAACAAAATTGTGAATAGTTGAAGCTTTTATTGTCGATAAATTTTGATTAGAAATTATCAATTCTTTATTATTTTTTATACCATTTATAGTATACGTCCTTTCTTCTGACGATATAATTGAAAAATTACTAAATTTATCTATTGGTTTAAAAGTTTCACCATTTATAGTTACATCTTTTAATAAATCATTTGAAGAAAATCCATATGTTTCTAAATCTCTATTAATATCAGTTATAATTATTTCATTATACATTTTTGAAGAATCATCATAATTGTCCTCTAATATTGAATAATATTTATTATTAGATTTTAATAATAAATATATAGTTCTTATAATGTCATAAATATCATGGAGTCTATTTGCATTATCTAAATTAGGTATCAATGTAGGTGTAGTTTTACTAGCAGTATTACCTAATCCTAATTGACCAAAGGTATTATGTCCAGATGATTTTACAGCACCATCATTTAATAAGAATAACGTATGATAAGAACCACATGATATTTGTTCCACATTGTCTAAGTTGGATATTAATGTAGGTATATTTCTATCTGTAGCATCACCTAATCCTAATTGACCATTACCATTTTGTCCACAAGATTTTGCAGTACAATCATTTAATAAGAATACTGTATGATAGTATCCACATGATATTTGTTTTACATTATCTAAATCAGATATTAATGTAGGTATATTTCTACTAGTAATAGCACCTAATCCTAATTGACCATAGCTATTTTCCCCACATACCTTTACAGCACCATCATTTAATAAGAATAATGTATGAAGACCACCACATGATATTTGTTTTACATTATCTAAATTAGATATCAATATAGGTGTTAATCTATTAGTAGCATCACCTAATCCTAATTGACCATTACCATTTTGTCCACAAGATTTTGCAGTACAATCATTTAATAAGAATACTGTATGAGAATATCCACATGATGCTTGTTTTACGTTATTTAAATCAGATATTAATGTAGGTGTTAATCTATTAGTAGTGTCGCCTAATCCTAATTGACCATAGCTATTTCGTCCACATGCCTTTACATTGCCATCATTTAATAAGAAAATAGTATGATAAGCACCACATGATATTTGTTTTACGTTATTTAAATTAGGTATTAATATAGGTGTTAATCTATTAGTAGTGTCGCCTAATCCTAATTGACCATAGCTATTTTCCCCACATACCTTTACAGTGCCATCATTTAATAAGAATACTGTATGATAGTA